AATGACTTGTAGATTCTGTTTAGGTTATCATGTATGTTTCTGGCTATCATTTTTGTGTTGCTTTAGGAATTACGAGTTTGTACTCTTAGTCCCAACAGCTCTGGCCGCCAGGGCCATGGAGTACCACATAGAACTAGCACTGAGGAGAAAAGATGACGGAGAAGCTTAGACATATAGAAGTTACAGACGAGCTTAGCGAAAAGATCTTGAGTCTATTAGAAAAAATTCCAGAGCTAAGATCATGCGCAGTAGTGCTAGATTGGAACGTTGCTCAAAACGACTTTCCATACGGCCTAATGATAGGTAGACAGGGGTCAGTAAGGCTTCCTGGAGAGCTGCACTCATTAATGATTCAGACAGCTAAGTTGTCTAAGCACCAAGCTGACGTGATGCTGGAAATTCTGACTAATGTCGATAAGATGGCTGAGGAGCTAAAAAATAAAATAACAACTCTTAAAGAAGAGCTTATCGTGCTTGAGTCTAGTAAAGTGGCCTTAACGCAGAAGAATTAATATGAAAAAAAGCAGGCAAAAGAAAGCTGAAAGGATTATAATATTGAGCAGCAGAAGAATGGCTTCTAGGCTGTTCAATAAACATTTCTCTAACGACCAATTCGTAGATGAGGATTGGTGTGAAAGGGTCAGGACGCTGTATGAACAAAGGTACAAGCTGCCAGACAGGTTGCTAAGGGCATATGACCTTGCTAGCCTAGTCCGGTAAGGATAGGTTAAAATGCGCAGGGTAAAAGTAAAATCAGTTGAGCTCTTAAAGTTCAACAAGTATTTGGTAACGCCATCGTGTAACCACTCATTCGTAAATGATACGAGTGTGAATAAACTAAAAGAAGTACCTGACTACATCAATTGTGCCAGGTGCAATCCACCCGAAAAGCCTTAACTCTGTTTTCAGGCAGGTACAGAGATAATGGCTTTGAGCCTCAGCCCTAAAAAGCTGGGGCTTATTTTATTTAAAGGAAGCAAAATGAAAAATACACTAACCGACTCTAAAGTAAGGGCTAAGATTAAAAAGGATAAAAAACAAAAGCTTTTTACAATGGTATTTAAAATAGAAGGAACTACGCCTCTGCTCGTAGACGGTACGCCTCTCCGATGTTGTACATACTGCGAGCCTAACAGCATTGCGCACAAGCATGGATGATTTTAACCAATGGGCAGTAGGCAAATCCCTAGAACAGATGCTTACTATCTTCTTAACAAACCGTTTAATAAGAATAGGCGACAAAGACATATGGCCGTCATCCATCGTAGTTAACGGATGCCACTATGAGTTCGTATTCAGAGTGGGCAACGAGCTAGATGAAGATAGAGGGTGGTGGTCTTTTAAAGATGAGCCTATGGTGTACAGCATCATGGCTACTGAAGAAGACATGCTAAGAGTAAGGGAAAAATTATGATAAGAAAAACAAATGCACATCCTATTTCTAAAGAATGGGAAAAATCTCGACTGTGTTCATGGATTAGTGGGTGGAGCACGTTTGATTACAAATCAGCAAACGGAAAATTAAATTACACGTTTTCTGCACTAAACAATTGGTTTCATCACTCTCGTTGTTGGGGGGAGAGACCATGATAAGAAAAGTAATCGAATCTTCATCTTGGGGCTGGACTAGATCTGACCGAATTAGTTCGGCTCTGTCTAAATACGGCCGACGTACTATTCATTCTATTTGTTGGACTATGGCTAGAGATTCGTTTTGGGTTCACTTCGGGGCTTGGTCTAAGTCTAAGCATCAGTCTAGGTCGGGCCCTTGGTATGAAAGGGCTAGATAATGATAAGAAAAACACAACCTGCGTCTGTGGCTTGGGCTTGGTCTAGGTCTGGGTCTAGTTCTTGGTCTTGGTCTTGGCCTGGGTTTAATTCTTGGTCTTGGTCTAAGTCTAGGACTAATTCTTGGTGCTGGGAAAGGACCTCTCGATAATAAGAAAAACAGTATGGGGTAAATCTAAGAGTTGGAGGATAGGAAGATGAGAATGAAATCAGTGTGGTGTGGGTCTAGGTCTTGGTCTAAGTCTAGCTTGTCTACTCCTATGATTGAGCCTCGCGCGTCTCAGTCTTGGTCTAGGGCTGGATGTACACCTGAGGCTTGGTCTGAGTTTGGCTCTTGGTCTAGAGCTTTTCATAAATGTAGGTATACGTGGTCTAATTGTTGGAGCCGTCTTGGGAATAGACTTGCGTATGCATGCTGGCAAAAATCTTGGAATTGGAGAATACACCAATGATAAGAAAAACAGTATGGGGTAAATCTAAGTCTTGGAGCTGGGCGGAGGCCATATCGGGGACTGGGTCTTGGGCTTGGTCTCGGACTTCGTTTAACTCTTGGTTTAGGCCAGGGGTGGTACCTTGGTCTAGGTCTTGGGTAAATCTAAAAGGAAATTCCGGCGCTTGGAGAATACACCAATGATAAGAAAAACAGGGTCTTGGTCTGGGTCTTGGTCTGGGTCTAAATGTTGGGAGAGCAGACTATGATAAGAAAAACAGTATGGTTTGGGGCTGCGTCTTGGACTGACTCTTGGCGTGAGTCTGATTCTTGGTCTAAGTCTTTTAGCTGGTATAGATCTAGGGCTGGGTGCTGGGATGGGTCCAATTCTTGGAGTTGGACTTCTTCTAGATGCTTGGATAAATCTAAGAGTTGGGGGATAGGCCGATGATAAGAAAAATAAGGACCCATGAATCAAAGTGCTGGACAGATAGAAGACCTACATCATTCTCAGCGAACTATTACTTTATAGATCGTTCATGGAACTGGGGGTGGCAGCATTGTATGTCATCTCCTTGGTTAGGTATAGGCGGCTGGTGCAATAGTCTAAGCTCAGGAGGGTGGAGTTTAAACTATTGGAGAAACATTTGATGATAAGAAAAATAGTCATATCCGGGTCCGTTTCATGGACAAATGATTTTGTCCGCAATAACAGGTGTTTTTTAAGCGACATGATGGCGGCATTTTCGTACATGAACACATCCACTAGGTCTGGAATTGGAAGTCAGAGCAACCGTGGTTGGTCTGTTTTAAGATCGCTGTCGTGGTCCAAACACCGATAACCTAACTAGGAGAACCAATGATCAAAAGTACAGTTGGAAACACTATGGCCCAAGGGTATAGCCGTGCATGGGGAACATTAAGTCGTACATGGGGCTTAACAAGCAGTGGTTCGTTTACAGAATCTAAAGTGCGTTCTACTACAAAACTGTGGCGCGGCTGTAGAGGAGTAGTATGGTCTAGTTTAACTATATCTTCTTCGTCATGGAGCAGTAGATTTTCAGGGTCCGTAAGGAGCTAACATGATAAGAAAACTTTTGTATCCATTGCATCAAAGTAAGATGTCCGTCTGCTGGACTAAGGACAAAAAGCTGAATAGGCTCTGGTCAGAAAACACGACCATATCTGGACACAAGCATAGTGGTATAACGTGGGCTTGGGCTCACTTCAATCGCTTGCCTTGGTCCATATTAGAACCTTGGAGAGTTATTTCATGATGATAAGAAGAAGAATACACCCACTTGATTCATCTAAATCATGGTCTGATCCCTGGTGTTACTCTTTGTCCGGGTCTGAAGATTATGCTTACTCTGTGTCTTGGTCGAATTGGTGTCAATGGGGTAAAAATAGTCACTCGGTTGGTTTTTAAATAGGCTTTGGAGAGGTCGCTAATGATACTAAAACGCAAAGCATACTTAATTGGAGACGTCTCCAAATCTTGGTCTGAGCCTTATTCTTACTCTGTGGCTTGGGCGGATGACTGGAGATGGAGTAGAGATTGGAAGAACGGTTGGTTTTTAAACACGTTACGAGCCTACTATAGGCAGTCTAAAGGAGGACCTCGTGGTTGAATGGAAACCTACTGAATATGATATAGGATGGCTGGACTCAGTCTTTAGAATATTAAAAGAAGGCGGGTCATGGATAGCTCCTATCACAGGGCAGATGTTTGAAAAACGAGGAAACCTTTTCGTTCTAATGAACGAAGATACTCCTGACACAAGACGCATCTTTGAGAGAAGCCAAGTAATAGGGCCTAAGATTGGTATTAAAGTTATTAAACTATCGGAGGTGGATAGTGCTTAGATCCCGTATGCATATGTCTCAATCCTGGTCTTGTGGGCGAAGCGCATCAAGAGCAGCATCAGATTTTTGGGGAGTATCCAATATTTTTGCTGGATGCTACTCTTGGAGCTGGGTAAATAACTTGTCGATTTCAGAAAATTTTATGGAGTTTGAATGATTAGAAGAACAGCAACAATCCCAGCTAGTTGGTTTGGTGCTTCTAATGCGTCCTGGGCTGTACTCCATATAGCAACATGGGGAAGGCCGTCATCGCCAAGGTTTCAATCAACTTCCCATTCACAAAGCTGGTATAGGTCTAGCAGCTGGGAAGATGATGGTTCTGCTAGTTACAATTGGAAATTAAGGAGGTAGTATGAAAAACAAAGGATATGAAGCTTGGGTGGCGCGACTCAAGTTCTTCAACGGGGAATTCAATTTTGGCCCCGTTAAGCGCGTCTTAAATGAAGACGGGCGACTGCACTGCGACACGGGTCCAGCGTATGTTAGTCCTACTCGTATTATGTGGTATAAGAACGGCAGGCAGCACGGAATGGACGCCGACAAGTTCGGCAGTATTCTGTACTATTACGAGGGGGTGCGTATTCCTCCACATTTCTTTACCAAACCAGAGGATGTCACTGTAGAGGAGGTCTTAAGGCATCCTAACGCAGAAGTAAAATATGTTGGTATGAAGATAGTTGGGCTGGACAACATCATGTCTATGCCTACAACAAAAGTAGTGCATAGAGACGTGGATCAGTTCGGCAGAGAAAGAGTTCTCTTTCAGATCCCAAAGATCTTTGAGGAACCAACTCTTTATGTTAAAGTTGTTAATTCTACGGCGGAGCCAGATGGTAGTTTTAAAAATTACTTTCTGTGCGTCCCGCCAAACGTGAAAACGTGTGTCGAGGCGGTGGCGTGGACAAACTATATGAAGGCAGATAAGTATGCTCCTTCACAAGAATCTTAGTTTTAATCAAAGGAATTAGTTATGAAGAAGTTTCAAGCGCGTCAGGGTGATATTTTCTTTAGGGTTGTTAAGAAGCCAGCGGGCTTAGCTAAGCTAAAGCCATTGGGCAGTAAGATATTGGCGTTCGGCGAGGTGACTGGCCACAGTCATCAAATTACTTCAGCAAATGAAGTGGGTTCTTTTGTAGATGAGAAAGGAGATATCTATCTCTTCTCTGCAGAGGAGACTGTCGTGGGTCATGACGAGCACTCAAATATTACGCTCCCTAAGGGATCGTGGGTGTGCGTGACACGTCAGCGAGAGTATGATCCGCTAGCTGCTGAGAAAGAGCGAAAGGTAGCAGACTAGTGATAAGGAAAGCACTATTTGGAAACTCGTATAACTGGAGCTTATCAAGCTCCAGTTATAACGTTTCAGAAGTAAGAGATACATTCTACGGATCAACTACTTCGTTCTCTTGGCCTAACTGTCCTTGGATGTTTTCCACTAGCTGGTCTTCTTCTGGACTAGCCTGGTCATGGAATTGGTCAGGTGGAGTGCATACATCTTGGGGTTGGAAAGAAGGAAATGCAGTGTGGGACAGTTAAGGGTGGAGTCTAAGTAATTAAAATATTGTTAGCTATATAGACAAGTTTAGCTTACGGGGGTAGCAGATGTTCTGCTGCCCCTTTTTTGTTTGAATCACATTCAAGGAGTTGTAATTATGGCTAAGGTTAAAAGCAAAGTGTCTTTAGTTGAGATCGATGGCGCAGCTGCAGCTAGCATGGCGCAAGTGGCACAGCAGTTTCTTGGGCAGCCGGTAGCGGTGTTATGTGCGCGGTACAACTACCGTGGGATTCTATCTCACGTGGGTGAAGATTGCTTGGTGCTTGCGCAAGCAAGAGCTGTCGAGACTTCTGGCGCTTCTAGTCAAGAAACACCGAACACTGAAGATCCGATTGGATCTTCTGTGATCATCTCCCTCGGTGCAGTCGAAATTATTTATCAACCAAGATGGTGCTTTGCACCATTGGATGCGTAATGAGGACGCATACTAGACCGGGAAGGCCTTTTGACAACCCAATTCTAGGCCCGACTTTTTCGTGGACGCAGGATAAGTTACATGGCTGGCCCTACCCTGCTAAGTCCTGCGAATGGGCAAGGGGAGTGAGATTTAATAGGGCTTGGAAATCAGCTGAGTTTCTATCCATATCAACACTGAATAGGGACTCAAGCTATTCTTGGTCTAAGGGAATCCGAGGGTCTATAAAGACAAGGAACGGAGAATGATAAGGAAAATAGTACACGCTAGGACCAGATCTTGGGCTAATTATACGTATCAATCTTACTCTGGAACTTGGATCAAACCTGGTTGTCCTTGGGGAATAAATATGCCTTGGTCTTGGTCTTGGTCTTGGTGTAGACCTTGGAGTATGGAATCTTGGAGGACACCCCGATGATAAGAAAAATAAGAAGAAGCACTGGAATTGGAAAAGACTGCGAGGTTTCTAGTCTTTGGTCTAAGAGTTGGACTCTATCTGAGTCTGGGCGCCCAGGTGAGTTCAGTTCTAGCAATTGGGCTCAGTCGGAGGCTTTTCCTAGATATAACACAGAAAGGCACTTGTCTGAGTCTTCGACATCTTGGCGTTATAACCGGCATGACTCTTGGTATGACTTTTGGCATTGGAAGGATAACACATGATAAGAAACGCATGGACTGGGTCATCATACGCTTGGTCTACTTCTGGATACACGTCATGGGGCTTAACTAAGTATCGCCCTTCTCTAATGCAGTCTGACCATTGGAATCATAATTGGTGTTTCAGTGGATGTTGGGCTGAAGATACAGACATGTCAGGCTCTTGGAGGATGCACATGTGATAAGAAGAGCATTGCTCGGTAAATCTGGTTCTTGGATTAAATTTCGATCTGAGTCTGAGTTTTTGTACTCAACAATTTGCTCCCAAGCTTGGAGTATGCCCTATGATGGGGCTAATGCTTGGACTAGCTCTTGGCGTAAGTCTTCGAGTTGGGTTGGAAGAAGGTTTGGCTCCAGGTTTGACTCCAGGCCTGACTCCAGGTCTTGGAGGCATCAAATATGATAAGAAGACCAGTGACAACAAATGGGCGCTCCCAGTGTTGGGCTAGAGATCAAGAAATGTCTTGGAGCGAAAGAAGGTATACGCCTTGGCCGCGTTATGCAGAGTGCTGGATACTGGAGTGGTGCTGGAGTGGGCTTTGGGAAACTGATGGAACCTACTCGGAGTTATGGGGGGAAAATATATGATAATGATAATGAAATGTCTACCTGACGCTAGGCTCCGAGATAGGCCCATCTCCCAGTCTTGGACTCTAAACCGGCATTGGTCTAGGGCTATGTTCTTGCCTTGGTCCAGCATCAATGTTTGGTTTTGGTCTGATTCTTGGAGTATAGACGAGACCTGCTCAGATTCTTGGATGCGGAGGAATAACGAATGATAAGAAGATTTATATTTCCTAAGTCTGAGTCTTGGTCTCAAAACGGGAGTTGGGGTTCCAACTCTGGGCTTAGAATTTATAGCTCGGCTTGGAGCATAGAAGAATTCTGGTCTACGTGTTGGGCTATGGAGCGAGACTGGAGTAATAAATGATAAGAAAAGCGTTGTCTAGTTCTTGGTCTAGGTCTAAGTCTAGCTCTTGGTATAGTGCTAGGTCTTGGCCTGTGCATTTGTCTTGGTCTAGGTCTATGTCTAGGTCTATGTCTTGGTCTTGGTCTTGGTATGGGGATAGTCCTTGGAGGGCACACAGATGATAAGAAAAGCAAGTGAACATGGGTCTTGGAGCTGGACTAGATCTGACCGCCTTAGTTCAGATATGTTTAGCCCCCACTCTGGTATTCATTCTATTTGTTGGGCTATGACTAGGGATTCGTTTTGGACTCGCTTCGGGGCTTGGTGTAAGTCTAGGCATCGATCTGAGTCTGGCCCTTGGTATGAAAGGACTCGTAAATGGTAAGAAAAACAAAATGTATTTTTGCTACGACTTTTTCTAAAGGTTGCGCTAGAGCTTATTCTTGGTCTAAAAGTTTTCCTAGGAATGGGTCTAGGGTTTGGTATAAGTTCGAGTCTGGGTCTTGGACTAATACTTGGGAAAAGTCTAGATGCTGGAGAAGCTCTCGATGATAAGAAAAGCAGTATGGCTTGGGGCTGCGGCTTGGGGCTGCGGCTTGGTCTGAGTCTTGGCGTGAGTCTGAATCTTGGGTCGAAGGTGAAAGATGGCCTCAATATAGATTTAGGGCTGATTTACTTGATGTGTCTAAATCCTGGAGTCGGGATAGGACTCGGTATTGGAGTAGGTCTTTAAATTGGAGTATACGACGATGATAAGAAAAGCTAACAACGGCTATCCCGTCTGGGATTGGCCTGGCTCTATAAGCTGGAAAAGGCCTTCGGCTAAATCGTCTTCTTGGTCTAGGTGCTGGGCTCTATCTTCTGTGTGGCGTACACGTAACCCTAACCGTTGGGGATAAACAAATGATGAAAAACACGTTATCTGCTAGGTCTAATTCTTGGATTTAATTTTGGAGCGAGTCTGAGTCTTTGTCATCGGTAATTTGCTCCCAAGCTTGGAGTGTTCCCTATGCTGCGTCTAGGATGTGGGCTAGCTCTTGGTGCGAGTCTTCGGGTTGGGGTAGAAGAAATTTTGACTCCAAGTCTTGGAGTAGTAGCTTATGATAAGAAAAACAGGGTGTTGGTATAAATATAAGTCTTGGTCTAAGTCTAGGTCTTGGTTTCGGAGTAAATCGGCGTCTGTGTTTGGGTCTTTGTTCTTACCTTGGTCTAGGTCTTGGCATTGGAATAACTCTATAGGTAACTTTAGCTCTAGCCCTTGGGAGTAATAACGAATGATTAGAAAAGCGTGGAAAGGGCCTAACTCGTCTAGGTCTTGGTATTTTTGGAATTGGAGTCTAGGTCTCACCTGGTCTAGATGTTGGTCTATGGAACTGGTCTGGTGGAAAAAACAACGATGATACGAAAAGCATGTGCATGTGATAGCGATAGATCACAAGGATGGCAGAACGATAGAGGCAGCTCAGAGCTTTGGTTTACAGACATGATGGATTGCTACACGCCGTCTTACTGTTGGAGCGCCCCATATTCGGGCGGCTGCAGCTGGGAGTGGAGGGCGGGAATGGCGAGCTCTTCTAAGTGGTAAGTGGAGACGTCTCTAAACTCAAGGAGGAGAATATGCCAAAGGTTAAAGTAAAGAAAAAAATAAAGAAGAGTATCAAAATAAAGACGGGTAATAGGAAAAAAATAAAAGCGGCTTAAAGTTAACGCAATGTAGCGTTGACTTATCTAATTTATCAAATTCACGGAGAATGATTCTATGACTACTATCAAACGCGAAACTACTAAAGAATTCATGAAGAAAGCTCGTAAGATTAAAGAAGCAGTAAATATGAGCGGAGAGGCTGCAGCTATTACGTTAGAGAGCGCTAGCAAAATTGTACCGGTAAACTTTACGTTTGCCCCAGTAACTCTGCACACGCTTGAGTTTACGGTAGAAGGCACAACGCCTTTACTTGTAAACAACTTTGGACCAAAAAGCAGGCAGCAGATGTTAGACTCAATGCAGCCATCAAAGACAAAAGCAGCTAAAGGTGCAGCCCCTAGAAAAGATAAAGATCCAGAAGAAGAATATAATAATGCGTTCTATCGACTTGAAGACGGTCGGCCTGGGTTTCCTCTGCTTGCTTTAAAGGCTGCGGCTATCTCAGCGTTAACCTCTAACAATCCTAAGCTAAGCCGCCCTGTAGCTCGCCAAATGTTCTTTATTCTGAACGATGAAGAAGGCGGAGAACTTACACCAGTTTACCACCCAAATGAAGTCGGACCGGTTATGAGGCAAGACCGTGTAAGAATCATGCTAGGCAAGCCTGATCTTCGCCACAGGCCTGAGTTCAAGAAGTGGGGCATTAAGTTTTCTGTAAGGTTTAACCCAGCCCATATCACTGCTGAGCAGATGGCGCAACTTATTAGCCACAGCGGGCAGACCGTTGGTATCGGCGAATGGAGGCCTGAAAAAGGTGGAAGCCATGGAACCTACTTAGTAGTAAACGAATTTTCATGGGAGTAATTTTACTAGGGTAATTACACAGGAGTAATCAAATGGCAAAAAAGAAGAAAGAAAGCGTAGGGTTTGAGTACAGAAAAGGCAGAGAAATACCTGGAGTAACGGCTAAAGAAGCTTACGAAGCCGTTCTAGACATAAGGGATAGAAACGGAGGTAAGCTTACCGCTGAAGCTCTGTTAGAATATAGCAGCAAACCTGGAGACACATTCTATAGTGTGTTCACTAGAGATAAAGACTTAGCGCAATACAAGTTAAACTTAATAGAAGCTGCTAGGATTTTAAACATAGTGCGCTTAGTTGCTAGAGTAGATAACCCTGACTCTAAAGTGTCTATTCAAGTTAAATATAGAGCTTTTGTAAACGTGCATAATTCAGTAGATGGGTCAGCTTACTACCCTACTATTGAAGTTGCTAAGACACCCGATCTTAACAACAAACATAAAGAGCAGTTGCTAGACAGAATTAAAACTCTTATAGCAACTTACTCTAAATACGAAGAGTTATCTGAAATTCTTAATAAGATGAGATCAATATTGTAAAATGAGAATTCGTCTAAACCAGCTGTTCGGCTACGGGTGATTTAATGCAGGCGCAGCCATAGTTCATAAAATTACGACTGTGCGGGCTGGTTTAGACGTTTATTTATACTGATAGCAACAAGGCAGGCGTGGTCCGGCGAGGCCGGTCGAGGCGTGGCGAGGCAGGCACGGCGGGGTCTGACGAGGCAGCTCGGGGCGGGGCGAGGCATGGCAGGCGAGGCGTGGCGCGGTCCGGCTGCGATCGGCTTGGCAGGCTAGGTGAGGCGCGGCCTGTTCGGGCGAAGCGCGGCAGGCATGGTGCAGTTTGGCGTGGTTAGGATCGGCAGGCGGGGCGAGGGCTGGCGCGGCGTGGCCAGGCGAGGCATGGCAGGCGAGGTTAGGCCGGGTGAGGTTAGGCGAGGTGCGGCACGGCAGGCTAGGCAAGGCGCTGTCCGGCTGGGCTCGGAATGGCGAGGCAGGCGTGGTACGGCAGGCGAGGCGTGGCGGAGCCCGGTGAGGTGCGGCAGGGCAGGCACGGCCAGGTGTGGCACGGCCCGGAGAGGCCTGGCAGGCACGGCAAGGCACGGCTAGGCTGTGTTGGACTAGGGCAGTTCAACATAGCTAAGGTACTCAGTAACCACGAGATCATCTATCGTCTACGATGTGAGGTAGGTGGGTTATTGGGTATCACTTTTTAAAGGAGCAATTTATGAAATATATTATGGGTCTAATAGTTTGTATTACTGTGTACGTAAACAGCGTTAAAGCGGGTTGAGGAACCGCTGAGCAAAATGTGACCCGTGCGGTCATAACTAGAGTTACAGATGCAGACATATATTATATGAGAAGTATCATCAACTCGATGCTGGTAAATAATACGGCAGCGATTGTAGAGCAGGCTTTAAAGTCTTCAGATTTTAGGATCAAGGCCGCGGGATGTGTTTTGGCTCGCAGGCTCGGTAAAGAGTACGTAGAGGATTTATTTGATGGTCTAGTAGATGATAATGAGCTGGTTAGGCAGGTTAGCAGAGAGAGCCTGATGATCATAAACCACTTCTACACAAAGAAAAAAATAGACTTCGGGCCTTGGCCTGGAGAGCAGAATAACGTTAATGCGTGTGCTAGTCAGTCTTTATGGAAGGCGCACTTTAGAACAGTAGAAAACAATCAAAACAAGGAGAAGAAGTAAATGGATATTAAAGAAAAAGAATTGGCTCTAAACACTATAGCTTCACTACCTTCGAAGATCGAAGTGGCTAAGAACACCAAGGGCTTCAACTTCACTGTTGAGGTACGGTGCAAAGACGGCGCTGAGCTAGAAGCAGTAGATAGGCTGGAGACTATCGTTAAGTCTCTTAACGAAAAGTTTAAATCAGCAGAATAGGAGACCTCAATGAGGGACATGAACCAAATAACTGGGAAAGTAGTTAACCCAGGTCTAGTAGAGCATCTAGATGTAAAAAACGTAAAGAAGTATGTAGGGTGTGAAACTATTCGTTTTGGAAAGCTAAAAACAATTTCTCCTTTTAGTATAGCGCGCCTTTCTGCCAGAAGAGCTGAGTCTATATGGCTAGGAACGTGCGCGGTATACGAAGACATGGGAAGAGATCTTGCAACCCTGCAGGTAGATCATTTGAATGTTCAGGGCCTAAATCTTAACCTACAAGATGTAGTCGAACTTCTAGGGTCTAAAACTATAACCGGTATAAGGTTGCCTACAACTTTTCTTTTAGACATAGATAAAGAAGGTTTAAAAACGCTTCAAGAAGCGTTTGAAAAGTTTAGCGGAAAAGTTGAATGGAGTAGATCATCAGCAGAGGTATCTGAACTTGAGATTACAAGTCCCAAGTTTCTCCACTCTATAGACGCTTCCTACTATGCGTCGTTTACTTCCACCGGCTCCTACGATCGTAAGTCTGGAACTTACATGAGCACAATTCAAGTTATGGACTTAGTTAAAAAGTACCCGAAAGTTAGTACCGAGGTACTATCTCAAGCTCTAGTACTAGGGACTCTATTTAATATAGACGGCGAGCATCCTTCCCCTAACGGGCGTAGAGCAGTGCTTTCGGTAAATATAAATAATGACAATAATGGAAACGATGTTCGTAGGGCAATCCGTATTATGGAGCATGTTGAAGAGCTCGTAGAAACGCACACATCGGCTCTCGATGACTGGAAGTTTAAGGATGCTGATGTAAGAGCTACTCCTGTTGAGAAGCTAAACGAGTTCTTTAAGGCAAAGGGCTGCAAGCTAGCCATAGACCTGTATATAAATAAAGACACCATAGACCAGAGTACTTTCGAAGAGTTAACAAATAGAAAGTTAAGAAAGCTAGCTGCTGATTCCGAAAGCTGCGACACTACTATGTTTGGTAAAAAGTTTGATGTTTTACATCCTGATGATGCTTACTTAAATTTATCAGAGATTTTACTTAAGGAGCCGGAAGAAGGAAAAGAAAGTCAAGGCCAGAGAATAGGTAAAATAATAAAGATGGCTTTTTGTGTGCGCAAACTATATTCCCTTGCCGATCCTTTCGAGATAGGTATAAGCGAAAAGTCAGATGAGATCTCATATGCTTCATTTATGCCCATATTAGAAGCTATAAACGAGATTAATGGGAAATATAAAGCCACGGGTGCGAAGACTAGTACAGGAATGGCTAAACTGTTTAGAATTAGATTACCTGGTAATTTAAGCATAAACAATAAGCTGATTAAATATATAAAGGATTTTGTAAAGGAAAATAGGACTTCTAAAGAGCGCTTTGCTGAGCAAGCGATATGCACTGGAAATGATTCTGTTATGCCTTTAGAGCACAATTATAATACGTACTCTATAGATTTGTATGCTTAAACTAAATCAGCTAGGGCCAGTATTACTGGCCTTAGCTGATACGTGAAAAGAATATTATCTAAACAATCTAAAGTTAGATCTAATAGATTTTTTCTTTCCACAAGAATACGCCTTAGGGCTAGTGGCCACTTCTGTAGATTTAGGCTTAGCTGCCTCTACAGGCTTAGAAGATGCAGAACAGGAACCGCCGGAACAAGACAAAGGTCTCTTCGAGAACACCCCATCAATGGACTCGGAGCTCAAAGCCACGCTGGCAGCCAATACGAATTGAAACATGCTAACCTCCTGTCAAATTTGTTACCCCGGCCCTGTTGCCGGAGATGTAAATATACAAAACGATAACGATCCGTCAAGGTTTATAAACAATAGTTAATTAATTTTAACTTACAAAGGAGCTAATCAGCTATGAAGACTAAATTAAAAATCAGCATAACGATGAAAGACTTGCTTGAATTAGTGAAGATGAGCCAGGAAAATAATGTTGACTTAGAAATAATCACCAGTGAAAGTGAAGAAGAAAAGCCAGTAACGGCTAAAGAAGCACTGGAAGCTATACGCAGAGAAGAAGCTCTAAGCAACGCGCTAGCTTTAAGTAGGCATAAAACTTCGCATGAGCAACTGTTTAATGACTTTGAGGAAGACTTTAATTCTAATATGCCTAAATTAGAAGCGCCTGTCGAAGATGATAACAAAACTCATAAGGCTGATATTCTTAGAGACGACATTCTTAAGCGCATTAAAGAAATTAAAGAACGCCTCAATAAAGATTCTGGGCCGTCAAAGGAAGATCTTGAAAAAGCTATGGAACTATGTAGGAAAAACGGGCTTGCCATAAGTAAAACTAGTAAAAAAGGTAAAAGAGGTAAGGCAGATAAACGCATAGTAAAATCAAGACAGCTAGAAGAGAGAATCAAGCTGGGAATAGCTAGAGGTACGGACAGAAGAATATTTCTGTTAAAGAATCTTCCATGGCTTGACAAAAGCGTTATGGAAGATTTAGAAGCTTTAGGCTATTCAACGATAGGCGACATTCTTGACAGTAGCGCTACTGAGCTAGCGAAGAAGATAGGCGGCAAAGACGCAAACGGTGGCTACGTAGCGGCCGACCCTGAGATTCTAGATCATATGGTCAACAAGATTCAAGAAGCTATGCGCAAGATAGGCATTTACTTTCGGAAGAATTGCTACAAAGACAGAGGCTACGGCTATAGACGCAAGAATGAAAATTAAACTACACCCTTTTGCTGGCCCTTGAATGGGCATAAATTGATAAGTTACTGTCAAGTTAACACAACACTCGTTAGCTTGGCAGTTTTTAAAATTTAAAAGCAATAGGGCCGTATGTGGCTGGGCAAGGCAAGGCAAGGGCAAGGCAGGGTGAGGCAAGGTAGATTATTTAATGTACTATTGGGCCAACGTATAGCCCTTTTAGATTGTGTTAGGTGCCAAATCATGTATATAAATCACTGCACTTAATTCATTATATCTAAGATATAATAGTACAAGAAATATAAGAGGTTAATAAAAATGTTAAGATGCATAGTTTTAAAAAATCATAAGAATCGCAGTCATGAAAATAGAATGAAATATTCTAGAAGTCCTAGTTTTATTCGGATTAGGGCTACTAAACTTCAGGTGTTTCTAGGAGATCACCACATAACAGCCATAGATGAAGTTAAGAAAATGCTAACTAAAGAAGGGCTAGACCCGGATGATTTTGATCTTGTGAGCTTTGATTGGTCTGAAGGCCTATTCTTAGATACTTTGTTCTCTAAGCCAAAAGCCTTAAGCATATGGTACAAGTGTAAAGAAATAGACATAAGACATTTAAGTGATACAGCCTACAACGAAGGTGATCCTAATGGAGACTTATTTGAAGAGTATGACTTAGATACTTCTTTATCCGACTATCAAGCTGGATTGAAAGAAGAGTATAAGAAGGATATGAAAGAATATAAAAATGATGAATAACTATACTATTATATCTTAGATATAATGAATTAAGTGCAAGCTGTACAGGGTAGTGTACAATCACCTAAAGAGGAGACCCAACTTTGAAAAATAAATACAGCCTAGAGTTAGCCCGAATATCTCCAAACTCTAATAAGGTAGATGTGGTCGAACTTTCTTTTAATCCAGAAAAGATGAAATCTGTATTCGAAGATTTAGTTGGCGGGCTGGCTGGAGTGATGAAGTTAGATAATGGATTCTTTATAATATATAACAACTCAGAGTTTACCGAGAATGACCTCGATTTTAACATCGGGGCTTCTTGGTTTATAGCAAAGACTACAAAGCACAAAGATATAAAAATTTACGGAAACGTACTGGTGGCTAGCTATAGAGATGAAGACCCAGACACACTAAGAAGCATAGACTTTGATAAACTGTCTACCATCTTTAAGGATCAGGATGAACCTGTGGTAGGTGTTAGTTACCAATACAAGTCTTCAATTAACCCTTCAATCAATTAGGACAACATCATGGATGAAAGCTTGTTATCTATAATTGCCGCCACTCTGAACACTGATAGCGGTTCAGAGCTGGAGGCCGTTAAAAAAGAAATCTCTGATCAATCTATGTTTATAGAAGTCAAAGATTTGGATATTTCCTTTAAAGAAAGGCAGATAGTCCTCACTGTTAATCACGAAGGTACGCTGTTTAGCAAGTGCCTTACTTTGTTCGAAGACGATACGCCCGTAGAGGTTAGGTCAAAGTTCTGGAACCTAGTGAATGAAGCAGAGAACTTCATGGCCGCGGATAACTTAAAATGGTAGAATGTATCATGTCTAACACTCAGGAGGTGCTCATGGCTACTTTAGGATTAGATAAAGATGGTTCAGTGGAGTCGTCTCCACTGAAAAAAGTCAAACCAAAAATAGATAAGGTTATACTTAATAATCTTTCTAAGTTAGTGCTCTTTCCAGAAGAGCACATAAAGTGTGAGGCTATCAATGTTTACGACGACAGGTGGCGCGTAAACATTTGGACCTCTGGAGATAACAATGCCAAGATTGAAAAGTCTTGGTTTGTTGTAGCTGACTCTCTAGGTGCAGTCATATCTTTTAATTAGTTTTAGATTTTTATTTACTCTAACAACGAGGTTATCATGACTGACGTTATAGTTTCCGCACGCATAACCCCTATGCCAGTTAATTTTACAGACCCTATGCCTAACGTAATGGTTATCACTGCCGGCAGTGAAGAAGAGCAGCTGCTCTTCTCCTACTACCCTGACGAGCTTTCATTCTCACCTAGTGAGTTTATAGGTTTGTCTGTAGAGCAGGGTAGGACTCTAAAGTTTACAAAGGACGTGGCCTTTCTTAAAGCGCCTTAGTCCTAAGAAAGGACATTATGTCTAGGAGATTTTACAGGTCCTGCTTTTATGTTCAAATGTTTGCCGCTTTACGCTCGCACGGCCCTACAAGCCGTGCGAGCGTTCTGTTTAAGTTTTTAGCTCTCAGAGAGAAAAAAGCAAAAGCTTTGTTTGACTCCGTAGAGGGCAGGCCTAATCTTAAAAAAAGTTACCCCTATCTTGCAGCCGCTGTAACCGCCTGTACTTTGCCGGCATACTTATACAAAAAAGAGAAAGATCTTAAGAGTAACTCATGCAGCAAGGCTCGTTACTGCGCATATTGCTGGAACAGAATGACGTGCAAGTCTTATGTGCGTATGACTAAGCCAGCCAACAGGTTAAACATTAAAGACTATGTGTATGCTTACTCAGAGGTATCTGTATCTCTTCCCCTAGGATCAAGTAGAAACGATATAGCTTCAGCGGGCATGGCTCTGTTCTCTCCTAGGTGGAAGTACAGCAGAGACAAGCTTGCATCTTCTAGGGTTTTAGGCGTAGCTGAGCTGCTTGTAGTACACTCTTGTAAGCAAGACGCCGGTGATCGATCCTACAAAGTTACTTTAAGAAAAATAGCTTACTGCCATAAAAATTCAAAATTAGCTAAAGATTCTTTAAAATCTTCTAGCAGGTATGGCTCCGCTGGTGTTAAGTTTTGCTGTTACCCTGTGTCTATGCTTTTTGATGGGCCTCTTAGGTCTATAAAGTTTGATGAAGCCTTTAGGCACAGAAGGACTATGAGACAGTATGGCGTGTTTTATGGCAGTAATTCTATAAAGTAGCGCTCAGGAGGATAGTAGAACAGCCTATGAGCAAACGGAAGGACCCGGCTAAAATGATTAAGGAAGCTAAGTTTAAGCATTACACCGTATTTGTACCCCCTGTCTTTGGGGAAGTACCTAGCGAAATACGTAAGTATCCTATGCCTGGAGAAAGTTATAATTATAATCAAATGGTGGACGTTTTATCTATATTTGACAAGAGATGGAAGTCCGCCGGCTCCACGGAAGATAGGGAGCCTTATGCTACTTCTTCCGAGAAGGACGGGTCTAATTCTTTAAGTGATTTAAGCTCAAGGCTGACTAGAGATGGTATCTATTCTGAGGTAGCTAGTGAGGCTTTTATAGAAGCCGTGGCTGAAAAAGAATCTTCTAATCTACTCATAAATAACTTACTTAGGCTTGACTGTTCTTCAGATGATGCAGATGATCTGGATGAGGACGTACCTAAACTTCAGCCACAAGGAGGTGGCCAGCCGTGTCCAAAAGGAAAAGAAGAGAAGAAGAGGAAGAAAAAAAGGTAGGTAAGAAAGACAAGAAGCACCCGAATAGCGGCGTTAAGCTTTGCTTAAGGTGTGGAAAAGAATTCATGTCTTTGGATGTATGCCGAAATAGAATATGTACGGCATGCGGCAGAGCAAACTACAGAGAGTGGCTACCTAACGTATACAACTCAGGCCCTGGAATTGAAGCAGAGGATAACTTTTAGTTTACCTGTTGTTTCTTAGCCCGGGATCAACCATGTGCCTAGCCTGTTGTATTACAAGCTCATCATCTATCGAGCAGAACTCAGCGACTGCACTCACGGTTTCTTGAGTACTATCCACCAGATCGTTGTAGGGCACTATCAATGTCTCTATCTTGTTCTCACTTGCCCACTGCAGAGTATCTAGCCTAGCTATCTCATATCTGCCTATTATCTCACTGGCTTTTCTATAATCTACTTTCATCAGCTTGCCCATGCTCTTAGCCGATAGGTTTATGGGCCTTGCTGTACTTACAATCTTTAACTTGCAGTTCATCAGATACTCAGAGAAGTTCTTAAGCACGAACACAAGCCTAGGATCCTTAAGGCCCCACTTCTCTTGAACACACCTTGTCCTTATGAGGTTGGTGTATTTAGGCTGAGTACACTCCATAGTGTAATCGTCCAAGTTATTCATTGAAAGGTTTGGTATTTCTCCATACATAAACTGGTGAAAACCCAAAAATTCAATGTCCTCATAGAAGCCTTTAATGTTATGCTCCATGCCGTTCATGAGGTTAGGGCCCATGTTGACTCCTAGCGAATGCATTACGCCCGCTAGAGCGCTTGACCCAGACCTTGGAGTTCCTATTACAGCGTAGCAGGTATTCATATTTCACCGGGTTAGCCTATGATTAATAAAAGATTAGCCGCGTTTACCATAGCTCAGAATGAAGACACGTTTTTGGAGATATGGGTTAAGCACTACTCAGCCCATATACCTAAAGAAGATTTATACATACTTAACCACAACAGTACAACAGAATCTTCGCTTAAGGTTTTAGACAGGTGCAGGCAAGAGGGTATTAACGTTATACCCATTCATAGGTTTGAAAGCTTCAACCATGAGTGGTTAAAGAACTCTGTAGAGTTTTTTCAAAAGTACTTGCTGCAGAGTTACCAGGCTGTATTGTTTGCCGAAGCGGATGAGATAATCTTTGTAAAGCCAAGTCCTACAGCCAAGGGGCTTGTTGATTTTATAATGGATAAGCTTTCAAAAGATGATGACACTAAGCCTCATCTTAAATTCTTAAGGTGCTTTGGATTTTCTATAGACCACGTTCCTAGTCTTGAATCCCCAATAGATTTTACTAAACCTATATTAGAGCAGCGTAAGTATTGGAGGTTTGATTATTTGTATTGCAAAGCTCTTATATCTAACGTGCATTGCTATTGGACTCTGGGGTTTCATCATTTGCACAACTGTGAAGCTATTCCAATGGATATGGACCTTATGCTACTTCATCTTCACAAAATTGATTACGAGTCTTGTAAGAAGAAGCACAAAGAACAGGCTGAAAGAAAATGGAGCAAGTTGGATCTAGAGCAGCTAAGAGGACTTCAAAACAGAACAAGCGAAGGCGAAGCGTTTGATAAGTGGTTCTTTGGAGATAACAGCGAAGCTCTTAAGAGGTTTCCCAAGGCTGATTTATCTTCTTTTCCTAAGGATCATAACTCTATAAAGTTAATACCCGATTTTATGATAGGAGTAGTATGAGTAGTTATTCTGATCTAGCTCCATTTTTTCTAATTAAAGACCATGTACATTTACGCAATTTAACTACTATGTTTGCAGCCTCTATAACTTCTTCTCTTGTTGTGCCAACTATAAGGCTAGGAGAGATGCCCAACTTCCTTACTCAATGGGAATCCTTAGAGTGGTTTCCTGAGAATGTGCACGTAGTGTACGACGGAGCCAGCGCTGACATAGAAGGCACTGAAGAAGGTGTTAAACTCTTAAGTTTCTCCGAAGACAAGGCTTACTCTCTGCACATTCACAGCTGGGATAAGACTTACATGGGTAGCAAAGATAAGAGCACGTGTGATAACCTTCCCTACCCAATAGACATTCTAAGAGCAGAGGGCTATACCTGTTTTAGTAAGAAGGATTCAGCAATAAGAAGCTATGGGTTTCTTCAAGCCCATGCGCTTTACTCTAAGACTAAGACTTCAAAGATACACGCTTTGTTTACACTCGATGACGACTGCCGTCCTTCCAAGTCAACTGAAGGGTGCAGTTTCTTTAAGACTCATATAGTTAATCTATTTAACTTCTCATCTTGGTCTTCAACGGTTCCGGGTGTACGCGTTAGGGGTATTCCGTACTATTCGCATACGCAGAGCATGTTTGAAGCAGCCAGGCTTCAAGTTAAGCTAAGTGTTGGAACATGGGAAGGAATGCCTGACTTTGACTCTGTGCAGCGCATAGGGCACAGAGAGCTTGAATCTGCTGAGCTTCCTTTGGCTAGAGGAGCCATACTTGCACACCCTGATGTAACCTACCCTATATGCGGTATGAACATGGCGTTTAGGGCTGACTTTCTTCCTTTGTCGTTGTTCCCGCCCATGGGGGACATCTCACCATATAAGCGCTTTGATGATATTTGGTTTGGGCTTTTAGCGCAGTTAGTTTTAAAGTACACCTCTGGGTCGTGGTGCTATGGAAGCCCTAACTTAAATCATCAAAAGCTTAGTGATAGTATGAAGTGCTTAGTAAGCGAAGCTCCAGGCATAGCTCTTAACGAAGAGCTCTGGATAGCGTTAAAGCACATAGCTAAATCTAAATTAGCCGGGTTCTGCAGTAGAGACGTCTCCACAGCTTGCGCTGTTATGGCTGACGCTATGGTAGAGTACTCGGATATAGGAAGAATAAGCGCAAACTGCTCTAAGTATATAAACCAGTGGGGCTTAGCCCTACGTGACTGGTTGAAGCTTATAGACAAGTATTCACATTAGGCTATAACTTTTTTAGACTCTTCTCTATGAACACGTATGTGATCAGGAGCTTCTATACCTAGCTTTACTTGGTTGCCGTTTATACGTACAACCTTTATAACTATGTCATCTGTAATCTTTATAGTTTGATTTAGTTTTCTTGTTATGATTAGCACAGTTTCTCCTTATAGATAGGTGTGGTCTACTTAAATTATTATAGGGGCACAGTGCCCATAGTCCAATTTTTTTGGAGGTTAAATGTTAGATATTCTTAAAGGTAAAAAGCCAGTAGCGGTTATCACTTCTGATTGGCACATGGCTCTGGGAGCTTGGAAAAAGTTACCAGATGTTAAAGGCGACGCTGAGTTTTCTTTGAGCCAGATAGTAGATATAGCGATAGAGCTTAAAGTACCACTTATAGCAGCGGGCGATTTGTTCGATACTAAGAACCCTGACTCCTATAGTGTTAATGCAGTTGCTACACATATGGCTCGAATGAGACAAGCTGGTCTACCTGTATACTACGTGCAGGGCCAGCACGAAATGGCTACGCCAACATGGTTTAGTTTATTTGAAGGCTGTCACAACGTACATGATAAGCACTTTGAGATAGGTGGAGTAACTTTTTACGGCTACGACTACTTTCTGCCTAAGTCGGTAGAAGACTCCTACTCTAGGTTTAAGCCGGCTGATGTTCTAATCACACATCAAGTATGGAGTGAGCTTCTTCCTTTCAACGGCCAGGAATTCTGCTGCTCCTACAATCTTGTACACGAGCATGTAAAGTACAAGGCTATAGTCAGCGGAGACTATCATTCTCATTTTAAAGCACCTGTAGGTTCTTCTGTGTTTGTATCCCCCGGTAGCATATGCTTACAAGACTTAAAAGAGTCATGCAATAAGGCCGCTTGGGTATTAACAGATGATCTAGGGTTTACTTCTGTTCCTTACAACACAAGAAGGCTGATACAGTGCAAGGTAGAGTCTGACTCAGACCTGCACACCTTGGTAAAGATGGCTGACTCTATAAAGTCTGATGACTACCCTAACGGAATAGGCAAGCCCATAATAAGAGTAAAGTACGCTAGCACTATCGACAACGTTAGCGTTGCAGTGTCTAGCGCCTTTAAAGGAAAGGCTTACTATGACTTGTCTCCTATTATAGAGGGGTCATCTGAAAGCGAAGACCAAAGCAGGAATGAGCCTGAAGAGAAGATTCTAGATAAGGTAAACATAGACGAGTGTTTTCAAGAATCCTTGAGTGACTTTTGTGACCCTTCTGATCGGAGCTATGGTGATCTTCTAAGGCTATGGGGGGCTAGGTCTACTGAGGATATGCGTAGAGAGATAGAGGACATAGCCAACAGCATAAAAACTGGTGGACACGAGCATTAATCAGTGAGATAATTTAGTGGGCTATCACTAAAGTATTTTAACTGACATACGGAGAAATAATGCTATGGCTGCTCCGCTTCTTCCTCCAAAAAATGTTGGGCCGATAACTTACGTTTACAACGGTAAAACTTTTACTGTTAGCTGGCCCTATTTTACGTATGACAGTAATGGTAGAAACGCTTTACAGAAACAAGCTATGCCTGGCGGTAACCTAGATTTAAACGCAGTAGTCCTAGCTAGTGCTATTCAAGGAGCTCTAGACAAGTTTGCAAATGACGCGGCTAAAAAAGTTTCTGCTGATAGAAAAGCAGCAAATGACGCGGCGTACGCAGATATGGTTGCGCGTAATTACGCTCAAACAAATGCATCAACTTTGCCAACCACTGTAATTACTCTTGGTAGCACTACTCCACAGCCCATTAAACCTTTTACTACTAATACACCTATACTAGCTACTAAGGTTGTTGTAATTACCGCTAAACCCAATAGTCGAAAAGCTATAAAAACCACGCCCAAAAAACCAAATACTACAAAACAATCAAGTCCTGGAAAACCCACCCCTAACAAAAACCCGGCTATACCTCCACCACCGCCGCCACCACCTGATATAAAAGTAAGTCTCTGCCTTCCTGACACATACTTAGATATTAAAACCGGTAAATGTGTGCCATGCCCTACTGGAAAGGGACAATACATTAGGGGTAGTGGGTGCCAGCCATGCCCTCCAGGCTCTACTGGAGAAAGCATACATACTGGGTGTACCCGTGTCGGGCCTGATGGAAATAGCTACACGATGATAGCTTAACTATTTTTATTAAAATTACTTATCAAGCCCTCTAGTATTTCCTAGAGGGCTTGCTTTATATATACTTACGCCATCTTGTTTAATTTGGAGAACTTATGAGATTAGATAGGTTAAGGCTTAAAAACTTCTGCTATCACAGAGAGCTCGACTGGGTATTCTCTGATGGCATAACCTCAATATCCGGAGAGAATGGCTCTGGAAAATCAAGTGCCCTTACAGCCATATACGCAGCCCTTACCGGGGACTTTAAGCGTAACGACGGCGTAATGGGAGATAACATAAACCAGTTCTGTTCAGAGAAAGAAGAAAGTTTTGTAGAGCTTCATTTCTCTACTGACTCTAACTCTGCAGTAATAACTAGGTATCTAAGACCCAATAAGCGGTCTCTAGTAATAGACGGCGGTACGCCCATAACGTCAGAGAAAGAAATTGCTTCGGCTATAGAAGGGTTGATAGGCGTATCGTTTGAGATACTGTCTGACTACGTCTTTGTGCGCCAAGGCGATATGCTAGGCGCGATAACCATGCGCAAAGGCGATAGACTATCAGCACTTCAATCGCTGTATGGCCTGCAAAGGTCTGAATCTTGTTACGACGAGATAAGTAAAAGCGCTGCTAAAATAATAGTGCAAACCCCCTCTGAAACTATAGAGAGCATAGCTGCTCAGCTTAGAGAGAAGAATCTAATTCTTAACTCTTTGAAAGAGTCTATTGTAGATTTAAATAAGCAAGAACTAAATGACTCTAGCCTAAAGGCAGACCTTGAGTTTTTTAGAAAGCAAGAATCAATCAAGTCTAGCATAGCTGAAGCTAATCTTAGTTTATCTAAAGTTGGCAACGATCTTAAAGAATTGATAAATAGAAGACCCATAGTAGTCGATAGGCTTAGCGGGCTGGATGTAGGTAACCTTGATGCTATGCTATCAGATTATAAAAGAGCCAAAATCGTATGGGGCTCTATATCGTCTTATGATTTAAGAATGGCTTCAAATCGAAGTAGCGAAAGTCTTTTGTCAAGTAGACTTGGAGAGCTAATAGATTCTAAGCCTGAAAAATTAAAGGGTTACATAGCCTCAAGCGGAAAAGACTTTGATCATCTCACTGAGTTGTGCGGAGCTCTTAGCTCTAAGCGAGAGTGTTTAGAAAAGCTTCAGACTAAAAATGAATGCCCAATATGTGGAAATATGGGGGCAACACTGGCGGTAGCTGTGGATGCCCTTAAAGAAACTATAAGCATTTTAGAGCCTACAATACAACTAATGAGAGAGCTCTACCAGTCAAGCAGGGACTACGATAACCGAATATCCGATTACGAAACTAATTATGCTTTACTAAACAATCAGATTGCTCTTTTAAAGTCTAGGATGGAGGAAGTTAGACCGGAAGAGCCCAGTGTCAGCGAAAGCGAAGCCGATAAGTTTATATCTAGTTTTAACGAAGCTAGAATAAACTACAACGCTGCCTCTAGTGAGTTGGCTTCTTTAGACTCTAGAATAGTTTCTGCAGAAGCCTCCATAGCAACTTTAAATGATCTAATAGATTCTAAGAAAGGCCTGTGCGACACCTCCATAGACTACGCAAAGATAGATAGGGAGCTATCTTTTAAAATAGCCGAGATAGGCGCTAATAAAGAAAAGAGTATTAGATTTCAGGAGCAGGAAAGATCTTTAAAGGAATCTATAGTGTACTTGGAATCAAGAAGAGAAAAAATAATGGGGGACATAGGTGAGGCTAATGTTAATAAAGAAATTAAAGATCACCTAGAAAATTTAAGAACAGTGATGCATAAGACTAACCTACCAAGAAAACTTACGGTAAACTATCTTAAGAGAACTGTTGTTAAAGCGAATAATTACTTGGAAGATTTCAGCGCTCCATTTAGAATATACTCAGATGACGATTTGGTTTTCTGGGCGAAGTTTATAGATGGAAGAGACCTACCAGTAGGAAGGCTTTCAGGCGGCGAGCTAGGTGTGCTGTCTTTAGCGTTTAGGCTAGCAGTACACTTTGAAATAGGCGCTGGACTAAACCTCTTGGTTTTGGACGAGCCTACTGATGCTCTAGATGAGGCTAATTTAGAGTGCATTGAAACTGCATTCTCTAGGATGAGAGCTATGTCTAAATCTTGTGGTCTGCAGGTTCTTATAGTTAGCCATAGAAAAGCTATCGAGAGAATGTGCGATCATAAGCTTCTCTGTACAAAAAGGTGATAGATGACTACGGCCATAGAAGGATCTGTATATAAGTTGTCGCTCGATAGCAATGGAGAGGTATGGGTAATAGCTGGCGACAAAATGCCAAGCTGTACCCATATGGGTGTCGAAGAATACACAAGCAATTTAGAAAAGTCTGGATCTTATCCTAGCAATTTGAGAATACTGGGTAACAGCTATAACGCTGAGCTTATAGTAAGGCTGTACGGCCTTAAATCTAAAGGCTTTATAAAGTCTATAGAACTGGGCAGCCCTTCTATAAGCTCAAGCGATGATACTGCTTCCATTCTTATGCGAATGAGAATGTCTAACCTTCCAGCTTCTTTAGGTGGATGGCATGAGATGAATCAGAACGACTGCATATCTTATGGTGTAGGAGTTCTGATGAGGTCTGCCACCAACGGATCTCACTTGCGGGCCTGCGAGCTAATGAAGCAGCACCCTGTTTGGGGTTACGTAAACTTTATACCCCATATCAACGACATGTTCTTTACGAAGGTTATGGCGAGAATAGCTGACCCTAGATGGTTCGTAGACCCGAGCCACGTTAACAGGTTGTCACGTTTATATGCATGGCTCGGTCTGTGCAACGGTCCTCAAACGGATGAAAAGCTTGTTAAAAAGTTTGATGTTTACTCTTGCTGGTCTGAAGGGCTTACAGGCAGCCCTGAAGATATGGCTAAGCCAGGGTGGTTTATAATAAGAGAAGGCAACATAAGATGGGGAGCTCATAAGCCGTGGGTAAGGACTTTAAGAATGTCGCAACTTTTTATCAAGTTTTTAAACACCGCTTGGATAGACTGCATCTATCCTTACCCTAATAATTGGATGGAAAAAATATTAGAACCAGACATATTCTTTAATAGCTCAGTGGATTCTTTGGGATTTTCAAATCACAGAAAAAAAATTATTTAATCTTATTTGAGACTATAAGTCTTTCTGTTAAAAGGCCTTGTATTTTATTTTATTTTAACTTTTTAATCAGTGATTGACACTCCTCTAATAGATAAATAGAATTCGATTCTAACCTTAGTGGGCTCAATAAATATTGAGTTCGCATAACAATACTTATGCCATGACCGGCAGAAGAGGTTTACATGGACGTAGTATTTACTACAGGCAATTCGCTACTTCAGATATCGGTTCCAGAGTTTGGGCCAGGGCTTCCGGTAGATCTTACTAAAGCCTTTGAAAGCAGGCTATGCTACACACACAGCACCTTTAATCAGCCTACCTACTTCTCCAAAAAGAGCGGCGTATCTACTGAGATAAGAAGAGTGTTTCAGTATGACTTAAAGGGTAACTTAGTGTGTCCTAAGGGTTTCATATCTAAGCTTGAAACAGACGCAAAAAGCCTTGGGTACTCAGTTAAAAGAGTTAACATAGACGCGGAGTATCAGAGAGGCCCAGCCTTTCAATACGACCTTGATAGGCTCTCAGGTCTCATACAGTTAAAAGATAAACAAGACGAGTGCTTGGCCGCTATTCTTACAAGTGAAGGGGGTATAATAGTTGGGCCTACAGGATTTGGAAAGTCCTTCATGTTCTCAGCAATCTGCCTAGCCTACCCCAATGCAAAGATTCAAATAGTTACGAAGCGCGTAGATGTTATGAAGCGCATATATGGTGGGCTATCAAAGTTTATACCTAAGCTGGGAATGGTAGGTAGCGGTAACTGTAACTGGGAGCGAGTGACGGTAATAACCGCCGATAGCATGCACCGAATATCCCATACAGACGAAGGACTTGCAGACATACTTCTGTACGACGAAGTACATGAGGCTGTAGCTCCAACCTACCAACATGAGCTGGGTAAGTTTCTAAGGACTCGCAAGTTTGGGTTCACTGCGTCTCCCGATGGCAGAATGGATGGCGCGCACTTTATGCTTGAAGCCATATTTGGTCCTAGAATATTCGAGCTGTCCTATAGCGCAGCTGTGGATGTAGATTTGGTAGTCCCAATCAAAGTAGAGTGGGTAGCCGTAGACGGTGATGGGCCTAGCCCCTGCGCTGACCTTTCAGGCGTTCCCAGAGAAAGATGGGGCATTTGGCGTAACGAGTATAGAAACAAAGCAATAGCCGACAAGGCTAGGGAATACGCTAAGGATGACCAGGTACTTATAATGGTAAAGTCAATTGAACACGCAGTTCATTTGAAGCAGTTCTTACCAGAGTTTAAGCTTTGCTACGACAGCATGGACCCCGCTGACTACAGCAGATATGTATCCAAAGGAATGCTAGACCACACAGAGCCTTTGATGGTACCAGCTAGGCGAGAAGAGATGAGGCTAGGGTTTGAGCGTGGAACTCTGAAGAAGGTTATAAGCACAGATGTCTGGAGTACAGGCGTGGACTTTGCCCAGCTTGCTGTTCTGATAAGGGCAGACGCCAGGGCGAGTAAAATCGTAGACATACAGGCGCCTGGTCGAGTAGCTCGAAAGCATGAAGAGTCAGGTAAAGAGTTTGGAGTGGTAATAGACTTCATGGACAACTTTGACTTTACGTTTCAGAACAGAAGCAGAAGCAGGCGGGTTAGCTATAGAAAAATGGGGTGGGAAGAGATAGTAACTACCAGCGGTAAGCTACTGCCTGATGACCACATAGAAGTTTTAGAGGAGGCATTTGATGAGTGATCAAGTAAGCATGGACGTTCTAGCTTTAGAAGCTAGGCGTGTTTACTGTATGCATATGCGTAATTTTAATAGATCAAAAGGGCAATCTTCCAACTACGGCAAAGGTAAATTGGCTAGGTACGACGGCACTTCTTCAGGCAGGCCCAGGCCTGGAGAAGCCGTATTAAGTAAGGACGGAAAAGACTACAAGCCTGTCTGGCCCAGAATAGCTGAAACTGTAAGTTCAAACAGAGTTACCATACTAGAGCTAATAAGGGCTCAGTTTGCCACTGTATCAGGTGGCGCTCCTTCTGCCAGTGCTTGCTATGGTGATAGAGCTGTAAGGCTTACAGTGCAGCGCAGAGAACAGGAGAAGCAGGAGACCTTAAACCTTCTTAACTCCTACAGACAGGTAACTAACATCGAGGTGACTCGAATGCGTGACTTTATAACATCGGAGCAGTCTGTTGTGGATATCATCGCTGGATGTGATGTTTCTCCTTTTTACAAAGTTAACACAATAATGTTTATGAGTGACTCGGCTTTCATAGATCCTTTAATTATAAGCTTAGCCGAAGAAGACTATCTTATGCGAATGGATGTGTACGAGGCTGTATGGTCTAAGTCCATACATACTTCGTTCAGGAGCACGGCTATTAATTCTCTCCGCAGGGAGAGAGCTAGCCTATTTATTAGCACGGATAATCTAATTTTATAGGGGTTAACATGGATGGTTATGTAGATAAAAGATTACCTGAAGTAGTTGAAACAGTTTATAGGATTGACGCTTCAACTGTTGATTTTGTTATTAAGCATATAGTAGCCGATTCCACTTTGCTGTTAGAGTGTTTACCGCATTTTAACGAAGAGTACTTTTCCTCTGACGAGAAGCCTTACAGAATAATCATCAAAGCCCTTAAATTCTATCACAACGAGTTTAATGAGGCTCCAACTTCTGAGATGATAAAATGCATAGTAAGCGATCTATCAGAAGTAAGAGGTAGCCTTCCTGTAGATGGCCTGAGTCTAAAGGATCAAGTCTTTAGAATAGTTGACAGCGCTTTTGACTATGGCAAGGACGGAGTCGAAGCGAATAGAAAGCTATGTAGAGAAACTCTGCAAAGGTTCTTAAACGAAAGAGCTATTCACGATAAGCTTTACAGCCAGCTTAGCTCTACCTCTGCGGTTCAGACTGTAGTTAAAGACGCTAATGATTTCTTTAACAAGTTCATATCTGTAAACCAGTCGATTCAATCGATGAATGAGTCGGCAATGTGCGATGTTATTCCAGACCTGTGGAAGCCTGCCACTAAGATAGGAGACCCTTTAGGCCTTCCTTACTTTGATAAGTTTATGACCGGCGGCACTAACGCTGGGGATGTGTACGCTATTCTAGGTGGGTTCGGCTCTGGTAAAACTTGGATGGGTATAAACGTAATAGCTAATAATTGCGCTCGCGAGCACGCCAGGGAAATGAAGTGCATAGCGGAAAATACGCCTTATATACCTAAGGTAGGCATCTATGTAAATTACGAAGGCAGTATTGATGTTATTAGATTTAGGTTGGCTGCTTGTCTCTCTAGAATACCTGAGAAAATTATAAAGGAGCACCTCGTAAATGGCCTGCCTCTATCTACCAGAGAAACTCTAAGAGACTACGAGCTTCGAAGGTACTCTAACACCAAGGATGAGGCTATGCGCATACCCGAAGTTGAAAGGTTTGCAAGCATTAAGGGTTTAGTAAATAGGTACACGCAGATTCTGGACATGAGTGGTAGCACTCCTGCTAAGCTAGGCAAGGGCTTTACTTCTGAGTTAATATCTCAGATAGATAAGTATGTAGCAGCTAACAAAGTACAGATAGGCACAGTGTGCGTCGATTATGTAAAGCTAATGGCCGACAGGCATATCGCAGCTAATGGTAACAAGATGGAGAATCTAAGGCATTATATTCGTAGGGTTCCAGCTGAGCTATCCGTAGGCATAGGCATAAAGCATAACTGCGTAGTGTGGCTTCTTCATCAGATAAGCGGCGAAGCCAATAGCATAAGGCCTGGAAAAGCATTACACCATTCTCACTCTTCCGAGAGTAAAGACTTTGGTGAAAATGTGCATAGGGTATTTTGCTTAGGGCAAAAGCATGAGGAGAGCGGAGTTCAGCGCATGGACGCTTCAAAGCTTCGTAGCGATGAGACTCCATCTAAGAGCTATGTGGTTGTTAAGTTTGACGGAGAAACCAGCTCCTTTAGCCTAGACAACAACTGGATCATAGATGAACACGCCGGGTTTGTTAAGGCTTCCTATTCTGGGTCTTCTATGGATGTGTCTTCTAGAGGCAGATCTAAAGAAGAAGACTCAAATGACAGAGATTCTTAAAGGAGAACTATGAGCACAGCTGTAGACGATGTATTGTGCCCAGAGCTTTACTTTAGGTTAAAGAAAGTGTTTGGGAAGGTATATGTAAATAATAGAGGTACGGCTATGGTTATGCGGCCTAGCTCCAATGGAGAAAGGCCCACGTACTTACTGCATGGAGAGTATTATAGAATATGCTGCCCATGGTGCGGAGACACTCGACATAGGCTTTATATAAACCATAGGTGGTTTGAGCATCGCCATATGGCGAACTGCTTCAACGAGACAGCGTGCACCAGGGGAGAGCTGGGCAGCATGCGCCTAGACCAGCTACATCTGTGGCTGTTCAATACTTCTTCTCCTGTGTCTTTGCCAGTGCATCATAAGGTAATGACGCATGAGCAGATAACGGCTTTGACTGAGATTCGACCTCCTGATAGGTGTGTAGCCTTATCTTCGCTTAGAGAAGACCACGAAGTCCTAAACTACATAGTTCAAAGGGGTTATAACCCTAAGGTTTTGGAGAAGTACTTAGGAGTGGGCTGGATAACAGAAGAAGCTATTCCAACCCAGAGAGAAAGAATTTACATACCAGTTTTTCAAAATGGGAAATTAATGGGGTACCAGGGGCGAATAATTACAGACGACCCATTAAAGAAGAAGCAAAAATATATCAACCCACCAGGTATGAAGAAGTCTATGCTTCTATATAATCTGGATAACGCCAAGAATCAGAATGTGGTTGTCATATGCGAAGGCCCTATTGACGTGTGGTCTGTAGGCCCTTCAGGTGTAGCTATCTTTGGAAGCGATTGCAGCCAGGGGCAGCTAAACCTTATCGGTGAATTCTTTAACGGCAAGGTTATAGCTATAGCCCTTGATGGGGATGCTTCCTACAAGGCAGACGCGCTTGTAGATAAAGTTCAGCATTCAGCGCCTAGGTCTGTGGTTATTAAGATACCCATGGCGAAAGAAGAAGATCCAGATTCCCTAAGAGATGAGTTGTGGAGACGTCTCCAATCTATAGCAACAAACATGGGTGTCACTTTGCCAGACACTTTAAAGGAGTGGCCCAGTGAATGATTTTAATAGTGAGTGCACCTATGGTAATTTTGTAAAGCTAATAAACAAGGCCGGACCTCTTTTGAGCTGGCCTTTTTTATTTCCTTCTGAGCACTCTGGAGTTATACCTAAGGTAGGCCCTGATTTCTATCAGTGTGCCAAAGCTCTAGCAGGAACAGACGAAGACATAGTCATAGACTCGTATTCTGATATGCTTTACTTCAAAGCGCTCTATCAGCAGGGGTTCTCTCTGCCAGTATCCCTTAATGGGAACATAATAAATGCAAACTTTGTACCTGGGTGCGGCTGGATGGACAACTGCAGAGTTGGGCCTTTTAGAAAATACAAGTACATGATCATAGGTAAGTGCCCATCTATCTATGACATCAAATATAATAAGGTAAACTTTGGGCTTAGCGCTGATTTGCTATGGGATGCTTTAAGCGTAGAGGGCTTTAACAAGCCAGACTTCTACCTAACCTATGTAGTTAAACACCAGTTGTTAGACCCATCGAGCGGCAATATCAAATCCGTTTGGATCAATAACTGTGCTCCACTACTTAAGCTAGAGATGATGCTTACTCTTCCAGATTTTATATTGCTTACAGGCGATGAAGCCATGAAGGCAATACTTGGAAGGGACAATAAGCTTTCAACTGCTTCTGGTAAAGTATTTGACGTGGCTATACCTTTGGCTGACGGAGGCGTGCATATAGCTAAAGCTATAGCCTGTGTTAACCCTTCGTTTGTGCTGAGGTACCCTGAGCACATAGATCGCTTTAATTCTTCTATAGCTCATTTCTCAGCTGTATGCAGAGGAGATGAGTTTCTATCCACTGAGGCTGGCATTAATCACTTTTCAGTAAGGACTATTGAAAGGCTGCTATATGTTAGGGATGAGATAATGAAAGAGGCTTCTCCGGTTATAGCATTAGACCTTGAGTGGCAGGGAGCTTGGCCTGGAGAGAAGGGAGCGTACGTTCGTACTCTTCAGTTGTCTTGGAAGCCAGGTGTAGCCTGCAGCATAATAGTAAATGAAGCTGGAGGCGGGTTTTGCTTTGAAGGCGGCCCAGAAGCCCTTAAAGCTATACTGAACACCATATTCCATCCGACGGACGAAAGAACGGTAAGAGTAGTAGGCCATTACATTACTGCCGACTTACCTTGGCTTGAGTCTTTAGGAGTAAACTTACATACTCTCTTTGAAGCCCCCTGCGATGACTTAGTTTTTGACTCCGTAGAGGGCTACAAGTTTGGGTTTGAGAAGACAAAGCATGTAGGCGGCTTTGATACGTTATTGGCAGCTCACTCTGTTAACGAGACCGACATCTTTAACCTAGAAGAGCAGGCCGTAAGGTACTGCGGAGTTCCTAGATGGGAAGGCCCCATAATTGAATGGAGAAAAAGCTACTGCAAAGCCAAAGGAATAAAGGACTCCGAGCTAGGCGGCTATGGCGATTGCCCAGACGATGTCATAGTGCCTTATGGCTGCTACGACGCCGATGTGACTAGAAGGTTGTTTGACTACTTTAATGGAATAGGAGAAGAGCCCGGTAAGCTAGATAAGGATAAGTACGGCAATAACTGCAGGCTTCCTTTCTGGCTTTCAATGCGCGCTTATCCATCTTTCATAGAGATGAGGCAAAAGGGTATTCTCATAGACGAAGTCATGGTGCACAGCCTGACTGAGACCTATGACAAGCTCTATGGCAACCTTTTAGAGAAGCTAAGAGTAAGTATACGCTGGCCTGACTTCAATCCCTCTAGCGCTTTTCATAAGCGAGAGCTGCTCTTTGGTGAGAATCTGTCTGGAAGAAGAGATGCTTCTGGCAACCCTATTAGGCAAAGGCCTGCTGAAGCTTTATCTCTTGAGCTTCTGCCCTATAAGAGTACTGGCACTGGCTCTAAAGGTAAGCTGTGGTCTTACTTGGTAGCTAAGTCAGAGGATCATCTGTACATGGCTTCTGCAGATAGAGAATCACTAACCATATTGGCCGAAGCTCATCCAGTAGTAGAAATGCTAAGGGATGTACGCGCTTTGCATTACTTAAGAACTACAGTTCTCAGGTCTCCTGACTGTGATGATGACGGCAATGAGAAGGTAGACTCTGAAGGTGACGTTGTATATGACAAAGGATTGTTGTCGTATATCCATGAAGACAAAAGAGTTAGGTCTATGTTTAGTCAGACTAAAGAAACTGGAAGGGCATCATCGTCAAAGCCGAATATGCAGAACTTGGGCAAGACCATAGAAGAGAAGTACAAGGCTATATTCATAGCTCATGGAAAAGACCTAGGGCTTAGTTACACATACCCTCTAAGGTCTGTGATAAGCGCAAAGCCTGGATGCGTTCTAGTAGAGGCTGACTATACCGGTGCAGAGCTAGCGATTATGGCATGGCAGTCAGGTGATAAGAACATGATCGACCATGTTCGTAGAGCCAACCTGCCAGAGAATCATCCTGAGTACTATGACATTCACAGCAACGTTGCTGTAAATACATTCAAGCTAAAATGTCCAGCTACTAAGAAGGGGCTTAAAGATATAGGCAAGGCTGGTATGCGCACTGCTGCTAAGGCTGTGGTGTTTGGATATGCATACGGACAAGGAGCCGACTCAACCGCTAGAAAGGCAAAGCAAGAGGGAGTAATAATTTCTGTAAACGAGGCTCAGGAGCTTATAAACGGGCTAGTAGATATGTACCCAAGACTTCCAATGTACTTTAACGAGTGCAAGGCAAGAGTTACTGATCCAGGTTGGATGAGCAACTGTTTTGGAAGGTACCGTAGATTTGCTCCGAGTAAAGATAGGGCTGTTGTGGCAGAGTACGAAAGACAGAGTATGAACTTCCCAATTCAGTCAGCTGTAGCTGATGCAATGTCTTGCGCGCTTGACCATATTTATACCCATCGTAAAATGGTCACGACCAATTTACGATATGACATCATATTGCAGGTGCATGATGCTGTCATTCTAGAGGTGCCTTATGAGTGCGTAGAGGAAGTCGTAGATAAGGTTCTGCCTATGTGCATGAGCGATAAAGTCAGTGTGTATTCTTGTGGCCTAGATGGGGCTATGAGAGTTGGAGATTGTGGTCCTTTTCACTTGGGCATAGCGACTGAAGTATTTACCAAATGGTCGATACCGCTAACCAAGGAGGACTGCAAGGTTATGGGCATACCCGAGAGGTTTGCCCAGCATTAAGAGAAACAAAATGGAAAAAAATAGTGTCGAGTCTTGGCTAACCATTATAAAAGTTGCAATCGACCCAGACTCTCCGTTTAAGGGTTTAGTCGATTTACGAGAGATTTTCAACTTACCACTTTCAACACAGCATAAAATACACGATGCCATGACTGAGGACGAGCGGGCACAGCTTGCTTTAGTCTATGGCTCTGCAAAAGGAGAAGTAGCATGAACAGAGGAATATCAGCACTACAAGTTGTAGAAGAATTAGCAGCCAGCAGATTAGAAGAGATGAAGACTGCGGCCTATAATAGAGCTCGAAATAAAATTAGAAAAGAACAGCGTAATAGATCTAAATGGGATAGCTTAACCAAAATAGTTTCTGAAATTAGTAGAAAATATCCCATATGCGTAGAGAATGTACAGTTTCCAGAGTCATCAAACCCTTACTTTTCATTCTTATTAAACGACCGCTCTACGTATGGTCGTTATGATAGGTTTCATATTCATTTTGTTACTGAAGAAAGCGGAAGAGTAAGCCTTAGATATAGTGATTCTACTGAATATAGTAGATCCCGTACGCACCCTCTAGCAGATGCTAATACAGTAGATGAGTTAATACCTGCTTTGATAAGTAAACTAGCTGACGTGGTAATTAGCAGGCGGTAACTAAACAATTAAAATTTAAACAAAAAGGGATTAAAATGAAAACAGCAACAGATCTTATAAAAGAGTTAGGTGTTAGCAGATTAGAACAGATTAAGATTGAAAAATTTAATGACGAACAACACGAAATAAGAGACGTTGAATGGCGAAAATCTTTTTGGGCCAGCCTTATTAATATAGTTTCTGAAGTTAGTGATAAGTATCCTGAAAATGTATGTAAAGTTCAGATTCTTTATGGAAGAGAGCCATACTTTTTATTTAAGTATCAAGAAAAGGATGCGAGTTGCAAATACGATGGCACCATGTATTTTAATAAACAAGATGGAATGGTAAGTCTTCAGTATAGGAAAGATAAGTACGATACTAATAGATGGACAGCCGCAGAGGCTAGAGCTGTGGACCAATTAATACCTGCTTTAATAAGCGTATTAACTGACATAGTTCATGGATTACCGATTAATAGATGTAAAATTTAATCAAGATAGTAAAGTGTGCACAAAACAACTTCAAAAGGAATTAAAATGAAAACAGCAACAGACCTTATAAAAGAGTTAGCAGAGTCAAGGAATAAAGAAGAAAAAGATAAAGCAGAAAAGGAAGCAGAAGAAAATCGTATACGTCGAATTGCTTTTGATGCGAAACTGTTAAAGCCGTTTTGGCCGTTAATAAATATTATTAACGAGGCTGCAATTCAGTTTAAAGATGTAGTAGAGCATGTCTCAGTGTATGACGACTACAGACATAACGCTGGTGGTTGGGCTCATTATGTTACATTTAGTTTATTAAATACTAATGAATATGGTCGAAGAGAAGGAAATGACTTTCTTTTTTTAAGCTTAGACCACGGTATGTTTTCAGTTAAAAAATTTGGAGGGTACGATATGCGCTACGGCACTGGCTCTTATGATGCTCACAAAACTATGTTTAGTGCAAAATCGGCAGATGAGCTTATACCTGGTTTAATAAGCCTAATAGCAGATAGAGTTAGAGCCTTTGAGAAAGGTAAAAGTAAATAAATTTATAGGTGTAAAATAAATGAATATTTTTGTGCTTTCTGAAGACGTTAAGGAAGCAGCTGAGTGGCATGTAGATAGGCATGTAGTAAAGATGCCATTGGAGACAGCGCAAATGCTATGCACAGCGCTGTCTTTAAATGGCAACAGTAATGTGGAGTATAAGCCGGCTTTCTTTAAGCACCCTTGCACCATATGGGCAGCAGCTACCAGAGATAACTTTGAGTGGCTATGCAGGCTAGGCGTAGAGCTTTGCTCCGAATACACTTATAGGTATGAAAGAGAGCATGCTTCAGAAAAGGTCATTCGCAGCTGCTATGAGAAATATACCAGTGTACCAGCAGGTGCACTAACAAGCTTTGCTCAGGCCATGCCGCTTGAGTATAAGAGTGAGTGCGCTATTGCGGCGTACAGACTGTATTATGTTAAAGGCAAGAGCCATTTGGCTTCTTGGAAAAAGCGTAGTAAACCTTTATGGTTTAAGGAGTAACGCATGGATGATTTTTACAAAGAAGAGGTTGTAGCGAAAGCAGCTACAAGCTCTCTGAAGGTTTTAGATATGATAATGCAGGCTGTTAGGGACGCCAAAAGCCCTTTGTTTTGCCCGGATTACCAGAGTTTTCTTAGGCTTGTTAACGATCCCAAACATGCTGATATCAAGGAGATCCTTGAAAGAACAAAGGCGGAAATAATAAAAAGCGAAGTCGATAGATTAGAGTTGAGACAAGAAATAATGAAACAGCGGAATCACCTTAATCTTTAAAGGGAGTTAAAATGAGTGAACCAAAGTATGTTGTAATAGAGTACTACGAATCAGATCACGGCGGAAAACCTGGAGATGAGCATAACTCTCTAGCTTTGCATAGAGTAGAGGATGGAGAAGTACAGGCATCTGATGATGGTGCTCCTGTCACTAGAGAGGAAGCTCTGGAAATGCTGGCTGCCTTTGATAGACCTATTCACTCGTCTGTGGATGTAGCTGAAGAGGAAGAGCTTAGAAACATAACTGAGTACGATGGAGACTCTTCTCCTGATCTTGAATTTCTTAAAGCTAAAGCAGACGCTGAATCAAAAATAAAAATGATGCCAATTACTAACGTATTAAGCCTAATACCATTAGTAAAGTACGTAGAGTTAGAGTCTAAAATTTTAAATGGTCCTACCTGGAGTATACTAGTTGTAAGTGTTAAAATCGATGGCACAAAACATAGGGATGAGCTTTTAAAGATGGGTCTTACTAATATATCCAAACCTAAGCTATGGGTTGAATGCAACATTTATAAAACTTCCGGTTCTGAAGGATTAGCTTTTGTAGGCAGCTGCCTTATAAATAAGGACATGTAAATATGATAGCATTCTGTGGCCATAGCCGTTCTGGTAAAGACGCAGCAGCGTTTATGTTCTCCCAGATAACTGGCCTTAAATATGCAGGTAGCTTGTCTTGGTTACATAAGGACATAGTTGCGGAAAAGCTGGGTGTTCCTGACCAAACCGCTTGGGAGAACAGGCACATAAACAGAATGGAATGGCGTAGGATTCTCGACGAGTATAAGGCTGGAGATGAGTCAAGATTGATAAGGAGGTCGCTCCAGTATGGTCAAATTATTGTTGGAATAAGAAATTTTTCTGAGTTGCAAGCTGCTCTCTCAGAAGGACTTATAAAAATTGCGATTTGGGTTCACAGACCTGGTATTGAAATTGACCCAACCGTAACATATACTTCCTCTGACTGCACTCATGTGCTTAGTAATACTGGAGACTTAAGTTATCTTAACCACCAGTTAACGCTATTGGCTGAGAGCGTCTGTTCAAATGGTTCAAAAAGTTAAATGGTTCAAAATGAATTGAGGTCTTTGTGTTCAATTTTTACTTATGGTCTTTGTTAACACATTTCTCGGTTTACCCTGAATACCATTAAACTTATTTCTTGAACTGGCATTGTGTCAGTTCTATTTTTTTATTTGGAGGTAAGTTTTATGTCTAGTTTTGGAATTAGTGCTCCTAACTTTGAGTCGAGCGGCTCTGACTTTAATAGAGGCGACCATGTGCTAAAGCCTGGCGCAGGTATTGTTATGCGCCCATCTTGGACGAAATCCGACCCGACTGTTATTCGCCCATTTCCCTGCGTAGAGGGTGATAGCTTTCAGCCTACTCGCTATTCGGAACACGCGTATAGTAAGTGGTTTTCAGAGTGCACTATGGTTAGTAGCTTCGGCAATCCGCAGAAGAGCTGGATAGCGTATGACCCTGAAGACAAGTCTTATGAGATTAGAAGCAATCCGGCTTTTATGGTATATGACCTAGCTTCACAGGTATCTACTGGAAAGGTACGAGGTCCACAAGAGTGGGCTCTGACTATTAAAGGTGGCATGGGTAAATCGGCAGCTGTGTCTAGGCCTGATAGAGCGGTTATCATTCGTTGCGCGATTTACGAATACAAGGGTATTCCTAAACCTGTAGCTGACGGATTGGCACCGTTTCATCAAACGGTGTTTATGGTGCTCAAAAAGTCTGCAGCTCAGGCTTTGTTCAGAGAGTTAGGCATGCCAAGCTCTACTACGTCTGGACCAGACATCAACGAGAAGTACGCTACCGGTGACGTGGTATCACTTAGTGATGGAGCGTACTTTGTGTTCTACGAAATAGGAATGACTCCTAGAGGATACACTCCTCCTACCTCTTCTGCTGTAGGGTACTCTAACGGAAAGAACAAGCCTATTGGGTATGATTGCCTCGTAAGCAAGACATACAGAAATATGCCTGCGGCTTTCTCCGAGAGTGAAATAGCGGAAGTAGCAAAAAGAGTAGCTCAGCCTATTAGGTCACAGCTTAACTTTGCTACAGACGAGGAACAGGTTCGGTATGTAGTGGACAGCCTTAGGGACTGCCCAGCTCATGCTGGTTTGGTTGTTCATGCGCTTAGAGATAGGTACGAGCGATTCTTACCAGCTGACTTTGTTAGCTACGGTAACGAGTTCCTTAGGCAAGTAGGTCTTATGGCATCTTCTGTGGCTAACCCAGGTTATGCTCAGCCAACGCTTCCTACCTACCCTATGCCTACGCAGCCTTATCAAGCTCAGCCTGTTTATGTGCCAGCTGCTGCTCCAGTATATGCTCCAGTCCCTGCTCCGGTTCCTGCGCCAGTTCCTGCTGCCTATAGGCCAGCAGCTCATGTGCCGGACACTAGAGCGGTTATTGAAGAGATTACTAACGCTCCAGATTTGGCTGAAAGCAAAGAGGCAATCGTTGCCAAGCTTAGAGAGTTTAGGTCTAAGAACGGGCTGGAATCAAAGTAGTTGATAGTGTAGCGCTACTGGCAAATGTTAGTAGCGCTATTTAATATACACATATAGTTAGAATAAGGCGCATCATACTATGGCTAAGAAAAAGTGGGACTCAGACGTAAAGATATCTCCATCTGACTTTTTTTCATCTCAGTTATCTTCCTCTCAAGCGGAGCTTGGCAGGAACGATACTTTCGTAGGCAAGGAATCGCAACGTGTGATTATAGGTATACCATTAAAGGCATTTAGCCTTAGGTACCTATTTCAAAACGATTGCTTTCCTTTAAGCCGTATGACTGAGTTGTATGGAGTCAGTGAATCCTGTAAGTCAGCTATGCTTTACGAAATGTTTCGTTGGCATGTTGACGCAGGTGGAGGCTATGTGCTTAATCTAGCTGAGCCTAGAGACAGCCCCGATCTTCGGGCAAGCATAATAGGCCACGCGTCTGATACCACTTTTCCTACAGTCACATGTAACAGTATAGAGGACTGGCAGCAGAACATAACTGAGTGGCTTAAGAAAAGCCGAGATATGTTCTCTGAGTCTGGGTCTTGTCCTTTTCCAGCTGCCATAGGCGTAGACTCCTTAACAGGAGTAACCACCAGAGGCGACATTGATGATATATGGTCTAAGGGCTTTGCTTCTATAGGCTTTGCCAAAGCAGCCAACATCATCAACACTTATTGTAAGTTTGTCTTCAGTGAGCTAAGGGTATGGCCCTACAGCTTCATCGGGGTCAATCATATGAAGATAAGTAAAAATCCTCAGGGCTTCATAGAGCGCAAGATACCTGGCGGCCAGGCCTTGGACTACTATGCCACCTTTAAGCTGCGTATGCATCGCCGTAATGATATTGACCGCCTTGATGAGGCAGGCCGACTTATCGAGTTCACAATGGATAAAAACAGTCTAGGCACTGCCCCTGAGCGCAGGTCGATTGATGTCCCTATGAAGTGGATATTCAATGAGAACGGCGAGCAGCACACTTGGTGGGATTGGCATGAAGCCAGTATTGCCTTGATAAACGAAATGACCAGTACTCGTAAGAACAGAGTCTTAGAGGTTACTGGACTTCGTAATATCAACAAGGCGCAGCGCACTGCTGACTGCGGTGAGCTAGGCATGATTAAAGCCACGTGGACAGAGATAGGCGCAGCTATCGAAGAGAACGAGGTAATCAAAGCCGAGCTTGATGCTATTCACGGTATAAGGAAACGTCGTCCTTTCAGGGCTGGTGTTCCTTACTCAGTGCAGATGAAGGAAGCATGCGAAGCTGGTGAGTTGGAAGATGAAAAACTATAAGGAGTGAGTATGACTAGCAGGGAAGAGTTCTTTAAAGATAGAGTTTCCGGTATTGATACCGAACACTCTTCTGTCGAAGCGGCTTTAAGGCAGCTGGTTAATAAGTTCCCTGCAGCAGGTACCTTTCCTGATTTGAAGCGTAAGTGTAAAGCCCAGACAGGAAGCGTAAAGGTGACTCTAGAATGGTTTTCAGAAGAGCACCCTAACTTCCCGATCCACATGGTATACAAGAACATCCCTTGGATACGAGATATGTGGGCTGGGCTTTACACAGGCTTTAAGAAGACAGAGTTGTATCAAGGCTGGGTAGAAGAAGAAAACTTACTTCAGTTAAAGGGATCAAAGGATGCTGCGTCTAAGCCTATGGCAGTTGTCTTTCAGTGGCCTAAATGGAAGATGTGCTGTATGCATAACTTGGACTCTAAGAAATTTGGCGGTTCTTGGTACAGTGTTGCCGCCGCTAAAGATGATGACTGCTTAAAGATTTACAAGTCTTTAAAGAACGGAGAAAGCTTCGTGATCGAACCGTTCGAGCAGCTTCTTGATTCGGTCACGTGGACTAATTAGAAAGGATTTTTTATGTCTAGTAAGTTAAGTAAGTTAGCCGTAGAGATGCATAGGACTGTAGCTTTAGACAGTGCAGCCGTAGAGGAAGGTGCTTCTTCAAAGTACCTAGATGTAACTATGCAGTATTTTCCAAGTTGCGATAAGGCTAACACCGATGAGGGTAAGGATAGGGACTGGTTTAAAATGCTCGTAGACTCTAACCCTACAATCGATAACTTATCCGAAGCGGTAAACGCTGCAGCTAAATCCATGATTAGTCAAGTTAACCCTTCAGAGGTCAACATGACGGTAAGGCTTAGCAACGATGTAGATAAACATGGGTTCTGCTCTAAGACTGTTTATTTTTCTTGGTCCGATGGAAAATAACCAGCTATGCGCACTAAACCACCTAACAACGAGCCTAACAACCTTGCGGTCTCCTTACAGGGTTCGTTGTTTAACAAGGGCGACTACCCAAAACTTGTTGATGTTTTGGCTGAGTGCGAAAGGACAACTGAGTCCTGGTTTATAGATGACGAGGCTCAGTTAGCTTTATCGCGCAAGGGCACTACAGTTGGTGGTGACAGAGTATCATGGCTGGCTATGAGACAGGTCTGTAAAGTTCTATCATCAGGCCTGTCTTTATCTTTATTAGATTTACTTGGTATGAGAAGAGAACCAGAAGATTTGGATAAGCCTTACAAATCTGAGGTAGATCCAGACGAAGACTTTTCTGTAGGGGAAGCTGCTTCTCTATATAACTTAGCGCTTAAAAAAAGGTTTGGTAGGTTGTTCGGATTTCAAGCCATACGTAATTCGGACACCAAAGTGATAGAGGCTGTGGTAGGCAGTAGGTACAGGAGATTACCAAATGGCGATTTCGTATCAGCAGTGTCTAGTTCCCTGGAGTCTTGTGAGACTCCTCTAACCTTTCACTCTGCCTCTTTATCAGGCCGTAAAATATCAGTTCTGTATTCCGCAGATGGGTACGAAGATTTTCCTTTGCGCCCTGGAATAAGACTAGTAAATAGCGAGATAGGCGATTCGGCTATAAAAGCAGCCGTAGTAGTAATGTCAGAAAACGGCAGCACCATGATGTCGTCATACGGTAAGCTTAATCGTGTGTCGCATTCAGGAAAGGACCTTCTAGGTAAGCTCTCTAAGCTTATATCCAGTACTGTTGACAAAATCTCTAGTCAGCCTTTGTCTTCTGCTGGGCTAGCTAAAAAAATAGAAAACTCTTCTAGCCTATCTTTAGGGTTTTCTGGCGTCGATGGGGATGAGAAAAGGTTTAAAGACTTCATAGAGTTTTTAACCGAAAGAGCTGGCCTTACTTACTTCATGGCAAAAAGATGTTTGGCAATGGTGCTCACTGGTAGTGAGCCTAAGGTAAACAACTTTGCCATGCTAGAAAGATCAACGACTTGGCCTAAAAAATCCGCTATGGATTTAATTAGTGCAATAATGCAAGAAAGTCTCAGTCAGCGTACGTTGTATTATAATACAACGGACAGGTTTGAGCGGGTAGCGTGGGGTATATTTTTTAACAAGATAGCTTTACCAGATATTAATTCTGGAAGCTAAAATTACAAGAGGTAAACATGAGTACAAAAGACGCGATTGAAAAAGACATTAAAAGTGTTAGCAACCCTACTGCCAAAGTAGTGGATGATGCTAAGAAGATTTTGATTGATAGTATGGACCCTGAGCTTAGAGAAATCTACGAAAAAGAATTGAAAGCGTATCAGACGCTTGGAGTGGATACGCTTACCTTTAACTACGAAAGGGGCTGCGTAGCAAGCACTGTTCAAAGGTCACCTAAAGGAGATCAGTCAATCGCCCTGTTATCCAAAGCGCTTGATCTGGACAAATCCACGGTCTACAAGACCATTACCTTCAGCTCTATGTATTCCGACTTGGATGATCTTAACGCTGTGGTAAAGCGAGCCAAAGACTCAGGGTTTTTATTAACCTGGTCTCACTATGCCTCAGTAGTACATATCAAGGAATCTAGCGGCTCAGATCCTCACGGAAATAGACGCGATATGATTGATCGAGCTATAAAGGAAAAGCTGTCGGTTAGAGCTTTGGCTGCAGTGGTTAAAGAAGAGTACTCCGTAGCCGCTCCGGCTAAACCAGTGAACCGAGGGGCTCATGTAAAGTCTTTGGTTAAAAAAGTAGAAGAAGCAACTATTAGGTACCAAAAGACGGTAACCTCAAATGTAGAGGACATCGTTTCCGATTTTGCCGAAGTAGTTGAGAAGGTCGAAAATCCTGAAGAGCTGCTTGCAAATATAACCAGTATGCATGATAGTCTTGTAACTCTAACAGCTATATTAAAAAGAGTACTCGTCTATACGGACAAGTTCACTCCTATAGCTAAAGAGGTTATGCAGGCTAGAGAGAAGGTTAAGAAGAAAGTAGCTGCGGCCGAAGAGGAAGAGGGGTTATCCAAGACCTCTAAGCCGAGAAAGCCTTCTTCCATAGAAGCCAAGATTAAGTCTTAGGAGCTGCCTTGAACACGACCGTATGCTGTCTTCTTTACGGTGACTTTCCAGAGCTTGCTGATAGGTGCTTAAAGCCTATTAGCAAGCTTCTTAGCTCCGGCGTTCAAGTAAGGGCTGGCTGCAACGAAGTCTCCACTACCGTAAAAGGAATAGTGGAGACCTTGCTTCCAGCCTCACTTGGAGCCAAAGTATGCTATGAGTCCCCGCAGATATTCAAGTACCCAATGATGTCTAAGCTATTTAAGCTTGGGCCTATAGACACTGACTATATAATGTGGTTCGATGATGATAGCTACATAACTCAAGCCGACCCTATTCAATGGCTTAAAGACTTAGAATCCTTTATGAAGTCCAGCTCCGCTGATATGGCAGGAGCAACCTATGTTGTATCCACAGTTGGTTCGCAGGATGAGTGGAGACGTCTCCACTGCAGCTGGTACAGCAGCAATAACTCTAATAGGCAATCTAGGTTTGCCACTGGCGGCTGGTGGATTATAAAGTCATCTATCATAAACAAATATGGCTGGCCCCACCCTATGCTCAAGCATAGAGGGGGAGATGTTCTTCTAGGGGAACTTATAAGAAGCCAGGGCCTCAAACTGGCCAACTATAAAAAAGGAGTAGCAATTAATGCTGATGATAACGGAAAGGAGTCTGCATCAAAGCGCAGAGGCTACGACGAGCAGCCCATAGGCGTAACTATGAAAAGAAAGGAATAAGTAACAATGACTAGCAGGAAGCTAACAGATGAAAAAGTTAAAGTGTCAGTCTCAAAGATCCTCAATACTCGCAAGAGAGTTACTGATGCTCTCTACGGTTTCTGCGGTAATATTCTTAGTAGTGATAGCCTTGACGGGGCTACATCTGCTTTGGCGTTTTGTATTCCCAAGTCATGCATAGACTTTCACTGGGTTCAGAACCAGCTCTTAACGTTTGTAAGAAAACCTATTCTACATCACCACGTAGATGCCATAGCTTCTAAGCTAGCTGGCAACCTAGATCTTATACTAGCCGGTGAAACCGTAGGCGACAATGAGTGGCGCATAAGGTCAGGCTGGGGGTTAGTAAGAATACTAAACGTAGAAAAGGCCGTAAGAACATTTAAAGACGGCAACTCCCAAAGAGGGGCGTGGATGAGCCTTGAAGTTATGAGCGGCCCTGCTAGCTCATTTAAGTATAAGAAGTTTTGGTCTTCCGATATGTTCAACTACGCTAAGTTCAGAATAGGCTTTAGCTACCCAGGGGATAGCTGCAAGTATCCTTATGCTGAAGAGTCTAACCTAACTAACTTCTACTTTTTAGGTATGTTTGATCATTTGGCATTGAGAGATGGCCCCGACTACTCCGACTTTCTATGCACTGACTATATTGTGTCTAAGAACAGAGAGCTTCTAAGAAATAGGTTAAGAAGCATTCATGTTAATTCAGGGTTTCAGTGCCCTAGAAATTATCCTAGAAACATAAACTGTCACAAGTGCCCTGCAGGCTTGAATGAGTGTGAAGCTGCGACTCATGCTACAACTTATGTAGAGGACGACTGTAAGCATTGCAAAAGGCCTAGCTGGTTTAGCCCAGACAACATGGATAAATGCGTGGATTGCGTTACTTCTAGCAATTTAAAATTAATAGTGTTAGATGATAACTAAAACCAACTTATCTATTGTGTATATAGCATTCCGAATGTAAGCTTACGCTTTTAGGCACTATACTTATGGGGGATAAATGGCTACTAACATAATAGGACACCCAGATAGGCGAAGATATAATCCTTCTAGGGATATAGCCTACTGCTGGCCTAACATAATGAAGTCAGCTATGGATAGGTTAAGTGAAGGGGCGGCTCTACCTTGGTTCGTATCCCTAATAGACAAGTACGAAGTAACTGATAAAAATATAGAAGATACAGCGAAGGCCATGGCCCTTTACATGGCTTTGTGCAATAAGCCCGAAGAAGGCCCTTCTGGCGCCTTACCTCTCATGAATAGGGCCGGCCTTACAAAATGCGATGACACTTCTAAGATGCTGCTCTACGCTGCCTTAGGCGAAACTATGATGGTGGCTTTTCACGCGTCTATAAGGGATGTGCTCATGGAAGATGAAGCATCCCCTTTAAACGATGCTAAGCTTGTAGAAGTTATAAACACTTCTATGACTCAAATTCTCGAAGAGAGAAGTTCTTACATTTCAAAATTAGTAAGAAAAATAGGATCGGTATTTTCAAGAAAGGCAAGGAAGCTTAATGCATAATTCAGAAGCGGACAAGTGGATGGCTAATGTAGTGGCTAGACTAGGCGGGTTACCTAAAAACTACATGGTGTTCGATGTAGAGTCAACCGGCTTGGACTTAAACAACGACCTAGTCATTCAACTTGGGTACGCCCTGGTTATAGACAAAACCTTAGTAGAGTGCTCCAGCATCATGGTGGATTGGACACACTCAAGAGATGATGAGTTCTGTCAGTGGCTGGACAACAGAATGACTTCCACTAGAAACAACATGGAAGCAAAAAACCCAGGGTCTGGCATGTATAAGCATAGCGTAGCCAGGCTTAAAGAAAAGGGAATACCAGCCTACGAAGCCTTTACTCATTTCATGGACATAGTAAAGCTGTGCAGGTCTAACAAGTTCAGCTTTATAGCTCATAACGGGCTTAGGTTTGACCAGCCTATGCTGGATAGATGCGTTAAGCAGCTGAGAGGAGAAGACGAGAGCTTTAAGCTCGACACCACAAGTGGGCTCTACTTTGACACCATGGGGCTAGAGAGAGGCAGTCAGACTAAGATTATGCCTACTCCTTCTGATGATTGGTATACCTTCAACCACAGGCTTGTGTACGAAGGCGGAAGAATCTTTAGCTCTCTAGATCGCCACTGCTCCACCAAGTACGACCTAGTTAATAAGCACGCTTTAGAAGGCAGCGCGCATGAAGCTGACTTCGACTGCAGGCTCACACATCACCTGTTTGAAGAATTTAGAGAGATGGCCGAAAGGGGCGCTGCGCTTTAATGAGATCAACAAAAAAGAGTATAGAAGAGTTTGCCGAAGCTTACGAATTAGATATCCTATTCGCAGATGGGTTTGATGAATGCATAATCGGACTTGGGCAGTGCTTTGATAAATATCAAGTGATATACGACAGAGATAAGGTTATAAAGTGTTTAATGAAAAGCATGTCAGAAGACGAAGCCGAAGATTACTTTCAGTACAACATCGTAGGTTCTTACGTAGGAGAAGCCACTCCTATATTTACAGTTAGCTTAGGAGAAGACCTATGAAGCAAGACATACAACGCATTCCTGAAGTCCTGGAGTCCAAGGTTAATTCTGAAAAGCCCGCTGGCTTTAAGACTGTACTGGGGTTAGACTTAGGTACATCTTGTGGGTATGCCTATTGCTTTGTTAATGAGGACAATACACTTAAACCAAAAATATACGCAGGCCAGCTGGACTTATCTGCTGGGCCTTATGACTCAGGGGCCATACGGTTTATAAAACTAAGGCATTTCCTAGCAGCTATAAAGCCAGATCTAGTAGCGTTTGAGGATGTAAAGTACACACCACCTAGTGCCGGGTTTCAAAGTGTAGGGGCAATCATCGCTAGGGCTGCTACAGCTTGCGAGTGGTTTGGAGCACTTAAGGCTACTATGGCCACTTGGTGTGAGGCTAGGAATATTCCAAGCACAGGCATTCCTATCGGAACTATTAAGAAGAGAGCCACTGGAAAAGGTAATGCCAATAAGGCAGAGATCATCAGCGCTTGTAATAAAGAGTTTGGAATGGATTTTGAAGTAGACGGATACGAGAATTCAGGAGTGGATAATATAGCAGACGCTGTATATGTATGCTCTCTATTGTTGGAGCAGTACGGCTCGGGCCTTAACTTTGCGGATGATGCGAAAGGTGCAGTATGAGCGGCATTAATATAAAAGACACTAAGACATTTAAGAGCCCTATTTCTAAGGGGTCTAGCCAAGCTTACTTTATGGATGCTCTTAGGCTTTCTCACATGCTTAGGGCTAGGGCTATACAGGACATAGAAGCTAAGGCAAGGGACATAGGAGCTTCTGACAAAGCTATACTTAAGCTCAAGGAAGATGTTAGCAACTTGGCTGAAGCCACTCCTCTGGAAAGGTTTCTCGTGCCTAAGGCATGCATGCAGATATCCGCATACCTTGTCGATGGGTTGGTAAAGTTTAAGAAGGACCCTAATCACAAATACACTAACACCATAGAGATTCCCGGTGCTACTGTAGCCGGTAGTGTATTCTCATCTACTAAGACAAAAAGAATAAACAAGTTTGATGTAACTGCTAGCGAGTCCATATTGTCTTCAGAACCAATGGTGGTATTTGGAACAAGGGAAGAGCTAGACCTAATTATACCTTACATCATCGATAGGGCCGCGCTGGCCCCTACTAACTGCCTTCACTTCAGTGTGAAGACTTACTACAAGAAGCTTAACAAGCATTATGTAAGATACTCCCCAGAGAGATGGGAAGATACGCTTCGTACTAAAGATGGCTTCAACAGCATCATAGTAAACGAAAGCAGGTATAGGCCTGTGGAGTTAGTCATAGTTGACAACATCAATCATGGGTTTAGTCCAGCCCCTATTAAGCGAAAGAAATGTATAGCTAGGCTAGGCAGAATGAAAGAGGCTCTGCTATGTTTAAAAAGATGCAAAGCTCACACATCATCAAAAGGTATATGCTCTATTATTTGTTTTCATACAGACGACATAGTGGGGGGCATAAACCCAGAGATGATTAAATCGTTTGAAGATATAAGTTCTTTGTACGACTGCAGTTCTGACAAGAACAAAGTCCACCTAACCAAGCGAAAAGGCAAGACTATACTATCTCTGCGCAAGGATAAGAAATGAGCGAAAAGAGGCTAAACCCTGAAGAGGTATTGGGTTACATGAAGGATGTAACCTGTGCTGAGCTAACAGGATCCCCACCGGTAGAGCCTGGCGTAGTAGACGCAGGCATAGTAAACCCTACCTCTCAGGAGCTTAACAGACTGCCTCCACTCAAACGAGTGGAGCTCTCAGATTCTTTAAGCAGCCTTTCCAATGACTTCGTGTTTTTTAACCATACTATGCTGTTCTCTAAAGGGGGTCTAGACTTTGACCCAATTAAAGAGTATCAAGTATTTGCAAATAAACCGGAATTAGTTAACTATGTAGTCTTTAACAGACCCATATTTAGCGGGCTTGACTTTCCTGATAACACGGGGGGTCATGATTTTATTTTATCGTTTGTTCCTATAGAGCACTGGGACACTATATACAGAGCTATAGGCAACATAACCATACTAAATAGAGCTAATGGTTACATGTTTCTATGCGAAGCAGTTAAGGTAAAAATACCCGATCCAAAGCAGCCGAGCTTGACTATAGAGCCATATCTATGGAAGATGAAGGGCTCACAACAGAGCTGGGTGTACCAGGGGTACCCTGTACCTAGGGCTGTAAAACGGTCTGCTGACTATGAAGCTATGAACTTAATGAAAGCTATTAACAATGAACCCAGATAATACTTACGTGTATAGAAAGACTAAAACATTCGTGGAAGAGCGGGTGTACGAGCGCCCAGCCGGATCTACTCCAGACGACTGGAGACTAATAAAGATAACCGATCCGCTGGATGAAACTATAAACGAATGGGTATTGGCTAATCAAGCCACCATAGTAACTGTATCGGCTCCAGGGATGGACAGTAGATGGCTAGACAAGGAAATGACCAAGCGGTCGGTGCTTGTAGCCATTACAGTTATTTACGAAGGTAGTAACAATGGACAATGGCCAGAACGTAAGTGATACGGGCCCGCCAGAGCCAGATAAATATAATTATCATATTGTTATTATACCGGCTCACGGTCCGCCTGAAGCTCACTCGTTTAAACTTAAAGAAGAGCTTATAGACGTTCTTAGGGCTCAGCACGGACGGCGTACATGCTGCTTCGTGTATGAAGGTAATAGGTGGAACATATCTTTGCCGCCTAGAAGGTTGTTAAATTCCAACGGAGAGATAGAGGCTGAGTTATCGGCCGAGTTTAAGAACACATTACCCGACCCAAGTGGAATGATGTTTGATGACATGGACGTAGTCGACGAAGACGATGAATACTTCAAAAGCTAGTTCAAATCTAAATACTTAATTCGAGCTAAAATCGCGTCATAATCATTTGCTTCCCCCTTAGGAAGTAGAAGGAGGTCGTTATGACCTTGTTTCTAACGATATGGCTATTTGCCATATTTTGCTATTTTTGCTTTGGAGCTTCAAAAGCTCCAAGTGTTAAAGCAGTTTCTTCTCTTTCCTCCGCTTTCAAAAGGAAGCGCAGGAGGCGAAGAAAATAAGGACCGGGCGAAAGCCATAAAGACAGGGCTTCGGCCATATGGTTTCACATTTTTATCTACTTAAGGAGATGACTATGGTAACTATTTCTTTGTCTTACTCCCCCGCTAGCCTCGGCTTCCCAGCTGGGGAACGTTTGTTTCCAGTCGGAAAAATCGGCGTTCTGGTGCTGTACCCCGACAACATAGTTGGGGTATGGGGCCGCCGACCAGGCGGCTGGGTAAACCTGGTTGCCGGGGACCCCATCATTGAGCGTGGCCTCCTCAGGCCTATTCCCGCTTCGGCGGCGGCGGCGCAGACTTTCTTTGAGAAGGAAAGTCTGGTCATTGGGCCGTTGACAGGGCCTTTGGTATTACCTCGCTTAATGGCGAGGATCCCAGAGGGGTTTGATCCCGCCGATGCGGATCAGACTGCGTTGGAGAAGGCAGCCGGTTCGGATGACGGTGACGCAATGCTCTCGACGTTTGTTGAGAGTACGGTACGAGGCCCCGACGGCCTATTTGTTCCGAGGGGGTTCATCCCAGGGCCAGTGGCCCTGGAGGACGTTTTCGAAGACGTCGGAGGTTTAGTAGGGGACGACGGCGTCCCCAAAGTTCAGCAGGTAACCCTGCAGGAACTTAGAAAGGCCCGCCTAGCAAGGCTGGCCTTCACAAAGCAAGCCCCATCCCCAGCTTTTGGGGAGAGGGCGAAGTTCGTTAAATCGTTTAAGAAAGCCGTAGCTACCTTATACCGGTAGTCTACGTAGGGGGGGGATAACCAAGAAGCTCCAAGCGCTATGGTTCTTGGAACAACTTCTTGACTTCCCGGAGGTGGTGCGCCACATGGCTCCAACCCACAAGCCCGTGCAGAGTAAATACAAAACTCTGCATGAGCCTAGGTATTCTGATGCACCCTTACTGGAGGGTGCATTTGGCGCGGCTCGTCCGCCGACGTAAAGACCTATAGAGGTTCATACGTTGAGACCCAGGTCGGGTGTTCGGCTAACGGCTTGAAGCCGTGAACACTAGCTTCATCGCTAGAGTGAGCGACCCGATAAACCAGGCCAATTCGTCATCTCGAAAAGAGGTGGCGAATTGGTTTTTTTTAGCTATTAGGTGATCACTTAATTCAGAGGTAAATAGCGTCATAATAAGGTGAGTTAGTAGTAGCTATAGTCGCCCGTTCTGGGTCGAGTAGTATACGACGAACTCTTTCCTGGAAAGGGAAAATTGATATGGCTAACTCTTCGAAGACTGTACTCAGCTGTGTAAAAGTTAGTGGAGAGCAGTGGGCTTCACAGGTAGAGATGGCGATGGCGGGTGAAGCCATGCAAATAGCTCTAACTGAGAGGCGGCGCGGTTTAATAGCCGTGTCCCGCCGCTCCGACACAGGCATCGTCTATGAATCAGTATTCGAGGTATATGACGCGTAAGCGTTGTATACCTCAGGCTACCAGAGCTTCCTTCACAGGGAAGCTCTGGTGGTATTTTTTTTAGCTATCAGACACTTCTAAGGATCTTCACCCATGACTAAATCTATAAGATGGGGTACTCCCAGCCACACTAGGTATACGGCTGACACCACATAAAACGTATCAGTTCTAAAACTTAAAATATATATAAGGGTTTCCATGGTGCTTCAATCTTGTTATTTTAATATCATGTTGCTTATTATCCTTAGAAGAAGTAAAAAGAGTAAGTTTAATATTTAAATCACGAAAGGCGAGCCATGGCAGACACTAGACTAGCATCTGTTACAGGTGGATCTACTATAGACCATAACAGAAAGACCACTAAGATAATCGTCGATCCGCATGAGACAGACTCATTCGTAATCGATCTCTCAGCTATGAAATCTGCACAAACGTTTGAAGTTAAAGAGGATGGCAGTAAGGACTTAAGGAAACTAGAACAAATAGAAAGATCTAAAATGATAGCCAACAGTTTAAGGAGATTTGCCAAGAGTACACCCGACAGCGCGCCTCCTAGCTTAGGCACTGTCTCAGGTACTGTAGACGGCGGCAACCATGTTCATCCAGCTGCTCAGCTTCCAGAGTCGGCTGTGGCTCCACCTAACGTAAGGGTCTATTTTGATATGCCTGGTCTGGCTACTCTAAACTACAGATATCACGGAGCAGCCGTAGTGCCTGGTTATCTCGTCCTCACCACCGATATGCGGTACTCAGGCCCAGGTGAGTTCTACCCATTTACTAGTAAGCTGGCTATAGAGACAGACGCCCGAATAGGCGTTATGGTTGATGGTATAGACAGCCTATTTCTAATAAAGCCTCCAACTATACAGCACAAGTTCGGACCTTACGAGCATTGCTTAGTTCCTATAGTTCAAGAGAAGGATCTTCCTCCTGAGCTGAAGGAAGGGCTAGTTCAAGATAAGCCAGAAGTAGTGGAGACGTCTCCACGACCAGTCGCTACTTCATCGTCAGATGCAGAAGACGGGGTGCTTTAATCTTAATTTATTATAAGTGTAACCTAGGGGGCCTAGCCTAACATGTCAGACTTTTCAGAAGGTGCTTTGGGCAAGGGCTGGGCTCTTAACGGAAAAGGTGATGAGCCTTTTCCAGATCCATTTATGGACTACGCCTCTACGGTCATGCCTGAGAATATCAGGGATGCCCTGAGGTATTGCGAGTTCATATTTAACTCCAACTCTATGATAAGAGAAGCAGCAAGAAGAGTTCTTAGCTACTTCATAACAGACATAGAGGTTAAAGGCGTTGGCGGTAAGGACATCGGCGATGACGAGAGGGCTAAGTATGAGAGCTTCTTAAATGAAACTCTAGACATAAAGACCATTCTTCACTCTGTGGGTCTTGACCTCTTATGCTATGGTAATAGCTTTACCACTCTTGTAGTACCTTTTAGAAGGTACTTATCCTGCCCTCAGTGCTTTCTTGACATACCTCTTAAAGAAGCCATAAATAACAGTGCGTTCGCATTTAAGTGGAAGATGCCTGACTTTACATGTAACTGCCCTAGGTGCAAGTACACAGGTATATGGAAGCGCACAGACAGAAGAACTAACGAGCCTGAAGAAGTACGAGTAAGAAGATGGCCAGCAGCTGAGATGGAGATAAGGTACGATCCAGTAAGGGATAACCGTGACTATCTTTGGAGAATACCAGAAGACTATAGGCTGCAAGTAAGAAGAGGAGATCCTCAAATCTTAGAGACGGTACCTTGGGAAGTAGTAGAGGCAGTTGCAGCTAACGGCTTTCTTCTATTTGACAAGGGAGCCATATACCATATGTACGAGCCAACTCTGTCAGGGGTTAGGTCGAGAGGCTGGGGTATATCTAGAACTCTAGTTAACTTTAGACATGCTTGGTACTGTCAAGTGCTTCACCGATACAACGAAGCTATAGCTCTAGACTACGTCATACCATTTAGAGTTCTAAGCCCTCAACCACAGTCTAGCTCTCTGCCAGAGGCTGGGGACCCTTTAATGAACATGGACTTGGGCGGCCTTAGAGGTCAGGTCCAGGCTATGCTTAGAAAGAGAAGAAAGGATCCGGCTGCTTGGCACTTCCTTAGCACTCCTATTCAATATCAGATGCTCGGTGGAGAAGCAAGAAACCTTGCACCTACTGATCTATTAGAGTCAGGCATAACCAATCTTTTAAACGGGTTCGGTATGCCAGCTGAGCTGTACAGAGGCACTTTATCTTTGCAAGCAGCTCTACCAGCTATACGCCTTTTTGAGTCAAGCTGGGTATACTTAGTACACTCACTCAATGCTTTTCTGAGAGAGCTTACCAAAGACATAGGCGATGCGTTTGGCTGGGAGCCGGCTGTATGTAAACTCATAAGGCCTACTATGTTAGATGATGTTCAGCTCATCATGTCCAAGATGCAGCTTATGCAAGCTCAGCAGGTCAGCCAGACCGGCGTGCTTCGAAGCATGGGTATGGACTTCAAAGACGAGCAGAGGCAGATCATTCAGGAACAGAAGTTCACACAAGAGGAGCAGGCCAAGATGCAGGAGGAGATGGACAACTCTTCGCTTATGGAACAGATGGCTCCTCCTGTTATAGATCAGATGGCTCAGCAAGGAGGACAAGGCGGGCAGCCAGGTGGACAACCACCAGCTCCTCAAGGATACGGCGCACCTGCAGCTCCAGCCGAAGGAGGAGGCGGCCAGCCACCTCAAGGACCAGCAGGCATGGCAGCACAAGGCATGTCTGTCGCTACTCCTACTAGCCCTAATCAGAAGGTTACTCCGCAAGACCTTCAAGCTAAGGCTCAAACATTGGCGGATCAGATGCTGGCTATGCCTGAATCTCAGCGTCAGTCAGAGATGACCAAGCTCAAGTCTCAGGACCCAGTTATTCATAGTTTGGTTAAGCAGACCATAGGCAACATAAGACAGCAGGCTCAGACCGCTGGAGCTAGATCTATAATGCAGCAGAAATACGGGGTAATGTAATGAATGTGATTAGCGGGTTTTTAAGTATTCTTCTTGATGTGTCTTCTAAGCGTAAGCAAGGGAGGGATATAGACATGCCCAGCATTAAAGAATGCGTAGAACTACTAGAGCTGCACAACAAGACCAGAGATATGTATGACCTGGCTCCAATGAAGACTAACGACAACTGTGCTCTTGTGGCTCAGTCTCATGCTACTTGGATGGCTGGAGTCAGTACTATATCTCATTTAGGGTTCAGTTTCTTTGGCCCGGCACAGAGGCTATCCATAGTGGGAGAGGACCCAGCAAACATAGGTGAGTGCATATCCTTCTCTAGCTGCGAAGGTGCGTCCTCTTTAATGAAGTCATGGTTTAAGTCAGAAACCCACAAGGCCATCATTCTAGGAAACTACTCTCAGTTTGGAGTAGGAAGGGCTCTGAGTAAGGACGGCTTATACTACTGGTGTGCTATATACATGGACAGCGGTGTTTCAACTAGGGCACCAAAACTCAACTTATCCGATAGCCTGGTAGATACAGACAATATATGAGCATCAATCTTATAAACTTCTTTGACTGGTTTTCTTCTCATCTACTTACTCGACCTTGGCTCATAATAGGAAAAGGACCTACCTTTGATCTATTAGATAAAGTTGATCTATCTAAGTATCATGTCATAGGGCTTAACCATGTTATGTTTAAAGTGCCATGCTTGCTTGGGCACGTCATAGACTTTGATGTTATCAAATCGTCGGTAAGCGATAACCTTTGCCAACATATTGTAACTCCATGGGAGCCTCATATAAATAACTCACCTGGAGGAAAGACTGCACTTAGCTTATTTAATAATCCCGATATAGTTGCAAAGAGCCCAGTGCTTTGGTACAACAGCAGTCGATCAGCTCCGCTTATGATAAAGTCAGGGCCGGTTATAAGGGTCAGAGGGTTTAGTGCGGTAGCTGCAGTTAACTTATTAAGCGCAGCTGGAGTTAAAGAAGTGTTTACCTTAGGCGTTGATGGTGGCACTAAGTACTCTAGTCAGTTTAAGACAGATACTCTGTTAGCGAATGGAAGGTCTTCGTTTGACTGTCAGGCTGCTGAGTTCAAGTACTCTAGAAAAAAGTTTAATATAAAAGTTATACCACTTTACAAGGGTTTGTTTAAAGAAGGAACATAAGATGATAATTGAAGGCTTTAACCGATACGTACCTCACATAATGGTTGTTGATAACTTCTACAAGGACCCCAATGGAGTTAGAGAGGAGGCGCTTAAACTCGAATTTATAGAAGACAACAGATACTATAAAGGATCAAGAACACAAGAAAAGTATATAACTTCAGGGCTCATTGAAGAGTTCTCTAGGCTAATGGACCACGATATAGAAGACTGGGATAACCAGCCTATGAATGGCATATTCCAAAAGACTACTAAGGATAACCCTTTGGTCTATCATAGCGATTCTCAGGATTACGCTGGGGCTATCTACTTGACCCCAGGCGCCCCAGCAGACCAAGGCACTTCTTTCTGGAGGCATAAGGTTACCGGGTGCAGGCGACCTCCTCAGCACTTCTTAGAGCAAAGAACGGGCATTACAGCTGATGATGTTTACAACGACAACACTCTGCTTAATCCAGATGCTTGGGAACTCATAGACCAAGCAGGATCCTTGTATAACCGACTAGTCATATGGGATGCCAAGATGATTCATTCAGCCACAAAGTACGGGGATGATGAGCGCCTAGTTCAACTGTTCTTTTTTAATCTATCTAGGTCTAAGCCAGCTCCTAAAGTTATTATAAACAATCAAAAAGAGGAAAGTGTTAAGCCTGGAATGGCCACCTTAACAGTAGCTAGATCAAGTTCTTCTATTACTAGAAGGTAAGCTATGCCATTTTTTTCAATAATTACTCCCACTCATAATACTAAGTACCTATTGAGGGCAGCTGACTCTTTAGCAAGTCAGACCTTTAAAGACTTTGAGTGGATCATCATGCCTAATGGGGACGCTGTTCTTCCAGATCTAGATAGGCTACCTAATCATAAAATAGTCAATCCAAGTGACCCTAGATCAAAAGCTATAGGCCTGTATAAGAAGGAATGCTGTGAAGTAGCTAAGGGTAACATTCTTGTAGAGCTAGACCACGATGATGAGCTAACTCCTGATTGCCTCGAAGAGCTGCATGCCGCGTTCTCGGCTGACCCTGAGCTAGACTTTGCTTACTCTAACGACGCAGATCTAGACCAGAACTTTGAGCCATTTGCATATGGCAAGGCTTTTGGATGGGATGATAGGCCTTTCTCATATAAAGGCAGAATCATTAAAGAACAGTTATCGTTTCCGCCTACAGCTGCTTCATTCTCTAGAATATGGTATGCCCCTAATCATGTAAGGGCTTGGAAGAAGTCCTTCTATGATCGCATAGGCGGGCACAACATAACCATGGAGGTTCTTGACGACCAAGACCTTCTAGCTAGAACTTACATTCAAGGTAAGGTAAAGCTAATAAACAAATGCCTGTATATTTATTACAGACACCCTGAGAACACTTGCTACGGCGATAAGAACGCCTTTATACAGACAGAGACATTGAACATTCATGATAAGTATATCTATGCCCTTGCAGAAAAGTGGTCGGACCTCAATGGGTTACTTAAAGTTGATCTGTGTGGTGGTATAGGTAAAGCCCCAGGGTACATGTCAATTGACTTACACTCAGCAGATATAGTACACGACCTCAATGAGCCATGGCCCTTTAGCGAAGGATCTGTAGGTGTCATAAGAGCTCATGATGCGCTTGAGCACCTTAAGAACCCAATACACGTTATGAAGGAAGCATATAGAGTACTAAAGCCTATGGGCTGGTTTCTTACGCTAACTCCTTCTACAGATGGAAGAGGAGCCTTTCAAGATCCTACGCACATATCTTTCTGGAACAGTAATAGCTTTTGGTACTATACTAGAGCAGAGACAGCTCAGTACATAGGTACACCTGTAAGATTTCAAGCAGCTAGAATAAACAACTTGTTTCCTAGCCAGTACTGCAAGACTCATAATATAGCTTATGTTAAGGCAGATCTTATACGACTCCCAGATCGCAGCTCTGGAATAAGAGTTCCAGGCGGAGTTAATATTTAATTAGGAGAATGAACATGCCTACAGGCCCTATTCGGATTTTCGTAGGAACAGAGGAAAAGACCAAAGTTCCTTTTGATGTGTTGTCTAGCTCTATAAAGAAATGGGCTTCAGTGCCTGTTGAGATAACTCCTATGATAGGCCCTAAGTGGACTGTACCTAAAGGGTTACATCAAGGAACAGGGTTTAGCCTTCGTCGGTTTATGATACCCGCTGCCTGCAACTTTGAAGGGTTTGCTATATACCTAGACGCGGACCAACTCTTGTTTAGCGATATAGCTGAGTTGTGGGAATACGCTAACCTTCTTACTGATAAGAGGTCAGTAGGATGCACATATCAAACAGACAAGTTTAGCTTAAAGAATCCATGGCCTCAGTCTTCAGTAATGATAATTGACTGCGCTAACTGCGGCTGGGTTCCTGAAGAAATATGGAACCTACTTAGAGGCGGCTATCCTTATCATGATCTTATGCACCTTATGTTCATGAGAGGTAAAGATACCTCCAAGCCAATAGATGACTTTGTTCTACGAATACCCAATTACTGGAACCACTTAAACACTTATGAAGACACAGTCACTAGGCTGCTTCATTATACTAAGGAGCCTGAGCAGCCATGGTACAAGCCTGAGCACTCTTTGGCTAGGTTATGGGAAACCGCTTTAGGTAAAGCCATAGCCAATGGTGAAGTATACAAGGCTGACTTTGTTGCCGGGCTAAAGCTATGGCACGGCCCCAAAATAGACAAGCGACCTAAACAGGGCCTAAACCCTTATTACGAAAGGTACTTACCCAAGTTTAAGTAGGGCAAAGTGTTAATAAGCAAACTATATAAGAAACATGTAGGCGAAGACATATATGTGGTAGGCACAGGGCCCACTGGAAGGCTGCTGCCTTCGTCTTTCTTCAACTCTAAAACATGCATAGGCCTTAACCAGGCCTATAAGCAATTCAGCTTAACCTACAGCATAACGGCTCATCCTGAACTAGAGGTAGAGTACTGCGAACTAGCTAAAGTTAAAGCTGCTAATGTTACTAAGTGGATAGTAAAGCATAAAGCCCCAACGTACTTAAAGCTATATGACTCAACACGTTACGTCTTTCATACCTCAACATCCTGGGATGACTTTATAGGCAAAGACCCTGACAAACTATTTCTAGGCAGAGGAATACAGCAGACAGCCATAGATATAGCCGTTAGAATGGGCGCAGCGAATGTAATATTAGTCGGGGTTGACATGGACTCGTTAGGCGGAGATCATCACGGGCATGATCAGCATGTGCGGTTTCAGGGTTTAAACCCTAAAGAAGCTTACAGAGAATATAGGCTTTGGACATATAAAGCGAAGAAGTTAGCTAGAGAAAAAGCTGGAGTTAATGTACTATCATTATCGCCCTTGTTGGGCTGCGGTGGAGATATACACCAAGAGGACTATGTTAAAGTTAGAAAAGAGCTCGGGCTTACGGAGCTGCCTAAGCCTAAAGATATATCAAACATTAAGCGTAAATCTATAGATTTACCTTGAGCTACTAGACCTTTTAATCAAGGAGTTGGACATGGCAAGTAGATACGACAATCTTAGTGTGGCTATTGAGGCCACAATTAACATTAGCAAGAAGACTAAGCCCTACAGAATAGTAGACATCGGAGTGGGTAGCGGCTCCAAGGCTGAGCTCATGGTTAAACTAGCTAAGAAGCTGGGAAGATCCAACATTGAATACTATGGGTTTGACTTTTTTGAAGACGTTACTGACCTTGTAGCATCCAGCGAGTTTGCTCTTGGAATAGGCGTAAGCAGAGATAAGGCCAGGGAAATGGTTTTAAAGTCTGGAGCTGCAAAGGCTCAGCTCATTAAAGGCAACACTAATCAAACTCTTGCTCAGGCTAAGAAAGACATACCTATCGCAGCTGTAGTGTGCGTAGATGGAGGAGCCTCTCCTACCACAATAGCAAATGACATTGAAAACGCCCTAAGCTTTTGCTCTGAAGGCACTTACATGGTTATAACCAACTGTATTTCTTCGACCTACTACAGAGGATCTGCCTTCATCATTAAGTCAGCTGCTATGCTTAAGAAAGAGTACAGCATCACTATTGAAGAAGCAGGCCCAGTAGACGTAGTAAGTGATAAGTATTCAGATGGCACTATAGCCATTAGCTGTATCATTCTAAAGTGCGCAGCTCAGCTTACTCCAGCAAAGTTAGAAGGCTTAGCTCACAAGCTATTAGTGGAGGCGTCTCCACAAGCTGACCCTGAGCCACAAGAGTATGTTCCCGAAGTAAGCTTTGTTCCAGAACCACCTAAGGAAATACCTGTTGAACAGGAGGCCAGCGCACCTGCTGGAGAGTCATTTCCCCAGAGTTGCAGTGGTGATACCGACGTACAATCAGTTCGAGTATGCGAAAATAGCTGTGGAAAGTTGCCTGAAGAACACTGCGAATTGCCTAGTGATTCTTGTGGACGACGGGAGTCCTCAGTGGAACCCTGCGGACTGGTCAAAGTATCCGAAGAGCCAGATGCTAATACACCGGTTCCCGAAGAACGACAAGAACCTGACTCGGTCGTGGAACAAGGGAATACAGATAGCACTGCAGAACAAGTGCCAGATAATAGTGGCAGCGAACTCAGACCTGAAGTTCCCCCCGAACTGGACAAAGGGAATAATAGAAACGCTAGACGCAGGCGCAGGCGCGGTGGGGCCGATGACGAACGCTCCGGGGCACAGGACTAGGCAGAACGTTAAGCATTGTATTCCTAACTACAAAGTTAAAGACTCAGACGGGCACATTGCTAATGTCTCGTCTGAGTTAATTAAAAACCATACTGGAAGAGTAGACAAAGGCCCATTGAATGGTTTCTGCATAGCTGCCAAGGCAGCTACATGGAAAGCTGGGGCTTTTGCTTTTCCAGAGCATTTCTTTAATCCTAAGTTTAAGATGACCCGCAATGAAGATGAGCTTATGGGAAGGTGGAAGAAGCAAGGCATAAGCAGCTTAATAGCATGTTCAAGCTTTGTCTTTCATTACAGGGGAGTAACTAGGCGCCCTAGTGGAAAAGGAGCAGGTAGTGGTAACCTGAGAATAAAATGAATAAGAAAAAGAAATTAGGCTCAAAGCTTAGATGCAGAGTAGCTAAGAAAAAACCAGCAGAGAAGATAGTAATAGCTAGAAAGGCAAGAGTATCTTCTAAAAGCTCAGATGACGGCATGAGCATAAAGGCAGTCAAAGCGCCTATCGTGAGGGCCAAGCGCGTTTCATCTGGGTCGTCTGATCAGCCTAAGCCCATAGATGACGGCTTAGTCCAATGAGGAATTGGAAGTCAAAGACTAACATTCCTGCTAGTGCCAAGATAGGCATATCTTTAGTTACCTATCATCAAGGGCATTGCTTAGCTTCTCTAATACATTCTATAAAAGCTCAAACCTATAAAAATTACTACATACACATAATGCACGATGGCCCATGGTCGTCTGAGTATAACAGAGCCATATGCTTAAAGGCTGTAGATGGAGACCCTAGGTTCTTTGTAGGCTGCACTGAAACGAGAGCCAATAAGTTTGGCCATAACATGCGACAGGCAGGATTTGACGCTGCTATCAAAGAGGGCTGTGATTGGATAGGCACTATGAATGGAGATTGCTGGTATGTTCCTGTTTACTTTGAGTGGATGCTTGGATCAGCCTATAGCATAAAGGCTAGCTTTGTTTACTGTAACATGGTACACAGTCATACCTTATGGGGAAGTGTAAAGACTTCTATAGCTAGGGGTAAGATAGACGGAGGCGGATTCCTTATGCGTAAGTCTCTATGTGATACTGTAAAGTGGACGAGCACTGAATTCGCTGCTGACTGGTTCTATATAGATAAGCTCAAAAACAAGCCTGGTTTCGTTCCAGCAAAAGTGGATGGTTATCTGTTCACTCACAACTAGGTTAAACTATGAAGATAGGGTTTGATGTACAGTATAAGCTTCATGACGCAGTCTATGCGGCTTTAAGACTGTCTGATTCCCTAAAGGCTTTAGGCTACGAAACAACTCTGTACAGTAAGCTTAAGAAGAAGCACATATACGGCTGTGACTGGGACTCTCTAGTTACTACGCCAGAAGACATGTCTTACGAAGAGTGGCTCAAGACTATTACTCATATCATTTGGCCTGTTCCACCCAACAAAGATACGGTCAAGAAGGTTGGTAAGAATATAGTAACTATAGCTTTAGCGCCATGGGACTGCCTGCCATCTTACACCAAGGGCTCACTTAAGCTATGTGCTCACATTGTATCCACCTGTAGTGAGAACACCAAAGTACTTAAAGCTGGATCCAGCCTTACCAACATATCCACTATAGAGTGGGATAGCTTCATACCTATTACGCACAAAGCCTCTGGAAGCGTAGACTTAAATAACCCAAAGGTGCTTATACCTCTTCACTCAAGCCAAGGCCTTCGATGCGACCTTGACTCTTTGTTTGATATCATCGAAGGGGTAATCAGCGGGTGCCCAAAGGCTAGAATATTTATATCGTATAGCCTTAAGTCTATTCCCTGGGAGATATCAAAAGAGCTAAGAGTATTTGTTCGCAAGCACAACACTAGCGTAAGCTTAGTATTAGACGCAGCCACCTGTGTTAGCTCACTGCTTCTATATGGTAGTCATGACATAGTGCTGTGGCCTGCAGAGATAGAAGGGTTCGGCTTAGTAGGCGTAGAGTCGATATACATGGGAACTCCTGTAATTGCTTATGATGTGCCTCCTATGTCTGATATAGTGATAGACGGAATTAATGGAGTTCTAGTTCCCTGTAAGCATGGAGGGGCTGCCAACAATATAGTATTTGCAGAGCCTAATGCTTATAATTTCATAGATAAGTCAGTAGACGCTATAAACAATAAGCTGGTTGAATTGAACAAGCACACGAAGACAGGCAAGAAGTCAAAGCGAAGTAAGTTCAACTCAGCATGGAAGAAGATCATAGAGGGCTAACACATGGATGTTCTAGCTGTACGACAAGAAGAGAAGCTATGGGGCCGCAACCATATCATTCATTTGGATAACTCCTTTCAGATCTGCCACATACACATCCTCAAAGGTGGATACTGCTCTAATCACTTTCACCAGCATAAGTGGAATCAATTCTATATTGTCTCGGGTAAGCTGGTGGTTATCTGCTACAACCCAGACGGCACTACAAAGAGCACCATCACTCTTAGGCCTACCGAGTGCATTAAGATACCTCCTGGTTTAAACCATAAGTTTGAAGCTTTAGAAGAGACTGAAGCTTTGGAGATCTATTGGTCTGAGCTATCTGAGCACGATATTGTGCGTACAGACATAGGTGGCATCAAGGCTTAATTCAGCCCATAATAGCGTCATAATGAAGTGAGTACGTAACTATTTAATAAGAGGAGTGCATTATGCACGGATTTTACCAGTCGGTTGACGCTTCTAGAATACCAGCAGACCTGGGCATCGAAAGATGCCCGGTATGCAAAGGCATCGCTCGAAACTCAACGCTTGCATGTTCGACATGCAAGCGTGACGCAAAGCTCTGCCCTAAGTTTGCTCAAAAAGTAAAAGATACTGAAAAACTAAATGGCTGGAGCGACATAGTCGCCTAGCCATTCGTCCTGAGCAGGACGTTAACTTGCTCTTTTTTTAGCTATCAGCCATCCCCTTAATTCAACCTATAAGTGCGTCATAATATAATGATACCGATAGGTATCGATGGTCCCATCGAGATAGCGACCTTAAAAGTACTCGTAAGCCCAACTGATTGTTCCATCAGGTTGGTAATATGGCCTAGGAACTTTATTAACGTCCATGCATGACGTTAAACTGCAGGTTCCCACTGACTGACAGTGGGCGGCTACCGGCCGGGGACGGATGTGGATGAAACTTCCACACTACGCCAAGTAACTACTGGCGTAGAATTTATCGGCATCTTAGTGAGGTGCACGTCTTGAGCAGGACGTTAAACTGCTTCATTTGAAGCTTATCGCTGGTGTCCTTAGTAAGACGTTAAACTGCTAACTGACCAATGAAGGCCCCACGGCCTAAGAACAGTGGGAGGCTACCAGCCTTAGCAAGTGGGCGTGGATGAAACTTCCACAAAGAGGGATACATGAGGTCACCGGGTTAAACCCCGGTCTCATGTGTCTTTTTTTAGCTATTAGCCCCTTCCTTAATTCAACCCCTAAATGCGTCATAATATAGTGTGGAGATATATATCTATGCGAAGCTTGTGACTTGTCCGAGCATCGCACCAGATGAATATATCTCGCCAGGCAGAATTCCCGTCGCCTGACTAGAAATAGTAAAAGGGATAGGCTAAGGTATAAACACGTAGCGAAAAGATGTAGGTTGGGCGACCTACAATATAAACAGATTAGCGATAATCGTTTATTTAATCTTTCTTACGGCGAATCTATCTTAGTAATTGTACACAGGGCTGAAAGGCTCTGTGTGCTTTTTTTTAGCTATCAGCCATTCATGTAATGGGTTACCATATATCTAACTCTTACTTGAGGTGACCATAATATGGAATGGCTAATCATTCTTGCAGTTATGTCCCTTTACTCAACCTCCCTAATGATGTGTTATAGCGACAGTACAAGGAACTCTTGGTACTACCCAATCTTTTCTTTAGGGTTTAGCCTTATTGTTTCTACGCTATGGGTGACTGGTGTTAGGTATCTAGACAACAAAGACCGTATCTTTTTCTTTAGCCTTTGCTGGGAGTTTTCTGTAATATTTATTGATTACACAATACCTCTTGTGTTTTTTGGTCTTAATGTTAATAAGTATGTAGTAATGGGCTCGTTCGTTGTAGCTGCGGGCTTAACCATTATGAAACTCAATATGAAAGGCTAGTGACATGAAGGAAAAAGAAATCAATACATGGAAAGAAGACTTCGGATTCAGCGTATCCACTAAGGATGATCCCGACTTGCTTACTTATCTATTTAATAACTGGATCAAGAATGAGACTACTACGCCAGAGGATAGGGAGTCTGTTCAAGAGTTTATGGCTTATGCTAAGAAGCGATTAAGCCAGCACTATGTTACTGGAATGGAATATCTTGATAGTGGCATAGGCATAGTGCTATCCAATGGTGACCGCGTACCATTTAATAAAGCTACCACTACTGCCACTGAGCCTATTCGACAGACGGTGTCCATAACTGGGGATGCTAGCTATTTGCAGCCTAATGGCATAAAGCAAATAGATACGTCAGCCCCCATAACCGGAGGATCTAGGTAATGGCTAAAAAAATAACAGGCACTGCTGCTAGCTCTAGGCCGTACTTAAAACTCTACAAGGAAGAAGCGCCCACTTCCTTTATGGAAACCCTGGTCAGTGGCTTTCTTAAAAATATAGTTAAAAATGGCAATGTAGACAAAGACGACGCCGCAGGCTTATCAGTGGTATTTGATCGTTTTTTTGATTACTGTAGAGACGCAGCCCCCAACACCGTAGTGGTATCTGAAGGCAAGACCCTGCCTTTAATATCCTCTTGACTTAGAGGTTTACATAAATGCCGGATACAACTAAGAAGGCAGTATTTAGTAACTTAGGCTTGGTAGGCGGAAATGCTAAATCATTAAAGCCTTCTGCCATATCTTCTAATGACATATCTTCTAACCCTATGAAGGCTAAGCAGTTAGGCGTATCGCCAGTCCCGCTACAAAATAATAGATTTCTTGATCAAACTGCCTTGCTTAATAATAAAGCTAATGGTACATTAAATAAATCAGCCACCTCATTTGACGTAAGTCCTTACGCCCATTCTCCTTACGTGAATAATTTAGGTTTTAATAGAGATGTGTACAGTAGTACACCTATTCCTAGTGGAGACGTCTCCACTAAGCGAGCAGCGTTCTTTGACGCGCTGTCAGAACTAGAGATGGCTAAAGACAAGGTGGAGAAAAAAGAACCGCTACCTCCGCCTGCACCTGTACCAGCTGCAGTGCCGGTTGCGGCTAAGCAACCTACTTCAAGAGGGGGCCCGCCAGGAGCTCAAGCATCTTATAAGAAAATAGTGGATGACGCCGCAAGAAGAAAAGCTCCGGCTGAGCTCCCTAAACCAGCTACGGCTATAAGCCCAGTTGAAGCTAAAGGTTTCTATAGCCCACCTGTATCTGAGAACCTTGACCTCACAAAGAATGGCCCAGGGCTTACCGACTTTGATTACAGCAAATGGAACGCTGATAAGTCAAAACCTGTACAAGAAAGTATGAACCCGTACTCTGTTTACGAGTTCATGACCTACTACAATAAGAATAATAGCACTCAGATAAACGAAGACCAGGCTACGCGCATGCTTCAGCAGGAGGCTAGCAGACGAAACGGTTCAGCTGGGCCTGCCTGGAAAGACAAAATGAATAAGGCTGAAGGCTTTGAGCCTCAGCCTAAAGTAATTGAATCAGCTGGTGGTAGCACTTTAAGTCAGCGCCCTGATGCACGCAAATTAGACTTGGTAAAGCTTCTTAATGCCAAACCCTCCGCAGAAGAGCTAGATGCGATAGATAGGGTTAGAAAAGAACCATCCCGAGATAGCGATGCTTTGGGCTTTGGTGGCGGCTTAAACCTTTTACCAGCCGACATAAGTGATTCAAATGGTCCACTGCATAAGGGCCGAGAAGCATATGGAAAGACACCATTTCAAGAAGGGCTTAGAGTACCAAAGAGAATAGAGGCGGCTACATTAGCCCAGAAGCTCTTATCTTCATCTAAGACAGATACTGAGAACACCAATCTTATTTTTAGACAGCTACCGCCAGAGCGCATTAAGGATATAAGGGACTACCTGCAGACTAAAGGTAGTGACAGCGAAAGCTTGGCGGAGTTAGCCGCTTTTGAAACCATTAATGAATCGTACTTAGATAAACTTAATTTAAACTTAGGCTACTTTACTCCAAAAGATAAAACTAAATCTATTAGAGTAGTAGACTTCTTAACTGATAAGAATAGCAATCAAACCTACGAAGAAAAATTAAAAGAGTTACCACCAAGCATTATTTCATCACTTAAATCTTTACCTTCAAGTGATTTAAGCCGTCTCACATACGCTTCAGATGTTGTTACTGGTAATAGAGAAGCAGCAGCGCTAGCCAACACCTCAGTAGGTAAGGAGGTTATGCCTGGAACTCGCACAGGCCCAGCGTTTGGTAATAACATAAAGAATCTGGTTGATACGCTTATGAATCACCAGACATCGGCTAGTGATTTCTTTGAGACAGTAACATCCCCATTTACAGGATCATGGAGAAATCCAACTACCTATGACCCTCGTAAGGGCATGAGCGTAGTTGAGAAGGGCATTGAGAGCAGGGACATAGAAGCAAAAATTAAAAGCCTTAGGAAGCTGCCTTTTTCAGAAGCCACTAAGGCAGAGATAGGCAACTTAGTTAACAAGCATAAATCCCTTGAAGAAGTAATTGGCGCAGGAGTAGACAGGCCTAACCTTGCCTACGACGCTGTAAAGCCGCTTAAAGACCCCAGCCGTTTTATTACAAACCCTGTCACCTCATTGGCTGACGTAGCGTCTGTGCCTCTTATGACTATGTTCCCGGTTCTGTCGCCTGCGATGGCTGCTATTCAAGGAACAGTTGGGTCTCTTAAGAATGTAGGCATACCAGGGTTCAACTTGGGGTTTCCAGAAACTAAGGTTATGGGCATGCCTCTAGGTTTTGAAGTCCCTCCGCTAACCCCTAAGAACGAAGAAACCTACGGCAAAATACTCTCTATGCTAGGGGTTTTAGCTCCTAACCCTACTGGCTTTATTCCTAAGAGCATACCTAAGGTGCCTTCAGCTATTCCTAAAGAAGTAGCTAATATAATGAACAACCTCAAACCCCAAACTACGAGCGCCGGCCCCGGTAGCTTCTGGAGTCCTAAGGTAAATCTTGGCGTAGGAAAGAAAGTACCTGAGATACCCATAACACAATCTCAAAAGGCAACAGAAAAATTAAAAAGTATCTTAAACCCACCAGCTACTCCTTCCTCAAACTATAGGGGCCCGTGGATGGGAGAAGCCGTGCCCCCTAACACTTCAGCTATTCCTAAGAACGTGGCTAGGGCAGTGGACAGCCTGGAAGACAAAGCCATGAGCTTCGAGAGAGGTAGTTTCTGGAGCCCCACGCCAAACCTTGGTGTAGGAAAGGAAGTACCTAAAATAAACCCCACATCCTCAAAGACGCCATATCAAAGAATAGTTGAAGAAATAACGGCTAAAGATGTGAAGCCCATTGCAGACTATAAGGGCCCGTGGGTCAATGAAGCAAACCCACTGCCCAAAGCTACAATAATTCAAAAAGCTATGCAAGGAGCTTCGCAGCTAGCTAGCACTCCAGTTAATGTTCCTCTTAAGGTTCTACTGGCGCCAACCGTTGCTGAAATTACAGGAGAAGGAGTAGAGGAGTTCAATAAGGGCTATGATGAAGCCGAGGCAAAAAGAAATGCAGGTAGCTCAGCGCCAGCAGCTGCTACTTCAGGCGAGGCTGCTAGTACTTCAGGGGCTAACCCAGCTGCCCCAGCTACTTCAGGGGCTAAGCCAAACAGCCCAGCCACTCAAGAAGGCATGACTGGGCTACAAAAAGCTTTATTAGCTGCAGGCATAGGTATTCCTGCAATACTAGCCCTTACCAGTGCTATGAGCGGATCAGACGATGATGAAGATGAAGATGAAGATGATGAAGAGAGTGAAGCTGATTACAGGCGTAGGTTACGAGCAAGAAACGCTTACAGATAAGATAAAGGAGTACTGATGAGTAGCAAGCGCAGCATGATGTCTGTTCTGGACCTTAAGCAGCTTTACCCGACCATAGAGTTAATGGATGGATATGATGCCGCCTTTATAGGTATAGTGCCATCTCAGGACGGGGGCTGCCTGGCCGTGTACGACTCTATGAAGATAGTGAACATGCTGCACAAGAAAGGCTTCTCTTCTCAAGAGGAGCTCTTATCTCATTTTGAGAATATGGTGTCCTCAGCTCAGAAGGTTATAAAGATAGGTCCTCTGTTTATGCAGCATACGCTTATATCTGAGACTATAGATTTAGACCAAGAAGATGAGATTGAAATTGATGAAGAAGATGATGAGGAAGATGATGAAGATATTGAGGAAGATGAATGGAGTAGTGACTCAGACAGTGACTCAGACAGTGACTCAGACAGCGATCATGACTGGAACGATGGCGACGACCCAGGCGAAGAAGGTGAAGAGGGCGAAGAAGGAAATGACTTAGAAGAATCAGGGTACGATGAGGATGTGTCTGAGCCTTACATGGAGATAACCGTAGACATAGGCACCAATAACCCAGATGACTGCATGATAAATAAAAACGCAAATAAGATAAAAGAAGCTATAAGGATTATATTCCCTAATCTTCCGCGCTTAGACATGGTAGGTAAGGCTAAGTTTGCGCTTAGGAACCTGGATGAGATGGAAGAATGAGCTTATTTAGTTTACGACGTTTAAGATATGGACTAAGCCAATAATATTTGTAACAATACATTGCTGGGTTAGAGCTTAGTTGAAGGCGTCAACTGGTTAGGATCTGATAGACGAATGGCAAGATGCCTGTTCTACAGAGATGGTACCCACACCATGGCGAAAGCCGATTAGGTGCGGCAGGAGGGGCGGGTAGTATAACGCCTAATTTACTAACCTGCTACTAGACTTAGGTTTAGTTCGGACTTCAGGATAGGGGATCTGGAGAGGTTCCAGCCCAGCATTTATTACAAGGACGTAACAACTATGAGTAGTTTTAATAAGCTAGCGAATCTTCATAATGTGTTCTTTAAGAGGGCTGAAGGTGAAAGATTAAAGGTCAACCCTAATGACTCGGGTAGGATAGAGTTGCCAGACCCTGTCCACCGTCATCCACCTGGACTTTATGACAAACTGTTTCCATCTAAGGTTCCACCTAAGGTTCCACCTAAGGGTCCAGTTGGTAAGGCTACTGTTACGCCCCCGCAACAAAGAGTGCCCGCTTTTCCAACAAAAGGCGGATTCAACGAACCTAACAAGGTTATCGATCCTAATAGACCTGTGTCACCTATGCCTGTGCCATACTTTAAGAGGGCAAGTGGTTTAGAAGACTACGCTGGTTTAGCCGCTCCAGTAGGTGGGGCTATACTAGGCGGAGGCGGCACGGCTCTTTATGATTACTTAAGGGGCAACAAAGAAAACAGACTTTCGAGAATTCTAAAGGGAACCGCTGCAGGAACGTTAGGCGGAGCCGGGCTAGGAGTGGCAAAAGATTTTCTTGATTTTTATACGGGTACCCCAATTCCAAGGCGCAGCCCCGAATATGGTAGGAACACTGGGATAGGCGCAGGAATATTAGCTGGTGGCTCTTATGGTCTGGCTACAACTTTAGACGATTTAAAGGCTGAAAATGTTAAGAAAAAAGAGAACACGGACACCTCAAACACACCTCATGACGATAAGCCTGACCGCCAATCGAAAGCACCTACCTCCAAAAAGCCTAGTAAAAAAGGCCCTATTTCAAAGGAATCCAGCCTAAACAGTAGGTTCTTTAAGCAATCAGAGGGCATCGACCCTAGAGTAGCAGAGGCAAAAGCTCAGAGAGACGCTATTAGAAAATCACTCGATGTTACCGGTCCTGGAGGCGGTACTACTCAGGGCCATGTGCGTTCTGACGGCAAAGGCGGGTGGACAGTTAGCCCCGGCGCTCAATACACCCCTCAAAAAGGCTATAACCATCAAGGCTATAAAATTCCAGATCCTATACCTGGAGCAGGCGGTCAGGCAAATACTCCTCCAGTTCCTAGAGGCATGCAGCCTGTGCCTCAACCTGTTGACCCTAGGCTAGAAATGATCAGGAAGGGTACAGCAGACTTTGAACGACGTAATGACGAGTTTGATGCGGCACGAGGACAGAACAACATACCATCACCTAGGCCCGCCGGAAAGAGCCCGTATGCTGAGATATATGAGAAAGAGCTGGCTAAACGAATAGCTCCACCTTCAGGGGCTAATACGCAAACTCCTCCTATGGCTAAACCTAATGTTCCTGCTGCGCCTCCTAGGGTTCCCGCAGGAGGCACCTACGCCCCTTCTAGGTTCCCCCCAAGATAACACTAGGTAACAACCATGCGTAATTTCACTAAGATAGCAAAGCTTCATAGGATGTTCTTTAAGAGGGCTGAGGAGATCTCTAGACCTCCTATAGGAAATACAAAAGGGTCAGATAACAGACCGCCTGCGCCTCCTAGGCCTATAGGGCTGCCAAAAGGAGATAATGAAAGACCTGGAGTACCTCTTGAGAGAGGGCTATCAAAAAAAGGCCCCGAGGAAAGACCAACTGAGTCTCCTCGCACTCCTATAGGGCTATCAAAAAAAGGCCCCGTGGAAATACCAACTGATCCTCGTCGTCCGCAAATACCGGGACTACAAAAGGGCAACAGAGAAGACTGGGACAAAAACCAAAGATTTAACCCTGAGGCCGAGCCTACGTCCGGTAGAGAACCTACGCAGGTTGAGCTTAGACATATTATGCCTCATTCTGGGCCACAGGAGTTTATCCCCAAAGATCCAGCTTGGAAATCTGACAAAGGTAAGCTTCCAGTTCAATTTGGTTCGGACGAGCCCAAGAGGACTGCTCTAAACACCGCGCACACTCCAGCGCCTTACGTACCTCCTCCAGACGATTTTGACGCTGCTTATCAGTCCAGGTTAGAACAAAAGTTCGATAATCATGTCTTTGCAAACCCGTTTGGCAATAGAGATGAATATTCAAATAGCATACAGATGAACCCCGCTTTAAGGCCTAATGGCCCCGGCTCAAACTACCTGCCTCCTTCGGAGATCAAGCAGAAGATCACTCTTCCCACTCACTTAAGGCGACCACCGTTTGATAAGAAAGATCCTACATACGGCTTGGAATAACTTAGGGACCCAATCATATGGACTTTAATATAGTATTAGCTGCTATAAGCATTATATTTGGGGCGGTTGGCTCCCTTGCGGGAGCTATCTCTGTTATCTATGTAAATAAGCTTAAGTCGGAAAAAGCTTCTGATATTAAGACCAAAGAGATAATCCTTAAGCAGCAGCGGCTAGACCATCATGAGAATGATTCTCTATTCAGTGAGTATAGACTCATAGTTGAGTCATCCAAAGATATGCAAACCTTTCTAAGGGAAGAGATGAAGAACCTAAAGAAAGATATAGAAGAACTTTATAACGACAGGCGTAACTGCCGTAAAGAAAACGATGAGCTAAGAACAAAGGTAATTCAATTAGAGGATGAGCTTAGGTCTTTAAGGCGTAGATTAGACAACGGTGGACTTAGTTTAGTATCTAACCAAGAGGCGGCGTAGTTATGCGTAATTTTAATAAGTTAGCTAATTTGCATAGAGTGTTCTTTAAAAGGGCTGACCGCTTTAATAGCTATGAGAATGGCGATAAGGGGCAGGGCAAGTATAAGCCTTACGTAAATTACCTTCCCGAAGAAGTAAAAGAGGCGCCAACCCCTCCTGAGATTAAGCCAAAAGTAAAGAGCATAGGCCCTGAGGAGATGAATAGCGCAGACGTGCCCCCAACTCCTAAGGAGCCATCTTATCTTGGAAAAGGCACTGATCCGGTTAAGAAAACTAATGTACCGTTAGAAAACTCTAAAGGCTTACCCATTCCCCAGGCTAATTACAAGAATTGGCTGAACGATAATTACTCTAGTGACACTAAGGTGGTTGGTCCAAAAAGAGAAAGTGCGTACAAATCAATAGACGAAGCGCTTGGGGCTACTGGGGACCCCAATATGTTTAAAAATTGGTCTATCAAAGTTAGAGAACTTGGAAAAGACATGAGCGATAACGCCCCTAACAAATTTTTATCTATTGGGCACGGGGCAGGCCCAGTCAATGTAACATTACCCCCTATAGGCAACTTCTTCAAAACTAAAAACTTTCCACATAGTTCTTCTTATGAGTTGCCTAAGCCGTGGTATAAGTTTAACCCGTTCATTACTCCAGACTATCAAAGGTATGCCTTTACGCCGGATGATATGAGCTTCCTTAAGGAAAAATCAAACGCGCCTGATAACAGCGCAATGATGTCTCCCGATCTTACTAAGCTTCATGAAGGAGTACACGGTGGGTATTCACCTGCTGGGCCCGAGCGCATAAAATCATTAGCAGGTATACTCGACGTGCTTGCGCCAACTAACTCTAAAGGAAATCCCATGACTTCGAGTGACGGTGCTAGGGCTGTACGAACTGAATTTGGTGAATATTTACCTAATGCCGGTAAACTTCACCAATTCGCTAATGAAGCCCCAGCTACTCTCTATGAAATAGCTTCAGGAGCTAGGGCTGCTGAAGATGTTACTAAAAATAGGTTTCCAGGTAGCTTTGGTGGAATGAACCTTAGCTCTATGGCTAATTACCAAAGGCAGTACGGCCCAGAAGCCTTTAACACGCCTACAGGTCAGAGATTCCTTCAGTACCAATTGGAAAAGAGCCGCGAACCCACCTCAGACGAGAGACAAAAGAAATCGCTGGAGCAAATGATAAGAGAAATGGCGGAACCAGTACCTATAGCACCAGAGTAATAACATTATGAACAGATATGAAAAAGCAGCAGCGTTCGGAGCAATGATGGGGAAGCTAGCTGGCAACCCCTTAGGCTCTCCTGACACTAACATACAAAAAGGAAGTGGAGACGTCTCCACTAAACCAGCTGGTGGCGGCCTGGGAGGGTTTGGCCCGCCAGGAGCTGCTAACGGCCCTGTCAATAACTTAGGCGGCATAGGCGGTGGAATGGCCCCAGCTCCTGAGCCACCTAAAAACTCTTTTGCAGCTAACCTAGGCAACCTAGCTCTGCAGAGCAAACTAGGGCAGAAAGCTCTAGGGTTTACTGCGGGCGCTTACAACAAAATGCCATTTGAAGCTAGGGAGAGATTCCAAGGCAACATGGCTTCGCCTACTGCACCAGACGCGTATGATTCAGACCCAGGAGTAGGTGCTAGATTTGATCCTGCCGGTAAGAATCAGATAAACATGGTTCAAGGGATTAAGTACAATTCTCCGATTGATCAGTTAGTAGGCAAAATGAGTAGAGGCACAGAAATGCCTAGCAGGACTTACCCTAAGGGAACTCCTGGGTTTAACTCTGTAAATATAGACAACGACCGATTAATTAATAACTCTGACTTCCCTGCAGACTCTGAAGATGGTAGGGGGCAAGCAGCTCAATTTGAAGCGGCTAACGCTGCTGGCAGGGTCAAACCTGCTGCTGAGTGAAAATAATAACACAAGAGAGTATAGGCTATGAGCAGTCCTAGTAAATTTGAGTTGTTTGGTTCCGCCATGGGAAAAAAAGCAGCACAGCTTCCTGCTCCTGCAGAGCCCGATGCTCCGGATGAGCCTAAGCCTGACCCTTTTGGGCTTATAAACGACGGCAAGGCTAACAAAAAGCTGCTTGCTGACCCTACAGCCCCAGGGGTAAAAACTAATAAAGACGTTCCCAAAGATCGGTACGGCCGGGACGAAAATAACCGGTTTTATAGTAAAAATGATTCGAGCCCGATTAATCCAGGAACGGGCCGTATCAACACTATAGACGACGCATATGAGCGCAAAGGTAAATCTATTCCTCCCTACTCAGTTAAACCCATCTACAGTGCTAACAGCGGTCAACCTAATTACTTTTCTACACCGGCTGGAAGACAGCTATTACCTAACAGCAATTTGGAATCGTCTTTTTTTCGTCCCCTTATAAAGGACACGGACAATCGAATTGAAAAAGAACTTGATGCTATTGAGCCCCTAGCCAAAGCAAAGGAGTACCATACTAAAAACACGGATAACCCTTTAATATCGTCAAAGTATATGGAGAGCGTAAAAAACCGTTACAAAGAGCAAGCCGCAAAGCATTCGGATAACCTTTTCCCTTGGATCAGGCCCGGTGAGGATCCTGAAGAGGTTTTATCTAGGCCAGGAGTTGTGAGAGAGCAGAATAAGGCGTTCGGCGACCACTTAGAATATCCTATAAGGAAAGGAACAATCGACCAACGCAGAAGCCAAGACCCTGACGATCCATCAGAGTATTTTGAAGGAACAGAGTCTGTACTAGGCAGATATCCTTCACAGATGTCAGTTGCAGATTTGCACCCTGTAACTTTAGGAAGCTTAGATTCAATTAACGGAGCACAGGACCCTAGAACAAGGAATCTATCTCCTCCCTTTCTAACAAAGCTAAACCCGTCTCCGGCTTACCCTACAAGCGCCTTAGACCCAATGACTGGCCGATTTAACTTCTCCCCAAAAGGGCTTGACCCAGAAAAGCAAAGAGCTATAGAGCGAGCTAATTTAGCAGGAAAATTTTTAGGATCCAATATGAACTATGGCGGTATGCCAGATATAAGGTATCACAATTTCTTAGGGCCCGAGTTTCATTATGGGTCGGGAAGACCAGACGATTTTTCAAGGCGTGTTGGCGAAAATGAAACCCAAATGGGCCAATACGTTCGTCATAACATTAAAGGAAAAGTTCATGCGGATACAGTTGATAGCTTAATCCAAGATAGAGAAATGATTAAAAAATATAGGGATGCAGGCTCAGAATACCCATATATAAGCTCAAATAAACTTATAAGAGGTGACAAGGGCTGGCAAAGAGTATCGGATAAAGAAAATGAGGTTGATCCAAAAGGGCGTTTTGATTCAGACTACGATATAAGATATTTAAAGATGTTGATTAACCGCAAAATTAGTGAAAAAGGAGAGCTAAAGCCTAGCCCATTAAGCAACTTCTATGATAATGTTATTCGAGCTATTACTGGAGCGGAAGACAGGCCTTCTGCTCCGGGTTTCCTTAAGTACAGAATAGGCATTCCCGGGTCTTTTAATCCAGAAAATATTGAGCCCCCTAAGCCGCTTGCCACGACATCTCGAGCTAGCATGTTATCTGAGTTAAAGGAGCCACCTAAAGTTTTGCCGACTACAAATAGCATAGAAGAAGCTATAAAGCGAAGCCCTGATAAACTTAACACTTTTTTTAATTCTCTTAGCAATTCAGCGTTTGGTTCCATGAGCAATAGAAGAACACCTACTTATATTGGCCCAAGGACCGAACGTAGGATAAATAATCTCGCTATAGGGGATAACACTAACCAGCCTGACCTTCAGGGCTCAGACTTAGAGTTTATAGGGCGAATCAATAGCCCATTAAATAAGCTTAAGACTGATGTTAATGGCAAAGTTCTGCCCAGTATAATGAAAGCAGAAACTGGGTTGCTTCCCCAGACATTTTCAAGAGACGACGATGCTCCTGAAGACTCACCAGACCCAAGACTAGTAGACCTTAAATTTTCTGATTTGTATACTCCCGAAAACGTTAATATCGCTGCTGCAAATAAATTGATAAGAGGTGACGCAGGCTTTCAGTTAATAGGATCAGCTCAAAATGAAGGCCTTAAATATTCTCCAAATACAAACAGAACTAGAGGCGAGGGTAGCGACTCTCCTCGCAATGAAGAGCTTTATGCTAAGCCTCAGGCTTTTCTATCAAATCTAGCACAGATTTTGGCTACGTCTCATGCCATGCATGAAATTCCTGGTATCAAACCTGTGAAGTTAGACCTGCTATCCGATCTTAATTCTCAGCAGATAGCTGACATAGTCAAACAAGATGACCTGTTTGGAGTAGGTAAAAAAGACATTCTTTCATGGCTATCGTCTAATTCTCCTAATGCTACGGCCTTCCTAAACAGCCTGCAACAAGAACACCAACCTACTTGGAAAGAAGAGGCTACTTTATATCCTTCAGAGAAAGAAAAAATTAAGAACCCATTAGAGGTCCCAATGCAACAAAAGATTATGCCAAGCCGTAGTCGGCTCATAAAAAGTATTGAAGGTTAGCAGCATAGGTTTAAATAACAATAGCTAAGGTGATAGCATGCACAGGCTTGAACAAGATGAAGAACCAACGCTTAAGGGCAAGCCTAAACGATCTAGTGATGAGGCTAGGCTAGAGGCAGCCCATAAGGCACGCACTGGGCTAGGGCCGCTTGAGTCCGCGTACGTAGCTGACGCCGTCGGTGCTAGAGCTGGGTCAAGAAAAGTAGACCTGTTAAGAGCTCTATCAAAGTCACCTGACTACCCTCACAAAGATCTTTTCAGCCAGCTATTACTTGCTGGTAATAATGCCAGCTTTGGTAAGAACATGTATGAGCGTATAGACAGAGGTGCTTCCAGGTTAGCTGAAAACCCTAAGCTTCGACTGCTCTCTGCGTTTGATCCTACTAGCGAAGAAGGTTTTCCAGGGCTAGTAGATTTAACGTCTGCGTTTGGCGGCTCAGCTGAGTCTATAATAAACTCCAAGCGAAGAGCTGGAGAAGCCTACGCTAAGTTCCTTAAAAAACATCAAGACAAGCTAGACCCAAATGCTGAGCCAACTGCTAGAGAGACTCCATGGCATGTAGACATGCAAGCAGTCTTGGCAAACCTAGACTCTGATGTAGCCGGCCACACCTACATGCGTAATGAAAGCCCTTATCATTACTGGCTTAACCCTATGAGCAAGTCAGGGCCTATTAAAGAGGTGTTAGACCGTGCGTCTAGAAGGTCTATAGCTTCAGCTACTCGCCCTGAGAGCGGTTTAGGCAGATTTGCTGCAACGGTGGCAGCCCCTCTTACATTTGGGCTTGCTCCTCTTGTTTTAGGAGGAGAAGCCGCACAGCAGAAGCTTAGATCCGCAGCTGTGAAGAACAATCTCTATGCCCCAGAGGCTCAGCCCGAGTTGAAGGCTGCTTCTTTCGGAGCCTATATGGCAAAGAGAGCATATCGTGTAAAGACTGCAGCTAACGCTTCTGGAATACTAAGTGGAGCTCTTTTAGGCGGCGGCATTGGAGCTATAGGTGGTGGCTTAGCTGGCGCTATAAACCCAGGCTACACTGATGAGCTTGAAACTGAAGGACCGTCGAATAGGCGCAAATACTACTTAGACGAAAATAAAAACAGAGTGCCTTATTACGTAGACGACGAAGGGGACCCTCTGCTTAAGACTAGAGGAAGGCTAAGTGGAGCTTTTCTTGGTGGGTTAAGCGGATTAGGGTGGGGCGGCTTAATCGGAGGAGTTCTAGGAAATAGAATAGGGTCAGCCCGAGCCGCTACAGGTATTCCTGCTCGACCTGAGTCAGGTAGCATAAATCAGTCTACAGGAGTTATGGCGCCTGAATCGTCAGGCACTGTAACCTTAAATCCTTACTTAGCTAAGATTTATGCTAAAATTCCTGGAGGTTTGAAGGCCGTAGCGGCCGCTGCTCAAGAGCATGGAAACAAAGCTAAAGAGCAAGGGTTTGTAACTTGGGATAAAAGTTCTTTAGACAACCCTGTAAGCATTAGTAATTACCCTTCTGATTGGGCACAAATAGCCCCCCAAGCAGGATACGACCCTTCTTCACCTAATCTTAGAGGTGTTACGCAGTCTATCGATCCATTCGGCTTTCCGCTAGGCACACCCAATGTTTATATAAACCCTAACGGCACCGATAAAGTACAAACCTACGGGCATGAGCTAAGCCACGCAGCTTTAAAGAGTAAGGCTTTACAGCCTAGATCTCCCATAGGAGACGTGAGTGAGTTTGTAAGAAGTCTTAAAGGTAAGTTTAGTAATGCTTCTGAAGATTATTTAAAGGGTGCTGTAAGCTATGTGTTTAGACCAGAAGAGTGGAAGGCTCATTTAGCCGAAATTAAAAGAGAGGCGGCGCTTAACGGAATTCATATAGACGATAGAGCTAAGGCTCTGGACGCATTACTAAATGCAGGTAAAAATCCTAAAGGCGACGTCCTAAGGACTCTTATGCCTGAAATAATGAAAAATCCAAAGCTTTTAGAGAAGGCTATATTGCAGCTGCTGTACATAGTTAAAGGCGACAGCGTAAAGCCTAAAGGAGCGTACGCGTAATGTCAGACTTAATTAAAAAAGCCATAGAGGTCATTCAAACTTTTGATAAGAGAGTCAGGCAACCTCATTTTCCTAATGCAGCTAATAGAATGTCCTCTTCTATTAAGCTAGACGCAGCTACATCATTAGCTAAAGCTATGGAGCTAGGCGCCCGCCACGGCGCTCTATCAAACACTAGAGTTGAGCTCAATGGTACTAAGCTAAATGATATAGGCGCAAGAGTTAGAGCAAACCCTAGAAACTCAGCGTCTTACAAGAGAAACTTCACCAACCCGTATGGCAAGGTTGTTGATAACATGAACGAAGAGGGTGAGTATAGCATAGATGAGGAAGGTAACCTCGTTAAGTCATTTGAAGGTGCTAAGTTTGAAGGTTCGCAAGAGTTCGGAGATGCCTATCACACAACTGCAGACAATGTCTGGCTTCCATCAGGCAACCCAGGCGTCATGATGCACGAACTAGGTCACGCCATAGACTTTAACGAGTATCCTAAAGATAGCTTCATGAGGCGTGGTATGGCTTCTACGTACAAAGCCTTAGCGCCTACCTTATGGACGGAGCACGCTGCTTGGAGAAAAGGCAAGGACAGACTTCTAACTGGAGCTGCCAAGTCTAAGCTGAACCCAGAGCTTCTAGTCAAAACCTTAGAGCAAGCGGCTAGAACTAGGCCCATGGGTTTGGGCAGTTACTGGGGCAAAGACATAGGTGGAGTTTTAGGCGCAGCCACTGGAGGAGCTGCCGGCCTTGCTGGCGGGTTACTTTTGAGTGATTCATTCGGAAACTCTAGAGGATCCATTAGGGCAGCCGGTAGGTTCGCTGGGCTTGGTCTGTTATTAGGAGGTGCTCTAGGCGCCGTTGGAGGAGCTAGCTTAGGCTCGTCTTGGGGTAAGTCATATGGGGAGAAGGATTCACTAGGTGATGAAAAAGCCGTACAGAAATACATGAACGAGTATGCAAGAGCGTACTCAAGAGAGTATAATGTCCCACAAGATGAGGCGCTTAGACAAATAGAGGCGCTAAGAGAAACTATAAAAGCAAAAGTTAAGAACAAACAAACAGCTGGAGCTAAAAGTATGGGTAGTTTACAAAAAGCAGCAGCCTTCGGGGCTATGATGGGAAAAATGTTTGGCGCTGTAATGAATAAGAGCGCCGACTTAGGCACGAAACCTGGCATAGGTGAAATAGAAAAGGTTGTGAAGCCTGCTCCACCTCCGGTCAATCCAGGGGTTGCGTTAGAAACGCCACGAATACTTCGTAGTGAGCTTAACCATGAGTTTATTCAGCCGGCTGCTTTAGGCGTGTCTCTAGCGGCGGGCTATTTACAGCGCCCTAAGAGCTTGCCTGACATGGCTGTAAAAGGGGCTATTGGCGTCGGCAAATATATTAATAACGCAAATAAGGCAGGTGAACCTTTAATACCTGATTTTAGAGGTTTAAAACATGGGTTACAGAATATTATGCAGGGCCGGCCCGTCCCTAAACGAAAAGATGCGGGTAAAGGATAATCATTAAACAAGAGTACTAACCATGAACAGATTACAGAAAGCAGCAGCCTTCGGGGCCATGATGGGAAAGAGAGCTAGCTTAGTTAAAAAAGCAGACCGCTTTTACGACGGTGCTCCAGGTAAAAAATACGGCGACCCAAGCTTAAGGGCACCAGCCGAGTTGAGCGCAAATCAGGTCCGGGCTAATGAGCAGCTGCAAGGTAACGTGCCTATACCTGGAGTTCAAGAAGGGCCAGCCGGAAAGAACAGGGACATGGCTAGAATGCAGCACTATGGTAGAGATCAATCCAATGCTGATATAGCTAATTTAAAACCAAATACGTTAGCCGCCGAGCGCTCTGCTCAACAAAAAGATAGTGATGGTAAAGCTATTTCAACAGTGGCTTCAATGCTGCCTTTCAGCCGCGTGGCAAATGTTCCCCTAAGCCGTGCACCGTTGACCCAAGCTCCTAGACCTATTGCTGCTGCAAAAAGTCCTGAATGGGCCGGTTATGACCCATCAAAGACGATCGGTCCAGACAACGTCTCCCAGTTTAGAGATAGATTTGCTAATTCATTTGCTAACTCTAGGAAGGGGTCAATCAAGCCACCCACGCCGCCCATGCCGTCTAGCTTTGACCCAATGAAAACTATTCGTCCAAATGATACTATGCCGCCTGGTTACACCCCTGTATCTATCCCTGCTGATGATGCAATGCGTCAGTGGGGCTGGAAGTTCTCCGATAAGCCGCCAGTAGGAAAGCCATTTACTAAACTTCCAAACCAATAAGGTTGTTTTAATGACCATACCCCCGCTATCATTAGGCATCACTAAAGGCGCTGAGTGGCTCAAGGCTCTTCACGCTGAGATGTTCACGTACGGGCAGTCTCACGGGTATATGAACAAGAATGCAGAGCACACCTCGGTTCACGCTCTTGCTGGTAGGCTGCAGGCAGGACCTAGCGGTAACTTAGAACTAACTGTGCCTTCTTCGCTTATCAAAGGTGTCTTTGACGCCCTAGATGAGCCAGGGGCTGAGTTCGTAGTGCGTAACAATAGGACTGAGTCTGCTATTAAGGTCATGACCAAGGAAGAAGTAGACAAGCTAGGCGGAACTAGCCATATCACTGAGCGTGGGCACTCTTATCACTACACTCTTGGCCCCATAGTTGAGCTGCCTGCAACAGGTGAGTATGAAAAGCTATGGGCTATTTCTATTAAGAGCGATGACCTAGAGTCCATCCGACGAAGCTACGGATTGGAGACGTCTCCACAACTGGGGTTCTACATACCCGTGGGATGTAAGAAGAAAAGAGTTACTGAGAGCAATGATGTAAGTAAGCTGGCCGGCGTATACACAGCCTCAGGTGAGAAGGTACAAGGCGTAGGCCTTAGAAAGATGTATCACTCCTTATTAGAGGAGCAGGGCCTTCCAGGCTTAGGCGTTAACAACGAAGACACAGGCGATGTTGAGTTGTCCTTTGACGGTGATGAAGCTAAGAGACAAGAAGTGTTTAATCAGCTAGGCTCTAGGGTGCAGGCCAAGACAGGACATCCAGTAACGTTTGCCCCTGTGGACATTCCTCAATCCTCGGTACCAGTAAAGCTAACAAACAAAGACACTGAACGGCTCAACGCCATACACCATTTAGCTTATCGCATGTCTAATATGTATGACCCAGCTGACTCGTCCCTTGACTCCAATGATGACTTTAAGCAGAAGCTAGCAGATAGGTTTCGGTTGCAGGTCAATCAGCGTGGTCTAAAAGGTACAGTACCAAGCAGGGCGGCTGAGCAGCTATTAGGGACTAGGCCGATGTATGAGGGCATGATGCCAGCTCGAAGGACTCGCAGTGAAGAAGAAGCATTGAGCGATATGGCTGAAGCGCAGAAACGTAGACTGATGAAGGCGCTTAGCGGTGGTAGAGGCTTCCTAGCTCCTAATGAGAGCGGCATAAGTAAGCTGGCTAGCCTACTTAAAAGCGCTGGAGAAACCTTTAAGTACTCAGACAAAGTAGGAGTAGACCCAGAGCCAAAGCTAAAGATTCCCGCCCAGAATTTCTATCCGCCAGGTAGTTCTACTCTCAAAGCTGTGCCCAAGCTTGCACCTACTGCTCCTAAGCCTAGTATCACAAGTACTAGTTTTAGCCCATTGAAGCCTAGCAATACCGGCACACCAGAGTTTCACCCAGGGCCTGACTATGAACGAGGGGATTATCAGCGGCAGTTGCAGGGCCAGCCTAGCGATGCCAAATATAAGCCACTGCCTGAGGAAGCCCCTCTTGGTAATACCTCAATGGATTTTTCTTATCTAGCTGCGCCTTTCGTTAGTAAATCTCTTAGAAGCCTTTGGGATATTTCAAATCTTAAAGGAGTAAAGGCTATGCCGTCTGTTAAATACGGGCTTCCAGCGTTAGGGGTTACTTCTGCAGTAGCTGCAGCTATACCAGGCATAAAGACCACCTATGACGCCATAGCTAGGGCTCCTCAAGATATACTGGACACCATATACCGAGGTGCAGGATTTCCTAGAATAGGTAAGGATTCTAGACGTTCAAGCGCAGACACGGGTACGCTCTTAGGCAAAGGCACGGGCGATAGTTTAGGCTCAGCGCCAAGGGCCGAAAATATAAAGTTCCCAGAGCTTAAAGAAGTCCCATTTTCTATTATAGGTAAAGACAATGCTACTGTTAGTTTTGCTAGGGACTTAGGCTGGGACGTAGGTAAGCAAATTCTTAGTAACGCTTTACACCAGGGCCTCAACGCTTATTCCACTTCTAAGGAAGGGCCAAAAGGCCCATTTGGATTTACGCCTAGTGCGCAGCTAAGTGATGCTGCGGCTAGAGCTGCTGCCGCCGCCGCCGCTGAGTATACTGATAAAGCAGGTCCGGATTACGCAGCCGCTTATCAAAGGCACTTAAACGAATTCTTAAAGGTGAATAAAGGAGAAACTGCGCTTGATACTTCAGGATTGTCTGACCCTTTACTATCACAGGGAAACAAAGACAGGCTTAATACTCTTAGCGCCATTAGAAGACTGCCGCTTCCTTTTGAGCTGAAGGGCAATCCTCACTTTTTAAAAGAAGTTATGGACAAGTACACGCCAAACCTTGGTGAAACAGCTTGGGACTTAGTGTTTAAAGGCCGCGAAGACGCGGCCAAGCTTCGTGAAAACGCAGCCAATGCTGCCGCCTTCAAGGCCCGCTTAAAAGACAAGAACTTTATAACGGAGACAGGCAAAGGGGCTATAAAAGGCGATGAGATGGGCAATACAGCTGGGCGCCCTCTTCCAAGCCCAGATGACAAGTCAAAAATCCCTAGAGCAAATCCTATAAATCCTGTAGAGCAGCCATGGCTGAGAAAGGAGATGTCAGAGGGAGCTTCTAGGCTAGGCAAAGGAATTTCAGATTCTCTTATACCTCCTAGACCTAAAGGCCAGCAACCCCCTGCTATGTTCCCTCAAATTAGAAAGCTTATCGAAGATTTAGGTGATGCTGCGATGAAGACTAATAAGTCAGCTGGCATAACAGAAGGCGAGGATACCCCTTCTCCTGTTATTCCACCTATTAGTCTACCATCTTATAAACCGCCCTCAGGGCTACCGGCTCCTCCTCCGCCTCCTGGAACAGATTTTAATGCTATGTGGGATACCTGGTCAAAGGGAAAGCCAAAAGATGGCTGGGGTAATGACGCTACGATTAATCGTAATCGCCCTGCTAAACCGACTCCCGACGAGCCAGGTATGCTGCTCAATATCTACCCTTCTGGAACACAGAGGCTGGGGACTTTACACTTTGATAATTCAACTTTAAACAACCCAAACTTAGATGGGCAGTATACTCCAGGTAGTTATCCTGCAGCGAACATTTCACCTGGGGCAGATTCTGGCCCTGGACATTTTAGGATTTCCGCCCACGGGCGAGGGGGCTATGCCGAAAAAGGGCTTGAAGGGCAAGGAGGCTATGAGATTGACAATCCAGGAAATAAAGGAATATCACTATCTCCGCTATACAGGGAGAATTTACCTGCGTTCATGAAAGGACAGAACCCTTCGACTTTGATGGCGCAGTCGTGCAACGCTCAAGGGGGCTGCACGCCCGCAACTTATGGTAGTCTGTTTAATGATTTAAAGACTCCTGGCACTAAGACGAACTTAAATAAAGTGGTTATGACCCCTCCAGGATATTACGCTACGGCTACTAGTGACCCTAATAAACCTGAAGGCGGGTCTGCCGGGGATCCGTATGCAGGACGGTCTGACCCCCACAACCGCCCTCAGTATCAAGAACTCGGTTCCCCATACCATGAATATACGCTGCCTGCAGGAAGGGACGCGACGAATAAGAACCATTGGCAAGATATGGGCATATACACAGACGGCCGGCAGAGCAGACCGTTCGAAGGCTTTAAAGGAGAGGTCCTGGAGCTGACTAAGCACTTGAGTCAAGGCGGCAATTTAAAGGGTTACTTAGATAACGTAGAAAGAATAAACAATAACCCTGACGCCACGCCTCATAATATGGTTGGCTCTATTAACGCTAGGATGGGCGGTTCCGCCGCTGTAGCAGCTACTAGATCAATTCCTGAGATAATCGGTTCCCTAGGTTGGAACAATCATCTAAGAGCTATGCAAGATAGGTCTGAACGTAAACTAAGTAAAACTCCTGCTGTGCAGACTCCTGGTCTATATCCGGGCGTACCAATTAATTAGAAAGCACTCTCCTCATGAACTCAATCAGCAAGTTGCCTAATCATCTCGGCGGTCACGCTAACGTAACACACATGGACGTAGGCCTGCTTCTATATGCTAAGAACAAGCTAGGCGTTAATACGCTATTAGACGTAGGCTGCGGCACAGGTGGAATGGTAGAAGCCGCAAGAGCAAGAGGCATAGAAGCCTACGGCATAGACGGAGACTTCACGCTTAAGAGAACAGACGATTGGTTTATTCTTCATGACTTTACTCAAGGCCCCTATACCTATAAGCAAGTAGATATGATATGGTCTTGTGAGTTTGTGGAGCATGTGGACAGTAAGTTTGAAGACAATTATATGCAGCTAATGCAGTCCGCTAACTATGTGTTCATGACCTTTGCTCCTCCAGGTAAGCGAGGCCATCACCACGTTAATTGCCAGTCTGCTGACTACTGGGTAGATTTGTTTAGTAGGTATGGGTTTACGTTTTACCCAACACTTACGAATACTGCAAAAATGGTAAGCACAATGCAGCGCGAGTTCTTTAAAAACAACGGTATGGTGTTTTCTAAAAAAGGTTATAAATAGGAGTCCTTGGTCATGGGCTTAGGCGATGACTTGATGGTTACTGGTGAAGTGAGAGACCTGTACGTCAAGAATCAATTAAAAGTCATGGTGATGATAGAAAAGAATAAGATAAGAAAATCAGAGGTGTTTCTACGTAACCCCTACATGATTAGAGAAGGCGAACCTTCAAATGTCTCTAATACTCAGGTGCTTGGTCCAGAGGCAGGTAGGCGCTACATATCTAAAATAACTCCTCATAAGTACGTATGGAAAGACAGCACTCCTACGAGAGGGCAGATCTTCTTTAGTAATAAAGAATTAGTAACTGCTAGAGATATAGCTAAATCTTTAGGTAGTCTTCCTGTGTTTATAGAGCCTAACCTAAAGTCAAAAGCTCCTCTTAATAAGGATTGGGGCTGGGCTAACTGGAATAACCTTATCAATCGAGCCCCGGATATCAACTGGGTGCAGATAGTTAAGGATGGCAGTAAGCTATTACCCAAAGTACAGTACGCAACCACGCCAGACTTTCGAACTGCAATTGCTCTTCTAAAGCACGCCGCCGTTAGCGTGCTTCCTGAAGGAGGACTACATCACGCATCTGCAGTTGTCGGTAGCAAGGCTATTGTTTTGTTTGGTGGGTTTATCTCGCCTAAGCAGACTGGGTACGATGATCACATAAACATATTTACGGGTGGAACGCCGTGCGGTAATAGGCTACCATGCCCTCATTGTAAAAAAGCCATGCAGGACATAACTCCAGACATGGTACTTGATCACTTAAACGACATGCTTACTTAAGGTATTTTTATGGAAAAGGCAAATGGCTGGTGGTTCCCAGATAAAGAATCACATCTTCCTCAATGGTTAGAGGAAGTTAAAAAAAAGAAGCAATCTGTTATTCTTAACAACAGAGAAGCCTACCAAGGTAAAAAGCAGGTAGCGGCTATGGCTGCATGTAAGCAGTTTAGAAACGCTATAGATATCGGCGGGCACGTAGGCTTATGGTCGTTTAATTTGTCCCACAAATTCAAGAAGGTTGACGCATTTGAGCCAGTGCAAGCTCATAGAGATTGCTTTGCTAAGAACGTATTAGCTACACGCTCGAACGTTACTCTACACTCCTGCGCGCTAGGCTCAGTAGAGGGCAGCGTCTCAATGATCACCGAGAAAACAAGCAGTGGAGATACTCGAGTAGGGGGCGAAGGGAATATTCCTATGAAGACACTAGATAGTTTTAACCTAAACGACGTTGACCTTATTAAGATTGATTGCGAAGGCTATGAGCTGTTTGTTATTGAAGGCGGCGTAGAAACTATACTAAGGTGCAGGCCTGCTATCATAGTGGAGCAGAAGCCAGGGCACGGCGGAGCTTATGGGCTAAGCGACACAGCCGCTGTATCCTTTCTTAAAGATATGGGCTATGTACTTAAAGCAGAGATGGCTGGGGATTTCATACTTACTTGCTAGTAACTAGCAGAAAAGACATAACCATGGGTATCAAGAAGAAGATAGCGTTTATAGGCGGGCTTACTACGTTTGCAGGAGATGTGCAGGGGTTTAAAAAACTCTATAGAAATATACTAGTTAACGGAGGAACTCACGACTTAGAGGCTATTCATGTGTGCGCCAACGCTTACTGCACTCCTGCAGCGTCCTACAAGCAGGTAGAGCTAGCCCCGGGCCTACACGAAGCCAAGACTTTAAAAGATCAACTTAACCGGCACACTTTTTTAACATTTGAAGATATGGCCAAGATGAGCCAAGCCGACGTCTATTGCATTCAGTCTACCTTTGGGTCTACTGCTCCTTATAGAGTTTATGACCCGGCAACCATCTTTAATAAAAACATAATGCTTACTATAAAGAATTATATTAATTCCATGGCTGCAGGGTTCGCTTCCGCTCACGGTAAAAAGCTAATAGTCTTAGAGTCTGGCACTCTTAGTAGGCTTAGAGCTAACTTCTCAAAGGTGTCAAAGAATTACCTAGACCACTTTCCTTTATACAGTCGCCTAGGGCTTAATCACTGGTGTTACGATAAGGCTAAGTGGTGCAACCCTGATCTTACTCCCGATAGCAGGCCTATTAAGTTAGATAGGTTTATAGCTACCATCGCAAAAGAAAAAAGTTACTACCCCATAACCAATGTGTATAACCACAAATGGCGTAACAACCAAGACGGGTATATTCTAATCATTGGGGGCTTAGAAGGTGATCCAACGCATAGCTATAGGTCAGTGAGGGAATATATAAGCGAATCATATCACGCTATTCGAGAAACGTCGGATAGAGCCGTTGCTTTTAAGCCTCATCCATTTAGCACCGAGAAAAACGCGGATATATGCGCCGAGTACGGTATAGCTATAATGGATAATAAGCGACCTCTCAGCACCATACAGGATGAATGTTACTGCACGGTAATAGACAACAGTACAAGTGTGTTTGAGCTTATTAACTTAGGCATACCTTGCGTGTGTAGCCCTTCTAGCTTTGCTGCTCCACTGGGAAACACAAATTTATCAAACGTAGATAATTTGTACTACGCAAGTAGCGAAGAAGTCCTAAAATGGTATCAGGATATGGCCTACACGGAGTTCTCAGACCTAGAGTTGTACAGAGCCGATATGTGTAAGTATGTAAGAGAGCTTATAGATTAATTCACACTTTACAGGATGTAAAACTATTATGGCCGGATGGTTTAAAGCTGGAAAAAATGATAACTCAGGGCATAGGTCTTTAGAAGAGCAGATGCTAGGGCTAAAGCAAGCCTTAGAATTAGCTAAGGGAAAAACAGTATTAGATCTTGGGTGCGCCGAAGGCCTAATATCTAGAGAGTTTGCAAAAGCTGGCGCAAGCTTGGTGCTAGGTATAGAGGTTATTAAAGAGTTTGTAAACGATGCTGTAGAGTTATGCAAGAACTACTCTAACGTGTCTTTTATACTAGCCAATCTTGATGACAAGGTAAAAAAGCCAGTAATTAACAAGTACGACATCGTGCTTGCTCTAGCCATAATACACAAGGCTCATAATCCTATAGAATACCTACAGTTCTCAATGGACTCTTGCGCAGCTGAAGGGCTTCTAGTCATTCGTTACCCGGTTAACGCTAGTAACGGCATATTGAAGTCTAAACATACAGATGTAACCTGTGACGTTGCTGGAACATTGGCTTCGTCTGGGTTTACTATGGCTGGCAAATACGCGGGCCCTAGAGGTGAAGAAGTTGAGTATTGGCGTAAAGGTTAATACTCTGCACGAATATATAGCTTCCGTCGAAGGCTCCTGTTAAACTATAATACTATACGTTCAAACTAGGAGCTTAGGCATGCCCTTTAAATCAGATTCCCAGCGCAAGTTATGCTACCTTCTTAAAGGCAAAGGCCAGGCAGGCTCATGGGATTGCGATGAGTGGTCTACTGCAACAGGTAAGAAGAAACTTCCAGAACACGTAGAAGATCAAACAGAGAAGAAGGCTAACGGTCTTAATGATGTTAAAGCTTTGTGCGCTTTGTGGGCAGCCCCTTCTCCTATCAAAGAGGCAGCAGCTAAATCCCTTCTTTCAAAGCTATCTTCTGTAATTACTAGCCCAGGTAGAGGCTCAGGCGATATAGAGGAGTCAGCGGTAGACCCAGACCCTTCTGAAGGAATGCAGAAAGCTAAGCCTATGCCGGCAAGAATGGGGCATAGAGGGGGAAATAAGTTCGTGTCTCCAAAGGGCGCAGCTAGAAACGCTTTGATGCGGGCTACCAAAGAGGTATTTGGCCAGGATGTCAATAACAGAGGAATCAAGTTAGCTGGTGGCCCTCCGTCAGGTAATACGCTTGGTGGCCCTTCTCCTAGTTCAAAACCCAAAACTAAGTTACCTACATCTCAAGGCTATAGCCCTGCAAACTCCGCAATGGGGGCTGTTCAGCCTTTTATTAATGCTGGAACAAACCTTTATAACGCTGCGGCTCCTGAAATGAATAAGCTTAAAGGTGAGACTGCTAGAGTAGGGGAAGGAGTCAAAGCTCAAGCAGGAGCATGGGGAAATGCTAAGAACTGGCTTTCTGCAAAAGGCATCTCTGACACTGCCACCGGAGCAGCTAAATCAGTGGGAAATCTTTCAGGCGAGGCAGCAGGGGCCGCTCAAGGAGGCGCAGCGATAGCAACAGACTTAGGGCAAACAGCAGGCGGGATGTTTAAGTCTATTGGTAATGCTATTCCTGGTGCTTCAAGTGCTTTTCCTCAGTTTGCAAAATCTAGCGCCGGTCCAATTAGAAATATACTAAATAGAAGATCTGGAGGCTCAGCGCCTAAAAGTTCACCTCCGCCATCTATTAACAACAATGCAGCCGCAGAGGTAACTCCCCCCGAGCCCGCAGCCACTGCTCCAGCTGTTCCTCCTGTTCCAGATGTTCCGCCTGCTCCAGTTGCCCCGGTGAATGAGAACCCTCCGCCTATGACTCCTTTCCAAAAAGCATTCGGGCGAGGTAAACAAAAAATAGCCGATCTTAAAGCTAAAGGCCGACAAGTATCCAATGCAGCCGGCGCAAATGGCGCTTCTGGAACCTCTGAAGGAACTATCGAGCAGGGTAAAGTCCAACTAGGTGCCACGTTTACACCAGCTGCTCCTACTGCACCGGCTGCACCTATTCAGCCAGCTGCCAATACTGCACCTAAGTCAAACACTTCAAAACCTTTATTTCCTGGTAGCCCTATAGCCTCAGGCGTTGTTAATGGGGTAAATACTGGGGTCCAAGCTTTGTTTGACTCTAAAGCACACGAAAATCTTAAACAGATGGCTGGAAGGCCTGATATTCCCAAAGCTTACAAAGACGTGGGTGAGTGGTGGAACCGAAACACGTCAGGCGGTGTCGATAAGGCAATAGATTACGGCGTAGATGCTTATATGGGCAAGAAGCCAGACGGATTTTTGGACGGTACCTTACATGCGGGCAAGTCTACGTTTCTTAAAAATCAGATAAAAGGAGTTAAGAATAACGCATTTACCGCACTTAATAACACCGTCACTGGCGTAGGCAGTTTAGCAAACACCGCTATCAACGCAGTACCAGGAGCCCGCCCTGCAGTCAATGCAGTAGGTGCAGGCGTGAATAATGCAGTACAAGGAGTTCAGCAGGGGGCATATAACGGAGTAGCCAAGTTTGATGCCGAGAGGCAAACGGCCGGCTACGCCCTTCCAGCAGTTAATTGGATGAACTCTAATCCATGGGCCAAGTACTTAGGAGCTGCAGCCCTAGGGGGCTTAGGTCTTTATGGTATTCATAAGTACATGGGTGGTGGTAATAAGAATAAAGGAACCGGAAGCGCTTTAGATCAGAACTTCCAGCAAGGGCTAGCGTCACAGCAACCTAGGAGGTAATACTATGGCAGTATTTAGTAATGACCCAAGAGCACAAGGTCTATGGGAGCGAATACAGGGGCTTAACCTTCTTACGGCTAGCCCATGCCCTGATACCAGGCAGATAATTACTGATTTATGCAATAATGACCCGGATAAGCTTAGCCGTTTCGGTTATGCAGGGTGTAGGAAAGTAGAAACAGTCAAAAACGACTGTCAAGACTACAACCGTTACGTCCAAGCGAAAGCAGATGCTAACACTGCGCTTACAAAGTACCTGGATGATACGGCTAAGGCTAAAGCTGCTGCTGATAATAAGGCAGCGGACCTTGCCGCTGAGCAGGCTATACTGGCGCGCCGTAGGGCTAGCAATACAGCCCTTGAAAATGCTCGACGTGACGCCTGTAGCTATATTGCAGATCCTACGGTAATTATGAATAAACCTCAAAAGGAAGCTACAGCTATACAGGAGGGTTGCCTTAAAGCTAGCAACGATTATGAGAATAACAGAACCCTTGAAAGCACTAGAGTAACCTTTGATGAAATAGCTAGAGAAAGGGGCCAGTCCTCTGCTACAGGAGCTAGGGCAGCCCCAGGTGTAGCCAGAGCCCTTGCACAGCCGGCGCGTACGCCTAGGGCTAGACTACCTAGGCCAAAGCCAGCCCCCCGAGTACCTAGAAAGCCTGTACTCAGGGCTAAACGAGTTTCTTCTGCACAGTCAGGATGATCCTAAACACAGTTCAGCCGTAATAGATAGAGTGGAGACGTCTCCAAAGGAGTTGCCATGCTTTTACAGCTTAATCCCCCTATTCCAGTGATAACTATAAAGGGAAAAGGAATGGCGCACGTAGTTATCGATTACAGCCAAGAACACGACCTAATGTGGGTAGTATTCCAAGACGATACAGGTGAGTGCTGGACTTGGCGCAACTCGGATATTCGAAGCCAAGATAATACTTCTTTAGGAAGAGAAAAGCCCTCTCTTCCAGCCAATAAGCCCTTCTGGGATATGATCATAAGCTCTGACTAATAAACCACTTACATCAAATGCCTCTTTAATAGTTCCTTGCGTGCGTTAGTTGGGATATGATAGATAGTAGACCGACTGACCCTTTAAACTTAAACGCCTAACGCAAGGAGCACCTATGACTAGGACCCTGCGAGGAAACAGAATACCACTCCCTGACGCTCGTCAAAAATCGTGCTACACCTGTGGGCCTGCTGCCCTTAGCGCCATTCTGGGCTATTGGGGAGAGTTCATTGATGAATCTGTTCTTGCTGCTGAATTAAAATCAGACCCTATCGACGGCACTAGCCCTATGGAGCTTAGCAAAGCAGCTAAGGCAAGAGGCTACAACACCGTGTGGCATGAGCGCATGACCAATCAGGAGCTTAAGTATTATTTAGAAGAAGGGCATCCAGTAATCATTGCCGTTCAGGCCTGGGCCTCTACTCCTGCTGAGTTAGCCGGAGATAGCGGCCACTACGTTATAGCAATAGACTACGACGCAAAGAATGTTTACTTCGAAGACCCAGCTCTTGATGACGCTAGGGGCTACATACCTTGGCAAGACTTTGAAGACCGGTGGCACGATAAGGATAAGACCGGAAGACCTTACAGAAGATTTGGTTTAGCAATATGGAAGAATGAGAGGCCTGTAACAGAGTCTTTCGTAGAGGCTATCTCTATGATTCTTTTTGAAGACAAACCAACAAAAGTAGGAGAATAATTATGAATCCAAGATATAAGGAGTAAATCAAATGCTTAATTGCGGCGACCCTAAGCTACTTTCACTAGACCCATGCACACCTGTAGACCCTAAGCAGTATAGCGGGCCTACATATCTTCAGGCTCAGGCCCCTACTTGTATTCAAGAAAGCTACGGTCTGCTTGGCGAAGGGCGGACATCAAATTACACTGCAGGTAAAAACTACGGTAATGGTTACGGCACCATGCTGCCTCCAGGTTTTAATTCTCCAGCTAATCAACAATGCCTTCAGCAATACCAGGCTATTCAAAATCAAATACAGGAGGGAGTAAGAGCTAACGCAACTGCTTGGCAGAACAAGTTAAATAGAGAAGCCAACACCGCTATAAGTATAGCTGAGCAGGCTAAAAGAAATAGTATTGCAGCAGCACAGGCGGCTAAGACTAACGTAACATCGTTAGTTCAAGACGCTGGTTCAGGCGCTGGGGGCTCCCCAGATTTAATCGCTTGCGAAGGAAACAGCAATCAGCCAGAGTTTTCTAAATCTGCTTTGTGCGTTACCTATAGGGCTGCTTTTGTTCCAGTGTACCTTAAAGACCGGTCAGCTAAAGGTATTGAGGCTGCACGCCAGGCTGGAGCCGCTGCTGTTTATCCGCCTCCTCCCCCTGCCCCTAAGCCCAATACGCCAGTCAAAGAGAAGGTTACACCGACTGACCCTAAGCCGCCTGCCGCTAGGCCTTCTTCTAAAGCTACTAGAAAACCAAAAAGAGTTTCATCTGCGTCTTCTGGCCCTGAACCTGAGGACGCCGGAATTGCTATAGCTAACGCCCTTGCTGCTAGTAAGGCAGCTGCTGCTGCGGTCAAAGCACCTGTCTCTCCTGTGAAAGGGGCGCCGGCTGCTCCAAAACCTGTAACTAGGCAAGTTTATTGCGGCTATGGCTGTATTTTAAGACCGTTGTAACTAATATGAGGTGATTCAAATGGCATACGCTATACCGCCTGGGTTTATAACAGATTTTACCAGCGCTGAAAAAGCTAGCCTTTCAGCGCAGTATAAAGACTTCATCACAATTCAAAAAAGCTCATTACTCTACTCTATTAAAAAATGGGAATACAAAAGCAGAGTAGAGCAGGCAGGCACTTTAGCCAGTATTTTAAGTCAAATATATAATTGTACTTTTGACGGCTGCACAACCGTGGGAACCATAACTACCTTTAATACCCTTCCAGTTTTTACCATGCCTAATGAAATGATGAACGGTTCTCTTGTGAGGGCTGGTATTTTAGAAGACGTAATCAAATCTTTACAGTCTTATGGGGACGACCCAACTATTCCAGCCCCGCCTCCACCATATTCAAGTAACACTAAAAAAGTCATACTCCTGTATAACCGTCCATCGGTTAATGTACAGTACACCATCCCAACTATCACCGGGTCTAACGGATTAAAATTTAAAACGGGAGATGTAATTACGCTCAATAATTTTACAATCAGCCCGACAATTAGAGACTGGGGACAAATTAATGGGAGTTACATAATAAGAGGAATTACTACGGAGCTTGGACTTTATGTAGAACCTGATTATGGGTGGATTCAGTGGAGCGTAGGGGCCACTACCTCTACGCGCTCACTAGCTTTACCTTTTTCAGCAGGGCAATCACTTAGTTCAAAAAATGGCGTACAAATAGTGCAATCAGGTCTTCCATATGGCACATGGACTGGAGTTGCACGCCTTGATTACTCTGTAACTTTGCTTCCTCCAGAGGCTAGTATTCCTGACTTGGTTGTAGTTCCTAGCATGCCTGAAGTAAAACCAGATGACAACCCAATTATAAGGCTAGACGATCCAGTAGATTATAAGGACCCTTATATCGCTCCAGTACAGACTACTCCTACCAAGCCTGTAGTAGTTACTACACCCACAGCTACGCCTACTAAGCCTGCACCTACTGTTAAAGTATCCGGCACTACTGTATCCATACCCTTTTTAACTAGTGCATCGTTCAAGCCAGGAATAAGTGCAGCCGCTAACGCGAAGGGTAAAGCCGCTTTCATAACTTTAGTAAAAAAAGCTTCGGTTGCTTCTAAGCTTACTAAAGAGCAGGATGCTCAGTTACTGGCTACAGTCTATGAAGCTATAGACAAGGCCATGCTTGTGAAGAAGAGTAGCTTAACTGCACTCAAAGCTCCTACCGTGGTTAAGAAGAACCCAGTAAAGAAACTAAACCAATAGACGTACTCTAATCGAGGGTAGTTACATGGGAATGTTTTATAATGACTATGACGTCAGTACGAACATAGGAACAAATGGCTTACTCTTTAGAGCAGGCGACACTATAACTGTATCGGGTATTACAGACTTGACTGGACCAGCTTTTGGGCCCTGGTCTAAAGTAAATGGCACCTATTACTTAGAGAAAATAGGAACGCTGCACTACGGGGCTAAAGCATTTCTAGTAAGCGATGGTGGTAGAACGCCTAATTGGGGAACGGGCAGCCTTAATATTTCATCATTTGCTGGCGGCGTTCGGCTAACGTCCTCTAGCGGGGCGGTTGTAGAAAAGTCCGATAGATACAGTATGCATTTTGTAATCGGTGGCACGTTTGAAACTATACCGCCTAAGATAGGGTTGTCTGTACTTTCTTTAGTGCTGAACCAAGATACGGGTCCAACCATAGTACTAGACGATCCAGTAATGCCTAATACTCCTGACAATCCTCCTACTACGCCTACGGCTCCTCCTAATACTCCTACCACTCCAACCAGCCCTCCTACTACTCCTACTCCTCCGCCTTCTATAGTTAAAAGAGTGGGAACCACAGTATCTGTACCTTTTCTGTCTAGTGCTTCTTTTAAACCTGGCACTGATGCGCGAGCTAACGAGAGAGGCAAAGCAGCTTTTATAAAAGCAGTACAGGCAGCATCTAAGGCTTCTAATCTTAATAAGGCTCAATCAGATCAGCTAATGGCTGACGTGATTAAAGCCATAAAAGATGCTGATCTTAAAAGAAGAAAGATAACACCATTAAAGGGAAAGAAGTAAAGTGGAGACGTCTTCACCTTTATAACTATATAGACAAGGGGTAATAGAGATGGCCTACAGCAAAGAACAGGTGCAGAACCTTAAAGATAGTGCACAGCGGCAGGCAAACTTAGACTGGTGCATACAGCAGACTCTGCTGACTGGGAGATGTTTAGATGACGGCGAGCTTACAGGCACTGCGCAGTGCAGAGCTTATAGGGCTGCCTTTCCCAATCCTGCAAGCCATTCTCGAGCCTACTACGCAGGCATTGCCGCTTTCCCGAGTTTGGTGTATCTCCACAACCCCTACTCTAAATCCTATGCCTCCTACGCGGTCAGCAATAGCCCCCTTAGCCCAGAGGCGGCCTTTGCTGCTGTACCCCCCTTCGTCGTCGAGGGGTCTGGGGTTTCTGCAGGAATAGGCTGCCCGTTTGCTTCCGCTGGCTCTACGGCAGCATCCCCTGGCTTTATAGCCAATGCAACATTTACATACGGAACAGATGCGGCCGCTAACACAAGGGGAATAGCGGCAGCCACAGCGGCGGTTCAAGCCGCAGCAAACGCAGCCAATCTATCTAAAGAAAATTCCGACATCTTAATGAAAAAAATGATAGACGCTATAGCTAAAAGAGATTTGAACAAAAGACCCGCGACCAAGCCTACAGGTAATAAAGGCCCGGGTAAAAAGCCTTTAACCAAATTAAAAGGAAAGTAGTAAAGTGGAGACGTCTCCACGGCGGTAGTTCGGTGTAACCCATAGCCGGGTTAATACCCGGTCGGAGTAACAATGGCTAAATTGCCTAAGGACCTTAACCCCGTACTTTTACCCATAAATGAGGCACAGCGAGAGTCAGAGAGAATATTTAATAAGAAGGACGTAATATTTCTTTTAGGGCCTGCAGGAACAGGCAAAACACATCAGGCAGTAAAGTTAGCGCTATCTACATATCTAAATGGAAAATGCCGTAGAATGATTCTATCAAGACCCATGGTTGAGTGCGGAGAGAAACTAGGCTTTCTTCCAGGCGACATTAATCAAAAGCTAGCCCCGTGGGTAGCTCCTATCGAAGATGTGCTTCGACGCATAACCACAACTAACCCTCAGGAAGTGATGAAATCTATGGAAATTGTCCCTCTGGCAGTGATGAGAGGAAGAACCTTTGATGACTGTGTCGCTATTCTTGATGAAGCACAGAACTGCACATGGGAGCAGCTTAAGCTATTCATCACTAGGCTAGGTAAAAACGGCAAGCTCATCATATGCGGTGATCCTGACCAGAGTGATCTTAAATTCAAGAACTCTTTGGAGAGTTTTGCTAATTGCCTTGAAAATCTAGACTGCGTAGGGTATGTAAGGTTTGATGAAAGTATGATCGTACGGCATCCTTCACTGCTGTCTATAATTACAGCGATCAAGGATGAAGAAAGGAAAAGGTAATCAAATGGACAGCGGACTAGTAACCTCCATGACTTATGTACCTAAGTCATGGGGCAGGGAGATATGGGTAGTAAACACGAATAAGTACTGCGGTAAGTTTTTGCATATAAACAAAGGCATGTTCTGCAGCTTTCATTATCACAAGCTCAAAGAGGAAACCTTTGTGGTCCTCTCTGGGAAGGTGATAATAGTTTACGCTGAGCAGAGCGAAGCCACTACTATCGCAGTAGGTAGTGTAGACTTTGAAGTGCCTAAGTCACAGGAAACTCTTTACCCAGGGCAGGCTTGGCACATTAAGCCAGGAAGCGTGCACCAGTTCTATGGGGTAGAGGACTCTGTTATATTTGAAACGTCTACCGAACACTTCGACAGTGATTCCTATAGGTTGTCTACAGACTTTCAAGGTGTTACTGAGCCGTGGGTAGGCTGGGACGGGTAGGCCTATATCTTTGTAAGTATAGCAAACCCTTCCCAAACGTTGAGAGTGCCTATGTGCTTGTACTTTTCGCTTAGGTCGTAGATGGCTTTTCTAGTCATATCCCAGTTAGCGTCATGCATCGTGACTATACACCCAGGATTAAGAACTGGGTGTATAGCATTAAGAACTGCCTTAGTTGGTTCTGTATTGTGATCAGCGTCGTAGAAGACTAGGTCTACGTTTTGTGCCTTACCTGCGAAATCAAACTCTAGCATGTTCTGGTCATAGATATCTACGAAGGCATTAACATCAAATTTAATCAGAGACTTAAGCATAATAAACTTATCTGGAGAAGACCCTCCGGTCTTATCTCCTACAAACCAGTCAAGGCACGACAATCTTCTTTCTTTATTCGTGTGAGCGTCTTTACTGTCTTTAATACCTTTAGCCAGAAAAGCCGAGCTTCTCCCTCTCCACGACCCTATCTCTAAAACATTATTTGGCGCTAGCTTGGCTAGGTTATACAACATCCAGCACTCTACTGGGTCTGGGCTATTATGAGCTCCTTCAGTGCCCGTATACATTTCTATAAGGGCTGGGTCCTTTAGCCACGAAGCTGGGTTTCTCTTCAATACAGGCGGGCACATAAGGGAAGTTACAGTATCTACAAATCTTTGCATATTCTCGACTCCATATAGGTTTCGTAATAATGTACTATTTTATCCCCTATATGGATACGCAGGGTTAGCTTAATTCATCGCCAAATAGGGTCATAATTAGGTGAACCATGAGGGTTCATTTTTACCTCTTAGCAAAGGAGTGCATTATGATGAGGATATCGATTTTGGCCTGGGCGCTTGCCATGGCCTACTTCTGCACTGGGTGCAGATGTTGTCAGAAGGTCTCCAATTCTGTGGAGACCACGTATCGTACCACGGTCAATCCGTGGGACGACAAAGTGATAGACAAGGTGGACTTGTCTATCACTGTGCGGAGATCATGGTAGAATCCATGATCTCTAGCCAGGTTGAAATGACCTGGCTTTTTTTTAGCTATCAGGAGGATATCTAATGGAAGTGAGATTCACATCTAAAGATGTACGAGGATCAAGCACTAAAGGGGGACGGTTCTGGAAAGAGTATAAGACATGGCAAAGGACAATGGCCAAGTGTTATAACCCTAACCATCACAGATACTCAAACTATGGAGCTAAAGGTTTAACCGTGGATGACCTGTTCAGGTATAGCTTTTTAAACTTCCTAAATGAAATAGGAGAATGCCCTGAGCCTAAAGCTGAATACAGCATAGAGAGAATAGACAATGCTTTAGGGTACTTGTCTGGCAATATAGCTTGGCTTAAAATTCCTCTTCAAGCCCTTAATAAGACCAATAATAAGTTAGTAAAGTATAAAGGCAAGGAGCTTCCTTTGTCCGTACTCTGTAAAGACCTCAACGTAAACTATGAAACAGTGAGTACTCGGCTTGGTAGAGGCCATAGCTTAGAGGAGTCCTTGACTCAAGGAAGGTTAAAAAGCAAGGCTAGATTTGTAGTGTACAACTCTAAAAAAATGAGACTTAGAGGACTGGTTACTCTTCTTAAACTTAACTACGACAAAGCCATGCGCCTTTTTAATCAGGGCTATACCGGAGACGAGATAGCAGAAAACCCAATAGCCTACATAATTGCTAACCCTATTCTTCACTCTTACAGAGACAAGAGTATGACGATTACTGACTGGGCTAAGCATTTAGGCATAAGCAGAACTACTCTGGAGACTAAGTTAAAGAAGGGCCTATCTATAGGCTTTATTTGTGATATGTACTTAAACCGTCCCCTTGACGAATAGGGCTTAATCCAGCCCATAATTGCGGCATAATTAGGTGTATGCGGTAGTGTTCAGAAGCTCATGGAGTTTTTGCACCGCTGTAGCGTCTACACGGAAAGGAGTACCACTATTATGTGGATACTTATGCTGGCGATAGCTGCCATGCCTGCTCCACCGGCAGACATGTCCGAGAAGGCAGCTGCAAAAGCTGCCTTCTACAAAGGGGCAGACCTCTCCCTGTGTAAGGGAGAGGTTTACGAGTCCTTTAGGGACTCTTTCAAAGACTCTTTCAAAGAGTCTTTCAAAAAGTCGTCGGGGAAGGCTCCGACGGCTATGTTCACCGACGCGGCCGCCGCGACGGCCTGGACGGTGATGATGCCATTACTTTTTCCGGGATTAAAAGGCCCGGAGATGGCAGATCTGCTAGATGACCCATCTGATCGCAGATGGGTTCCGGCCCTGAGCCGGACAGGCGCGTTTATGCGCCAAATCCAGGCAGGTTGCCTGGAACTCGGCCGCCAAGGCGTCAAGTTTCCCCGGCAGGCTTACCTGCCGGATTAAAACAAATCACCTCCAGTTCTTAGGAACATGGAGGTGATTTTTTTTAGCTATTAGGTACCCCTTAATTCAACCCATAAGAGTGTCATAATAAGATGAATAGGTAGCAATCACACATATCTGTGTGTGGGGCTATCTACATTAAGCTTATTTAGAGAGAGGTGACACGTGAAAATTGAACAGGTGATCCTATATGGCCTATGCGCGGCCACAATGGTTTTGCCCGCATACGTCGGGATCTGCATACTCAGGGTCGCCCTGGGTATGTAAAAAGAACCTCCAGTCCTTCGGGACATGGAGGTTCTTTTTTTAGCTATCAGACATTACAGTTCGCAGGCCCCGCTAGTGCAAGCATAGGTCTGAGACGACTCGGTATGGTCGGTCTTCTCATACCTAGAGAGCTTAGCCCAGTCTACTTTTGGAAACGTCTCCACTCGGCTGTTGTACTCCGCTTCAGTTATCTCTTCGTAAGGAGTTCCGGTGTAAGTGCCGTTATCTCTAGGAAGAAAGCTAAGTCCTGATATAGCATCGAAATTTGTGTAGACCCAGTAACCTGTAGAAAGCCATTCTTCTGGCTCCACATAGATAGTTGCCGATACAGAATGCTCTGCCCAGTTCTTTTTCCAACATAGCCAGTTGTCTAATTGATCAATAGCTGTTTGATCATCTTTTGTTACAGCCCCTGCTGGAGCAGCGCAAGGAAACTCAAAACATATAAGCGAAGGATCTTCAGGAGCTTGAATCCAAGGCACTCCTGCGTCAACCAACATATGAGCTACAGGGCTATCCGCGCGCTCCCTCACTCTACGAATGTAGTGGGATGCAAACCTGGCATGTATACCAGAAGAGCAGCCAAACATAACCGAGCTATTTCCAGAAGGCTTTACACAGGTATCTGAAGTAGACCTATTTATGCCAAACCTTTCAGCGTACTCAGCGTTAGTCTTTCCTACGATGGCTCTTAGCTTTTTAAGAAGTTCTTCTCTGCCTTCCGCACCTGGCCTTAGAAGAGGGCAGTCCATCTGCCCTGTGATGTCCACTCCTAGCAATCTTTCTTCTTGGCAATTGTCTTTCCATTCTCTGCGAATGTATTTGAAGTCAGTAAGGCAGCTTTGCATAGTGCCAAAAATAGCCGCTACTTTTACCTTACGCTTAAGACTCTCAACTGTGTCGTTCTCTCTAGCTATGACTATAGATAGATTACAGAACTGGTATGGTCTTAGAATAATTTCTGCGCAAGGGTTTGTTCCAAAGTCTCTAGCTTGCCTTCTCTCAGGAAGGCTTCTAAGAACACCGTCTCTATTGAAGATGCCTCTTTCTCCAGAGCCGCTCTTTGCTAAAGAGAGCCACTCTTCCATAAAGTCTATAGCGTTAGGCTTAACGTTATAGACAGCAGAGTTGTTAGCCATAGACCTATGAATAGAGTTCTGCCACCAAGCTCCTGACTTTGCTCCTCTCATATCTGTAGAGTCAAGGTCGCTGAGGGATATCTCACTAGCTCTGCGAACTCCGCCTACCTGAACTATTTTACCGGTCATGCATGCTAAGTCATGGCAGTCTATGTCCGATAATGACTTACCCTGTCTAGACAGAATAAGAGTCCTAGCAAATTGAAGTAAGTCTTTTAGAGGCCCAGGCCCGCTAGCTCTTCCGCCTTTGATGCTTAGCCTAGCCCCTGCAGGTCTTACTTTACTAAAATCAAACTCTATGTCTTTACCGTTGAACCAAGCATCCATTCCTGCGAACAGAGCATCGCACCAACCTTCGGTGGTGTCCATGACACCCATTTTTGCTGCAGGCTTTCCTATCTGCCTTCTTACAGCTGGAAGTTGTTCGACATACTTTCGCTCTACCGAGAACCCGGCCCCAGTACCCTGCATAAGAATATACAGCAGCTCACTAAAAGACCTAATATCACAAAGAGGCATGTAGCTGCAGTTGTAAACTCCTACATGGCATCGGTCTAGCGCAGGCCCTGCCATTTGAATAACTCGCATGGCTGGAGTGGCGTCCATTCTAAGAAGAGATTCTTTAAGCTCTTTTATTTCTGGCTTAGTAAGCTTTTCACCAAACGCCTGCTTGGTAAAGAAGTCCATTACTCGGTTAACACACTCTCCCCATGTTTCTCTTCTGCCTAGAGTTTCGTTCCACTTGGAGAACTTACTAATGAACTGGTAATACTGAAGAGCAGATGGAAAGTATATAGAATCTTCTTCGACTAATTTTCTAAGCTCAGCGTCAACCGGGTGAGCTATTCTTTCCTGCCTTCTTTTTTCTTTAAACAGAGTATATTGCTCTGCTGCTTCAAAGTGGCCCAAAGCCCAAAGCTGCTGAATTACAAGACGCTGCAAGGACTCTACCCCTATGACCTCTTCGTCGCTTTTTTTATTAAGAATATTGACAACTGCCTTTGACACTTTAATACCGGCCACCTGAGCTTCTTCATCTGTGCTTTGAAGGCCATTCTTAAAGCACCTTTCTATTGCCAATGCTATTTTCTGTACATCAAAGTCATCTACACTTCCGTTTCTTTTTTCTACTTTCTTTACACCTACA